TTTAAATAAACTTCGGAGGTTGTTGAGTAATGGAACGTCATAACGAGACCCTATCACTTCCAATTCTTTAAGTCAATCTCGGGAAGCTTAATAATCGCCTTTCCGCCTTGGACCTTGCCGCGGAAAAACCCTTTTCGCCAAACGTCAACAACTTCTCGGTCTTCGTGATTTTCATTCCTTCATCTCCAACATTGGATAAATGATGTCACGCCGGAGCTTATCAAGCAAGTCTTTTCCTTCCTGGGAAGATTCGAGCATTTGTTTGAGAAGCTTTGTTTCGGCTTTGGTGCAATCTTTTTCATAATTCTTAAGCCGGTTTCGTGCGAAATCCAACAGTTCGGAAGCAGATTCCAATTCTTTATCGGCATTTTGATAATCTGCCCAAAGAAATGGAAGGTTTGCGGAGACATCAAAAGAATAAATCAATTCTCCATTATCTCCAATAACCTGGAGATTAATTTTCTCTTTAATTGGAGCAAGCGGATTAACCTCAATCTTTCCTTGAAAGAACTTCTCCAAGACCGGCAAATGGTCGGAGCGAAATTGAGCAATGGCCTCCTCCTGAATTTTTTTTCCAGTTTGTAATAGAGCCTCGTGAGCCGCTTCGAAACGCCGTTGAGCGGGTGCTAGAGATTGCTCAAGGGTTTCTCGACCCTCTTGGAGGAGGACATCCAAGACATCAAGTCGGGAAGCTGTATCAATTTTCTTTGAAATTGACTTCAAAGCCGGGATAAGTTGAACTTCTTTTTTCTTCATAATTTTATTCCTTATTCAATTTCATCATCAAAAAGACGAACGATGTGATAACAATAGACTTTCTCAATTCCTTCTTCATCGTAGAGATACTCGCATTGAGGGTTTTTCGTTCCAATGTAGAGCCCCCATTTGTGCCATCGCCATCCGCCTTCTGGCGGTTGGTCTTTTCGAACAACCTCGCCCAAGAAGATAGCAAGTTTCTCAGGGCAAGTCAAGAGATTTGGGGCTTGTTCAATAATTTGCTCCCAATTGTCGCACACTCCGTATGAGGAACCGCCTGGGCCTAAATCAGAGTATTGATACTCAAAAGGGCGACTTTGGCTACGAGGAAGATACAGCGTTCCGTTGAAGACAGAATAAACTCCATCAACAATTTTTTTAGGAAGGCTTAAATCTAACAGACTTCCCAAAAAGGGTCGGCTTTGAAATTTTGGATTAACTAACATTTTTATTCTTTCTTTGTTTCCGGTTTTTCTTTAACCTTGCCGGTTCCTTCACAGGCTCCGCAAGGTGGAGACCCATCATTATCATAGCGCCCGGACCCATTGCAAGCGGTGCATTTCACCTTCTTCCAACCTTTAACAAATTTTTCGTAATAATCTTTGCGTTCTTGTTTGCGTTGTTGAAAGTTCATAGGTTTGTTTCTTTTCTTAGAGAACACATTTCTGAATAATCATCAAGGTTGCAATAAAGATAAAAGATTTTTTTATCCACAAAAACCCAACAATAATTGCTTTTTCCACAGACAATTTTATTAGGAGAGTATCCCACACTCTTCGCAAAATCAAGAGCTTTTTGCTCTGGGGTTGGCTTTGGTTTTGAATGTTCCTCGGAGGGGTGGTAAGGGTTTTGTACAGGATAAACAAAAAATCCTATCAACATAAAACAAAAAAAGATAAGATACAAAGACCATTTATCCATAATTCTTCTCCATGGAGGCGCCAGGAATCGAACCTGACTTTGCGCGCAGAACAGAACAGCTAGCCCCCTGTTTCTATTTCAATTCTTTTCCAAAAGCCAAATCAAAAATAATTTAGAACCCTTATCAACGTTGCACCTTTCACAACACTCAACCAAATTTGAACCAAAGGAGTTAAATGTTTTTTCTTTTTTTAATTCCGATTTTGGAAAAAAATGATCCCAAGTCCCACGCTGAGCCACCGGACCAAGTTGTCCGTTCGAAAAAGTTTTCGGGATACAATTGTTAGCAATTCTCATGGAATGCTTAAGATTTCTCCCTGGACGGGTTCTTGATGAACTAAAATTAATAAAGCGATCACAATAAGAACATCTATTGTTTATGGTGTTATAATGCTTAACCTTAAAGTCATTAATCCGCGTTAACATTTGTTAAACTTCTTTCAGCCTATTTTCTAAAATCTGCCGGAACAACTTTCCAGCAAGCTTTCCAGCAACCTTTTCGAACTTCTTATCTTCTTTGACTTCGCCCTTGGATTCACGATAGACGTCCTGAATGGTGTTGTCAATAACTTTCTTGGTTTCTGTCATTTGAGCGGGCCTTCCAAGCTCTGCCTCGATTTTATCAAGAACGTGCGCAATTCTGCCCGGCGTGACCCATTCTTCGGCAAGCTCCTCAACCTTCAATTCCAATTCCATAGCGTCTGGTGAAAGATTTGTATCCTTCTTTGATTTTCGTTCGCTAAATTCTGGGCGTTTATGTTTAGAAATAATTCGCTCATCATTATTAATTGTTATTTCAATAAGTGGGCGAAGAACAACGCCCTCGGCGATAGGCTTGGTCAAGATGCCGTTTCGCTCCGCTTGCCGAGAAGGCTTATCGCGCTCTGCATCGACAGCCTCGATGGTTGCTGGAATTTTCTCGTAAGCAACAAATTCCAATCCAAGCTGCGAAACAAATTCGTGAGCTTGCGGAACCGCCAACCATTTATCTTTAATTTTAACATCAAAGGCGACAAACTTCAAAGCATTCCCGTAAGTTTCCGCCATCTTTTGGATTTTTCCACCGTAGGCCTCGCCATAAATGAAAACTTGCGTTTCCGTCCCAAAAAGTTCGGTCAATTTCGCCGTTAGGGCGGAGTGGTCGAACAGTTTTGGGAAGGCTTCGGGGCTGGCGCCTCCGGAATAGAAATGAAGATTGCCGAGGTTCCACGAAATGTGCGCGGAGGTTCCTTCAATCTTTTCAAGAGCATAGCATTCCTTAAAAAGAAAGATTTTCTGGTTTTTGTAAAGATTGTCGATGTGAAGGTATCCCATGGTGGTTTTATTCTCCGAGTTTTCTTTTATCTAAAATTTCTTGAATTTTTTTATCTTCTTCAATTTCTTTTTTCCGCAAAGGCGGCCAAGACCTCAAAAGTTTTATCATCAATGACCAACAAAACCTCTTCGTTTAATGAAGGAACCCTTGAAAATTGACCAGCATAAAAAGAAGTAGAAGAGAAAGAAAACGACAATCCGTTTTCAATAACTTTGGCCATAGCCATTCTTGTTTCTGGGCGATAGTCTATAACGATTGCTTTTGCTCTATAAGACATAATCTCCTCTAAAATGCGATAGCTTGGAGTCGCACCAAGCTGGAAACCTTATAAGAGTCTCTGCCTCAACTGGAAGCACTATCGCGTTGTATTTCTCTATAATGCAATTTTCTATGACAATTCGAACATAAAACATCGCATTTTTCTATTTCTTTCAGTATTTTTTCAATACCCCAACCTTTTCTACCGACTATACCAGAGATGTCTCCTTCTTTTTCCTCGGAATCTCTATGATGAAAATCCAAACAACCTGGATGATTTTCTCCACATTTTATACACTTTAAAGTTGTTTTAAACTCTCTAAGCCATTCCTTTATCCTTTTTCTATTTTCCGCGCATCGTTTTGCTTGGAGTTTTTTATTTTTTTCATACCAAGTTTTAAAATGTTTTTTATTTAATTCTTTATCGCGAATACGGGACATAAACTTAATTATACAAGTTTATGCTTTATTTTTTAAGCTAAAAAAGGGGCCATTTTTACGGAACAGCCCCCGAAACCTTTACGAAAACCTTACCAAACCTCGAACAACCTGTCAAGACCTTATGACAATGTTCGGTGAGACATCGAATCTTTTTTCACCAAATAGGGTTGATTTGAGCCGGCAACATAAACAACCCAAATAACCTCATCGGTTCTATCATCTTTGTTTTCGACAACCCGGAGAAGTTTCTCTCCGGGAACCAAAAAAGAAAGACCATCAAGTTTAACAAATTCCAAAATCGTCATTTTTATTTCCTTCAAAAGAGATACTATCAGACTTCAGGAAGAGTGTCAAGAGATGCCGGCGGTTCTGGCTCAGCCAGCGGGCTCTCTTCCTTGACCGACAAAGACTTCAAAATCTTTCCAAGATTTTCATTAATCTTGTTCATGTTTTCTCGGTATTCTTTATCGAGTTTCTTTGCTTGAGCGTGCAACTCCAGAGCGGTTTCGATGAGCTTTCGAGCACGAGCCTCGGCTTCTTGCTCCCGCTTTTGACGGACATCATCTTTAATCTTTTGAAGAATGGTCTTCGTCAAAGGCGAAAGAGAATCCGGCTTAAATTCGAGAAGTTCTTCCAGTTTTTCCACATTATTTTGTTTATTGTTTTGAGACATTTTTTATTTCCTTATTGAGTCAAGAGTGAGTCAATTGATTTCATTTCTTCGATAAGTTTGTTTGTTTCATCAAGAATGTTTTTAGACTTTTCTTTCATGTTCTTGAATTGGCTTTCGATAAAAAAAAGCGTCTCCGTTATGATTTGTTCGTCTGTTTTTTTATCATTCATAAAAACCTCCATAGAATTTTTAATTTGTTTATCGACCGCATAAATAAATTCAAAAGGCGGAAATCTTTTACACAAAAGAGAGAAATGATTTTTATTTCTTCGTAGCCTTGTGTGAATTTCCCCAACAACTTCTCTTCTTGAAACGTAAAAGCTTGGTTTATTATCTATTTTATTTCTAAAAAAATAAAGAACCTCAAAAGTTGTTCGTTGAATAGCGAATTTTTGGTCTTCTGTCAAATTCATTACTTTTTACCGGATGCCTTCAAACCTGCCTCATAGCCTTCGAGATAAACCTCTCGCAAGGTTGCTTCATAGCCTTGCATGGTGTCCGAAAACCCTGAATGGTCGTGATAGACTTCGGTCATTCCGCATTTCGGACATGGTTTAGAACGGTCGGGCATCTCTTCCTTGGTATAATCGAATTGGTGCCAGAGGTCAAGGCAATTCATTTGGATTTCCTCAACGATTTGGAGATTTTGGAACAATAAAACTTGAAAATGGTTTGGAAAAGAAAGAAAACATTAACAAATTGAAGAAGGAAAATGTAAGGCATTTCAAGAAAAATAACTTTCATCTTCTTTTTTCCGCTGATGTTCTTTGCGAGAATAACCTGAACAAACATCCCGACCAACATAAATGGGAAAAGTATTGTTCCCAAAATCATTTGTTTAATGCCGATTTTCATCTCGATGTTTTCGACATCTTCCCGAGAGACTGCCCGGCCGCTGGCGTATTCAACGATAGGTTTATCGGCATTGTTGGAAGGGTTTTTCCGTTCGCCATGAACATACCAAGAAAATTTGCCGATAGAGAACATTTCAGCAGCCGGGCCGCCAACGCGGTGCAATTCCCCATCGAGAAACCAAAATTGGTCTCCGTTTTCCCTTATAACGGCCGGTCCTTCACTTTCTGGTCGGGAAATCTGCCCGGTTTCATTTCGAAAAACTTTATCGGTTGGAAAGACATAGAAATTTTTAGACATTTTGGGAAATCCTTTGTTAGAGAAGGGTAGCTCTTGGTCGATGCTTTGTCAAGCATTGACCAAAAACTTTTTTCTTAATTAATTAAAGTTATGACGTTTTTTCCTTACATTGAAATTTCCGGAACTTCTCGGGCGCCAGACACAATTCCGGCTTCAGGGTCTAATATTCTCCATTTGTATTCTCGAAACCGAGCAGGAAGAATGGTTCCGGAATTTGTTGGCCCGGCCGGTGTCGAAAGCGCCTTCCAGCCCGCCTTGTTTGGAAATAGCATCATTTTACTTTCTCCGACAAATACAACCACAGTTCCGGCGGCCATTGGGACATTATGGACCGGAACCGGCACTGTGTCAAATCCAGCAATAACAAATACAAGCCTTCGCAACCAGACGCGAAGAATAAGATACGCCACGACCAACGGCTTTGCCTCCGCCGCATGTGCTGGAGTTGTCTCACCGGGGCCAGAATGCTGGCGCGGTGGGAACATAACCGGCGCAGGGGGTTGGTTCTTCTTTATGCGATTTTCTCCTGGAACGGTTCCTTCCGCTTCATTTAAATCTTGCTTTGGGCTTTCGTCAAGAAGCACCGTTATGACCGTCGAACCAGATACGCAAAATGATACGGTTTGTTTAGGAAAACGCGCGGTGAGCAACAACTGGGAACTTATTTTCCGTGGAGGAAACGCAACCAACGTAAACATCGTTGATTTGGGCGTCACAGCAACAGCTTGGACGGGTTCTTTAATAGATTTAACAATGTTCTCGGCTCCAAACGGGAGCACAATAACTTTTAGAATTGTTAATCAAACAACCGGCGAAGTCATTCACGACAACGTTTCTTATACAGGAACTTACATGCCTCGGCCAGACCAAATGATGCACATTCATGGGAACATTGCATCCTCTTTTTCGGCCTCAAATCAAAACTCAATAAATGTTGAATTCAATCGAATTTATGTTGAAAAAGACTTTTAAAAACTAACAAGTTTCTTCGTAAAATCATAAAAAACAATTCCAGAACAAACCCCGACATTTGCGCAAGGGTGATTTCCATAGAGCGGAATTTCGACAACCTTGGAACAGTTTAACAGAACCTCGTCGTTAAGCCCATAAGACTCGTTCCCGAAGATGAACAAAGGTTTTCGCGGGTATTCAAAAGAATAAATGTTTTCAGCGCGTTCGCTCTGTTCAATCGCAATTGGCGTATAATCCGTCTCTTCTCTAATGAACTTGAAAAAAGAAGAAAAATCCTGAAAATGATGAACCTTGATAAAGTCCTGCAACCCGTTGGTCGCTCCTTTTGCCCAAGTTGGCGAGCCGACCACAAAAAACTCTTTTCCCCCAAAGTTGGAGAGGCTTCGATAAACAAAATTTACATTTTTATCATCATTAAAAGACAAAGCGCAGGCGGAATAATCAAAAAGATTAACATTTTTTTTAATTCTTTCAACGCGAGATTTGCGGTTAAGCATAAGATTGTTATAGCACCTGTCGAATGGAAAGTCCAGATATTTTGTTCCAGCGAATTTCGAACATCTTGTTAGGGAATAGAAGTGGAATTGAAAGAATGATGACAAAAGACATTTTATTTGCCTATAAGATAGAGCTTGATGGTTTTGTTGTCAAGGGGATACCGAAAAGCTGTGCCATCCTGGAAGGAGAGAGGGTAGATCGTTTTCATGCTGTAATCCATTAAACAATACCCTACAAGACTATAGCAATGATGAAAAAAAAATGGAATTGTTTTTAAATTAAGATAAATTTCTTTATGAAAATCGCTTTTATTAAAATAAATCATAATAACCTAAAAATTTTTATCAATTTATTAGGAACCGGAAATTTGAAACATTTGGCGCTTGAAATCTCATAAAGATGCTGAAATCTTTGTCCAGAGAGGTCGTAATCAAAAAGACAAAATCCTTTATATTTATAGATGCCTTCCTTCCAATAATAAATAAAAAAGGTTTTTAGATTAATGAAAAGACCATAACTTTCTTTATTAAAAGAAATCATAAATCTTCCATCAAAATCGCGGCACCAGATGTTTCACAATCAAATGGGTCAATAACCTCCCAAATCCCTTCCAAATCCTTCCCGGTTATTGAAATGAACTTCCAATTGTCATTGGTCGTTATGACCAACTCGTCACCAACCCATCCAAAAGCATAGCAGAAACCTCGCCAGGTGGTCAAGCGGAACCATCGACTTTCTTGTTTGGCTTTGAGCGCTGCTTCGAGGAAATTCATAATGTTTTAAAGAGCTTAATAAACTTAAGCGGGATTGGTTTATGAAAAAAAACTTCCTCAAAAATAAGGCCAAATTCATCAGAAAAAACTTCATAGTTAGAATAAAAAAAGTGAAAGCCTAAATGTTCATAAATCCCTTTTTTAAGGTAAAAAACATAAGACTTTAAATTAAGCCATCCTTGATTATTGAAAAACATTTTTATAAGGCCTTATAAATTTTGATGAAATTGTTAGGAACCGAAGCGTTTTTTACAAATGCATTCGGAGAACGAAAATTATCATTCGCAACCAAACAAACATTATTAAGGTCATAATTCAGGTAATTTAAAAAACATAAACCGAAAAATGGATTATTAAATGAGATCAAAAAAACTTCAAAAGTTTCTATCCACACCAACAATTTTTCAGGCGTGGTCGAAGTTGAATCCGAAATTTTCAGCATAATTTAAACTCTTTGATAATCTTTTTTGAATACTTGAAGACTTTGATTGAGCTACTCCCATAATAAAAATACGGCGCGGTGATAATACTCCACCGCTCTAACCCTTTACCTAAAAAAGACAATCCAATTGCTCTGTTGTTATAAGTTTTTGGGTACACAAAAGGGAATGCTTTAACCCACACATAGACATTAAATAAATAGTTTCTGGTCGCAACCAACATAATTTAACTCTTTGGTTTAATCTGCTCAATCAAGAAACAACAGGGTGCGTTCGCCTGAACGTTCATTTTGAGCACCTCGGCATCTTTGACTGAGGACTTGCCCACCTGAAACCTCTGGGTGGTCTCAGAGAGAGCCATCATCTTGGCCTTGAACTCCGTTTGCGCGATGACGCAATAGGATAGCCGGTGAACATGGCCAGTGCAAACAACCTTGTACAAGTTCATAGCTTATTCCTCCTCCACGCGCTATGAACAATAGCACGACCGAATGTTGTGTGTCAAGGGGGCATCTTGCCCCCATTAGGGATTGACCGGAAGGACCGCGATGGACTCGCTCTCGGTGTCAATTTGGACGGAGAGGTATTCTCCGTATTCAAACCATTTGGAGGCAATCTTTTTAATTCTTTCTTGCCGGACCTCAAAAAGAGCTTCGGCTTCATCAGGAGGTAATTGAAGTTCTTCAATCTCTTCTTTGATGGCATCATCAATGCCATCTAAGAGAGCGTCTGGGTTTTTCATTGTAATTGTAATTTTCATTTTAAATTTCTTTCACGCATAAACAATAAAAGATTTTGATAGTTCTTGCGCGCTCGCGAAAAGCGGAATGTACCCGCTTTTAATGAACATCGTGATAATCATTTCTTCTTTGGCGAGAAAGTTTTTAAGCTCTTCCTTGAATTTAAGTTCATTTTGAGGATGAAAATTCATTCTTGCTTTTTTAATGTCTTCTTCAATTTCCAGCTTTGTATTTTTCGCTTTCTTCAAGAAAGATTCAAAAACAATTGCGGGGGTTTTGGAGGCGAGAAGTTCTGCGGCAGAAACGGTGTCCATAATAATTCTTTCTTTAAAAGATAAAAAGTCTATTCAACTTCAACTTTTTTAACTCTTTTATAATCCTTTTTAGATTTAAATTTCTTAACTTTTCTCATCTTTGCGGGAAGCGCAAAGGGATTTCGTCTTTTTGTTGGTTTCTTTTTCATGACTTCTTTGGATAAATAAAGAAATCTGTCTTGTTCTTTCCCCGGAAATAATGAACAGGAATTGAAAAATAATTCAACATAGACCAGACGGCCCACTTATCGGTCTTAATCATTGGCCTTCCATCCTGCCTTTGCACAACACGAAAGTCAAGCTTGCGGGCCTCCAAAAAGAAGCGGTGATAGTCGGCGTTGTTATAAATAAGCGTTTTCTGGTCTTCTTCTTTTTCAAAATAAGGGTTCATTTTATTTTCCTTTTAGTCTTGCCATCATTTTTCCGAAGCGTTATGTTAATTGAGCCGCCCATTGTGCTTATTCCTCTCCGCAATCATCATCCCAAGTCTTAGGGCAATCTTGCTCCAACTTTTCGAGATAGTCAAGGCAATCATCGTCATCTTCATTATAAACAAAAACAACCTGAATTGTTTCTTGTCCGGAATCGTCATCCGCATCTCTTAAAAGTTTTAATTTTGAATCCGGCGGCTCCCTGCCTAACTTCTTACGAATTAATCTTATGAAATCCTTGCAAGATTGTTCGCAATTCTCAAAATAATCAATGTCGTCCAATAAAATTGGCTCTTCCCCTTCGGGAACATTTCCTAAAAAAAATCTTCGTTTATCCACTTTTTAAACCTCTTTGCATAAAAGAATGTTGCTTTCTTTGAGGCACCATTCTTGTGCCATTTTCCCGATAAGTTCCAATTGCTTAACGTCAAACATTTTGTCAAGGGGAATAATGCTTTCCTTAATTACTTTATCATCTCGTTTAAAAAGCATTTTCAACTTTGGTTCATAAAAATTGAAAGAAAATTCCAAAGTTTTTGGGCGGTAGATGCAACAGACAATTGAAAAATCATCGTCGCTTTTCTTAAGAACATCAACAGGAAGATTTGGGACCTTCAAAAGGTTGTCACGAATTTGGTAAATGGTTTCTTGGATGCCGATAATAGAAAGAGGCATTTTCTAACTCCTTGCGACCGAATCTAGCAGGAAGAGGGCGTCATAGCAATCCTCAATCTCTTGCAAAATGAGCTTTTTTTCGTATTCAGCGTCTTCGGCGCGGTCAAAGTCTATTTCGTTGGTTGAAAAATGAATAATGTCTTGATTAACATGGCCGAGAATGCTTTGAAGATTAAAGATTTGAGTTTGAATGATTAAATTTTTCATAGAAGTTTGAAAACCTTTATCGTGAGGAAAGACAGGTTTGAATAACCTTCCGGTTTAATTGTGTAAAACAAGAAGGCGGTAGGTTTAGTTGTGTAAAACAAGAAGGCGGTAGGTTTAAGATAAAAAGCCCAATAACAGTATTTTTTGAAATCTGTCCTTTTTAAAGGGTAAGTTAAAACAACTAAATCCTTAAGGTTAAACTCTATCTTCAAAGGATGCACTTGAAAACCTTTATTTTTTTAAGAGATTTAAGTCTTGGGTTAAGATTTTGAAACATTATTTGCTTAATTGCTGCTTCCCCTAAATCCACAAATGGAACTTCATAATGGCGTTTGCGAATTTTTCGGCGCCAATTAAAATACGTAGGCAATAATAGAAATAGCATCATACAATTTTCTCAATAGGTTGAAAATTTGTAGCGAGTTTTCTTGAAAACTTGAAAGGTTATTTCCGTTCGGCCCGGGGATTTTCCGCTCAACTGCTCAACAACATCCCAAACCTCTTTATCTTCGAGTTCTCTATCAAATTCTATCGTTCGCTCAAAGACCGAAAATCCAGAACCAACATTTCTTATTTTCCAATTCGTATCAGTGATGATTTTGGTTCCAGCGACGCCAATAACATCAATCTTTTTAGAATTCCTCATGACTTAGACTTTTTCCCCCGAGAGACCGATGATGCCAGCAATAACTTTTCGCGCAAGAGCGTTTTGACCGTGCTCTTCGTATTTTCGGGCTTGAGAAATGTTTTCTTTCAAGAAATCCAAACCAACAATCGCCCGGAAAGAGCCTCGACGCTGCAAACGCGCCCGGCCTTCCGCAATCTTTCGAGAAAGTGGTCGGTTGAAGGTCGGGTCATTTCGATGCTTTAGTGCAAGACCGACGGCAACCTCTTTTTCATTAAGAGGAATGCAAGCGATTGAAACGCCAGCCTTTATGAAGTGATGATAAGATGCTCCTTCGGTTTGCATCGGCAAATCTTCTTTTCGGCTCTTTGAAAAACGCCGCTCAAGCTTTCGTTCGCTTTTGGTTTTTGGTTCTTGTTTTTCCTTCAAAATCTTTTTAAGGGATTTCTTTGGTGCTTTGGTTTTCTTTGAAGTCGTCATTTATTATTTCCTTTTTGATTTTCCCAATTTTGGGAATGCCCCTGGCCGGATTCGAACCAGCACGCCTTTTCGGGCGGGAGATTTTCTTACCACTCCTAATTTCTTAGGCACCTTCCTATTTAGGGAAAGGTGTTTGTGGTCTGGACTTTCTCTTTACCATTTCTGCTATCATAGCAGATTTAGGTAAGCGCCGTCAAGTCTCTACACTTTCAAGAGGAAAGAATGAAATTAAAAAAATACACATTAGAACAATTACAATCCGCTGTTGAAAAATCTTTTTCTTATGCGCAGGTTTTAGTCTTGTTAAAGATTAAACCAGCGGGCGGAAATTATCATACTTTAAAAAAAGCAATCAAATTTTTCAACCTGGATGCCTCTCATTTTACTGGCCGCGGATGGAGCAAAAATAAAACATTTTCTCCAAAGCGAAACATAAATGAGTATCTAAATAATAGTTTTCCAATTCAATCTTATAAATTGAAACATCGCCTTTTCCGCGAAGGTATTTTAGAGCACAAATGCTCTATTTGTGGAATTGAAGAATGGCTCGGCAAAAAAATTAGTTTAGAATTAGACCACATAAATGGAAACCATTTAGATAATACTCTCTCTAACTTGAGAATTTTATGTCCTAACTGCCATTCACAAACCGATACTTTTCGAAGTAAAAAACGATAATTTCTCCTCTTGCTTAGCTCGGGATTGCCTTTGAATTTTACCTCGTTAGGTTTCCCCGAATTTGACGCTTTACATCTTATGGATTTCTCCATAAGCGCTCAATTTCTCTCTAAGTCTCCTGTGTCTACCATTTCACCACAGAGGCAAATGCTTTTTTTTGGAGAAAAGCAAAACCCAACAAATCTCGAAAGGCGTTTGTTGTTGCCCATTTCGTTAATCAAACCATAACAACCTTGCGCAACTCTGTCAAGCGGTCGCTTTGCCGAGCAGGCTTCGCAGGCTCGCAACTTCGGCCCGGAGAGCCGCCTTGGTCTGGCTCGGGGCAAGAGTCTGCCCCTTCCGCCGGCCGCGAGGAAAGCTCTTCAAGGTCTGCCCCTTGGCGCGAAGCTGGGTCGCACGAGCCGAGGCAACGGTTTTGTTAATCCCCAAGGTCGCGCAAACCTCGTCAAGGCTGGCCGAAGCCTCCCAAACCGCCATAAATCGCTCGTGAGCGATTCCGGGCTGTCGTCCCTTGCGTGGGGCCTTGGCGGCCTCCGAACCGTTTGGAGCCTCGCTAGAGGCCTCATCGGCGCTCGAAGGCTTGGCCATGATGACGCCCATTTCCAGGGCAGCCTGCTCGATGGCCGACAAAGACGCGACGGTCTCATCAGCAAGGTCAGCAAGAACCTCAACGTCGGTCGCCAAGGTTTCGGTCGAAACAATCAATTCATTTTCGGTGGTGTTCATAAAATTTTCTCTTTCTTTCTTTTTAATTGCGATGCTTGATTGCATCGTTAAATCCATCATTCATCATTTTTCGGGCGCGGTCAATAGCAAATCGTCTTTGAGAAGCGAAAAAAGTTTGATAGGGGTTTTCGAAACATCCGGAAGAGGTTCTCCGTGAAAGAATTTGGAAATAAAGATGAATAAACAACCAGTTCCAAGCTTAAACTGTATGCGCAGAGAAGCGTTTGTAAAAATCGTGTATTTTCTAAGATAAAAAAAATTTTCTTGGTGTTCTTCGCCGCAGCGGCCCCAATAAGTTACAATTATTTTTTTCATAATGTTTTAAAGAGTTTAATAAGGGTTTTTGAAAAGTCTTTGGGAGGATTGTCTTGGCAAGTTCCAAAAGAAGAAACGAATTGGTCTCTAAAAAGATAAGTTCCTCCGACAGATTTTGGAAGATTAGCTCTAACAACTTCATAATAACAAAAAAAATGCTTTATTGGATAGAAATTATCAACATCATCCCACAAAGCATAAAAAATGGTTTTCATAAGGTTTTAAAGAGCTTAATTGTTTTTTCGGTAAATAAAGAAGTTCCTGGCACAAATACTTTATGTGAGTACCCAAATAAAGAAGCGCAATAATAATCAAGTTTTTCAAAAGAAGCCATCACAAAAACAATAAGCTCATAATAGGGTTCGGCACCATCTTCCCGACTGGAACCTTGATGGTATAAAATCTCCAATTGATTTTTCATTTAACAATCCTTTGTCGGTAAGAATAAGAGCTTAAAAGACTTTTTCCGTTCTTTTTCCGGCAATAATCAACAGCGTCCCATTCTTGAATGAATGAACAGATAAGCTGATAAGAACCTAAAAAATTCTTTTCATAGACATCAAAAAAAACCTGAATGTATGGATACTCGTCGTCTTTCATAGGACCTTGAACAAGGCTACCATCTTTTTCGTGATGTCGCAATCACATTTGGGTAGATAATTATGGTTTAACTCGAAATAATTTTCTATTGAATAGAAGAAATCCCCCTGAGATGAAAAATCAAAATTAAATAAAAAATATCTATTAATTCGAATGGCTCGGCTTGTTAAAAAAATAAATGTTTTCATAGTGTTTTGAACACCTTGATCAAGCCTTTCGATGAAAAAAAGCACAATCTGTACTTTTCTCCAATAATCTCAAATAAGCTGTTCACCTCCGCAAAGTCATTCCAGACCGCGAAACTATCATCACCAAGCCAAGAATAGATAGGAATTCTTAAATAATAAGAAGAAAAACCAACTCGCTTTTTCATTTTATTTTCTTTTCAGCCTGGCCTACCAAGTATAGAAATGCAAAACCAAAAAAGCATTTACCGATTTCGAAAAGAGCCCGCCAACCTTCGTTTATGCTTAAAAAGAATAGCGCGAGCACGAAAGAGCAAATCAATAAAACGCTTAAAAGGTACTTGCAGATTGATAATGTGGTTTTCATAAAGTAGGAGCAGAGGGAGTCGAACCCTCATGTATCCATTTACTCTTTCAATGCGTTAGAAGCGCAAGGAGATATGCTCCTAAAAATAGAAAGTTAAGCAACCCATTACAGATTGCTTAACTTTCCCAAATCACTCATCATCTTCTTCGGGGTTGATGTAACCCTTCTTCTGCATTTCATTAACCCACTCGAACAAGGTTTTCCATTCATCCTTCTTAATGATGGTCAAGACCGGCATGTCGTCTTTAAACCAAAGTTGTTCTGCCCAAGGTGAAACCTCAACAGAATTGACTTTGCTTTTAGTGAAAATGTGCTCCGTGGGATTGATTTTAACAAACCAATCACCTTCGGCGCCATACTCGTACATGTCGCCGTGCTCCAATTCGCCAAACTTGGCGGGGGTGCACTTTTTTCGATAGGCGTAAGGGTCGTGCTCCAGAAGTTTTCGAGCTGCCTCGATTTGTTCTTTGGTGGTATTCATAACATTTTGGCTCATTTATTCGTTGCTCCTTTGAATTAGTCTCTCATGGCTTCCGTCTCTTGTCAAGATGCTTTGTTAAGCATACGAAAATTTTTAATTTCTTGTTTTTCGCAAAACAACTTTCCAGGCTTTAAAAACCCAGAATAGGGAAATTTAGCTTTTCGTAATTCCTCTTTGTAAAATGAAAAGGAATTTTCTTTATCTTTATTGATGAAAAAATAAATCATCAAACATTCAGGATTTATAAAAATCCCCTTTAATTGAGTTGATTTCCGCATTCAATAAAATCCTCGAAATCCTGCAAGGCGTTTTGTAAATCAATCTCAAAGATGCTTTTATAATCCCAACCATTTTCATCAACAGTTAGAATTTCAGGATTATAAAAAATCTTGCTTTGTTCTTTCGCAAAGAAGAAAGATGAAACTTTCTCATTTTCTTCAAATGAAATAAAAGATGAAATCATCTCCAAATCATTTTTGGAAAAATGCTTTTTAAGGTTTTCTTTAAGGAAATGAGAAAGTTCCTTTGTTTTATCATGTTTTAATTGCGACAATTTTTTCTCCATTTGCAACGCTAAGAGCGGAGTCACCTAAACAATTTTCAGTGGTAATCCACAACCTTGGGCATTTGCTCGGTCCGGGAGTTGGCGCACACATGTCCGTCATGATGATAAAACCATCAAATTTGTGCTCATTAACATAGTCCGTCGGAGCATCGAAATTTGTTCCTCCTTGGAGAACTCGTTCGCAAGCGTGCTTTGTTCCTTTTTTCCATTTGTAAATCTGGTCTTCAAAGACCCCATCATCAAAAGGAATAAAAGTAAATTCAAGAATGCTCGCAAATTGCTCCATGAACCTGTAAAACCAGGTAAACATTTCATCGCTGACCGAACCGCTTTCATCAATCGCAATTGCGACTTGCGGTTTCTTGGTTTTTAAGTGAGACGGTTTTTTCATAGGATTTCTCCTATTAATTCTCGTCCACGACTTCTTCTTTTTATTATCCCTAACCGAAGTTAGGAAATACTTCAAGATTTGTTCAGGAGAAGCTTCCGCTTGCTTGAAAACGGATTCCAAAATTCTGGAAATAATGGCGGAGCCGGAACCCCAAAGTTTCGTATCGCCGGTTATTTGCTCCAACTCTTTGGTCTTTTTATAGACCTCCCCAACAACATCTTTTAGTCGCTGTTTAGCGATTTGTTCAATTTGCTCTTTGACATCATCAGGGAGATTTTCAAATCCTTCACCATCACCATTCCCATCTCCAATAACGTATTCGTGAGAATCCGGAGTCTTAAAGCCTTTAAATTTATCTGGCTCCTTCTTCTGCTCTTCGAGAAGAAGATTTAAATAATGCTCGAACAGAAGCCCGGAAGCCATACTTTTAAACATTCCCTCGCCGGGGATACAGACGTGAGGCATTCCGGAAATTCTCTCTTTTAGTCCCTCCAAACCATTGATGGACAAATCCATCGCCATGTTTTGCAGGTGGTGAGGAATTCCGTTGAAGAAACGAAATGGAACATGGTTAAAAATCGCATGAAACAGTTCGTGCAACAAAATTCCAATTCTCGCTTTTTTGGTCAAAGATGCAAGAAAATCAAAGTTGTAAAAAATTTGATAGCACATCTCTTGACGAGAAAGACCTATTGAGATGGTTGGAATTTTCGGGTCTTCAATTTTATTAATGTATTGAAGAATTTTTCCATAAAAGGGTTCTTCCTGGAGAAGTTCAAAAAACCAACTCTCAACAAGCCGATTTTTTTCGCTCTTTGGAATAACCAACTCGTCTTCTTTGTTTTCCATTTTAGTCCTTCCCGGTCATGTCGTTTGGATGAATAAGCGAATTCCTGGTCAATTCAACGATTTCTTTGCTCAACAAACCTTCAACTTGCATCCAAAATCCAATCTTCTTTGCAGAAAGATTTTGGAATACAGTGATTTTGGTTTCCGCCGAAAGCATTTTGAAAAGCCTTACGAAATTCTGCTTTTGCGTATTCGACAATTTCTCATCCATTATAGCATGGTTATACATCTTGTCCATGAATTTCGTGAATTCAACCTGTTTCCAGTTTTTCAAAGGAGAGAATTTTCCGTTGGTAATAACATCCTCAATAGAAACCTCCTTGGAATACTGGCGAACAAATTCGTAAAAAGCAAGACTCGCCTCTTGGCCGACATAAGCGTTCAAAAGAGTTGGAAGATACGATTTCGCCTCTTCCAAATCCTTTTCCTCCAAAACTTCGTTCAGCCGGAACCAGGAACGCCGAGAAGGGTAAATCTTTCCAGGAATGAAGTTTTCCCCGTCGTGTTCCAGGTGCTCATTGGCGCTCTGAATAAATTCCGTAATCATTGGATTGACTCGTTGAGCGTTGGCGTATTCTAGCCACTCCGAAACGGTCGGAGAAACATCAAAAACAACCCAGCGGTCAAGTTCGGCAGGGTCCATTTCGCCAACTTGATAGTTGTTCGCATTTTCCGTTCCGCCGTTAATGGCCCCGACGATGATAGTGTCCTTGTGCAGGAGCCGACCAGCGACCTTGCGAGAGTCGGTAATCTCGAAGAACGCCTGTCGAACATCCGGCATGGCCCGGTCAATTTCGTCGGCAAAGAACAGGCAAGGCTCAAGACAAATTCGGTTAAACCAATCCATCGGGTTAAGATGGGTCACTCCATCTCGAATTTCGGGCAAACCGGTCAAGTCGCCTGCGTCCGGGCACTGGCTTAAACGCCGCTCGACCACAGGAAGGCCTTGAGGATACTTATCGATAAGTCCCAAAGCCTTTGCGAAAGGTTTGGCGAGCTGATAGACAACTTCGCTCTTGCCCACGCCGTGTGGCCCTCGCAAAAGAATTGGCTTGTGAGTTGCCGCAATGCGGGGGGCGAGAATTGAAACTTCACGGAAAGAGGTGGTAATACGAGAGGAGGTTTTCTTTTTTTGTTTGGTGCTCATTTGTTTTCCTTTTGTTTTGATGATGTTTTCATCATCTTGAATAGAACCTTAATGGGGTTGTTTAGCGTTGGTCAAGCGAAAAATCACAGACGAAGCATTAAAAATTCCTTTATTTCGTTTTTTGAGAAGAGATCAAAAATAATAATAGGATAAAAATAATAAAATGAAACTTGGTCGCGGTCAAAATCAAGATGACATTTATTTATTCTCTCAAGATAAAAACTCTTATTTTTAAAGACGTTTATCGTTAAAGTTGTTTGATTAATTCTTCCTCTTAAAAATCTCATTTTTTAATTCCAGATGATTGGCTCTTTGTTTTTTACAACTTTATCAAGGATTTTATCAATTTTTTTTGCTTCTTGTCTATCTATTTCCAAAATTTCTCTTTCTTCATTTAAAGAATTTAAAAACATTTCGTATTCTGTGATTGGAATGGCAATCTTGGAAATTGTCTTAAAATAGAATTTGTAAAATGACGAATTAACATCACATTTTGGGTTAAAGACATAACGAAAAATCCATAAAATCCCAAGAAGACAAAAATAAGAAAATTGTTTTGCGTGATAAGAAAATTTCTGTTTTTCAAGAAGATGGTATTTTACTTTTTTCATACAACCTTAAATAATGAAATTATCTGTTTACTTAAAACAGAAAATCGATGCTTATGTTTAAGATTATCTTGTTTTCCCCAAATAATTTCCTCGCTAAATGAACCCGGCGTGGGAAATCTTAAAGAAGTATAATCTAGATTAAAACCTTGTAAATAAATTCCAATACTTTTACAAAAAACATAGCGAGTTTCAAATCCATAACGAAAAAAATACAAAACTTCGGTAAAACCCGTATTAAAGATAATTAATCTTTCCTTTAATTTCATAAAAGCTTGAAAACCTTGATAAAACTTTGCGGAGAGTTTCCAAGAGTTGCGTAATTTAAATCAAAAATAGACTCCCGTCGTTGATGAAACAAGACAAGTTCTTTTGAAAAAGAATAAAAACGAAAAAACAATTTGTATTGATAATTTCCTATGGAAAATTTCGATAATTTTGCGACAAAAACACCTTCACCATTCTTAAAACCCTTCTGGGGCATTTTTCGATCTTTTGTAGAAGGCATTCTTGACTTGATAGTACCCTGAATCGCGGTTTCCGCCAAGCCCTATTAATTGTCGCTTCTTTTTTTCGTATCCTTTTTTTATCTTTCTTTGATAATCTTCTTCTTCGTTGAAATTTGATTTCCAGAGTTCGGTGGCCTCATCGGTAATTTGTTGTTCCAGCTCGCCTTTCTTTATGAGCGTCTCCTTTGAAACCAAATCAATAACTTTTTGATGGTTTTTGATAAGCCCTTCGAGAATAGAACTCTGCGAAGTTGTTCGATACAAGTAATTGACCGAAGGATCAAATTGTTCTTCGTCATGAACAACACAATCATCAATAGTCGGCGTTGTTCGGTTTTCTGGCGGGGGTTTATCCATTTTAATGGCAGAGACATTAATTCCAGTCGCTCCTTTTTTGGATTTAAACCAAGCGTTATAAATCCTTTGAGCTTCCGGTCGAACAATCGCTCGGTCGGCCATCAAGCCGACTCCGCCAACCTGGCTTGCAAAGACAAGCGCAAGGTCATAAAGAAGAGGTCCAAGTTTGTTTTGAGCGACAACTCGGTGAACTTCATAAACAATTGTTTTGGAAGATGTGGAAAAACAAGGAGTTTCATCTGTAACTTCCCGACTTGGGCCAAAATCAATCATTCCTAGGACAATCTTTTCCCATCCAGTCTCCCCACCAAGATAATTCGCAGCAAATGCGCGATAATCATAAAGATAAAAAATGTTGGATGAACCAAATTTTTGAGAATAAATCGCCAAATTTTCAACATCCAAATTGGCTTTTTCATCAAGACTTTGACGATACTTGTTAAAATTTTCTTGAAGCCTTCTATAATTTATCATTTTTACCCGAAAAGAATTGTTCTAGTCTTGAATAAGGTTCGTTCAAGGCTGTCAAGACTTTCAAAAACAATAAATTCTCCACCATTCTTTAAGTGAATTTTAGAAGCAACTTTGTGAGTTAATTTTACACCCAAAAAAGATAAATCAAAAAGCTCGCAAGATGAAATCTCGCTAGAATTGACGAGCACCTCTTCAAGATTTTTATTTTCATTTATTTTATAAACTTTTAAAAACATTCTTATCGTAAATAGAGAAAAGTCTTGATTTCCTCCTCAAGAGAGGCCACGCATTCTACGATTTTTCATAATGAAAAGAAATCTCCTCGCTCATCATTTTCAACAAACGAGGAGATTTCGTGAAAATTATCGTGGGTTGAGAAGAAGAAGTTGGCGCTGGGTCGCCAATTGTGGCGAGGTTGCGCCGTATTTTTGAACGGAATAAACAAGACCTTCCGGAGAAGCGTAAGGAAGGTATGGCGCTTTCGCGACAATAATTCCTCGGGTGTCCTCGAAATTAACAACCTCTTCAACGGAGAACTTCCACTCCAAGGTCAGATTTTTCAGGTAGCTTTCAATAACTTCGCCGAGATAGTTGTTCTCCTTGCTTTTATCAAAAAGCTTTTTGGTTGTGGCCTCGTCCGGAAGTGAATCAGGATTCTCAATCAAAGCCTTGAAATAAGCGCTCCATTCATCTCGGTTGAGATGGTTGTTTAGCCCGTTTCGTTCGTCCGAAAAAGCATCGGTAAGCATCATAACTTTTTCTTTATGAGTCTTATTGTATTCTGCTTCCCAAACCGGATTGTTTTTCTTTTTGGTTGCCATAATTTGTTTAATTGCTCCTTTTTTGTTTGCCTATGCTGTTCGTTATGTTACAAGACCTTTTCAGAGGTGTCAAGCACTTTCGACTTCCTCATCATCAATAATTTCTATCTCTTCTTTTTTTTCTTCGGTTTTTCCTGATTTAAGTTGAAAGTACCCGGAAATAACTTGCTCAATGTCGCTCAAAGCGACATCAATTCGATAAAGCCGAAGCCGAAGTTGCTCCAGCCGGTCGAGAAAATCAACAGAAATGTTTTTATTTGAGAGCATCGTTCTCAATGCGCTAAACTCATCGTAAATTTCGTCAATGTTGATTGATGGTGAGTATAAAATTCTTCCCATCTCGGAGGGAACCTCTTCAACGGGAATGGAAATTGTTATTTTTGCGAATTGTATGTCTTTTGTCATTGTCAAAACCATCCTAGCGGGTTTGTTGAGGTTAGTCAAGGAAGAAGTTTAAAGATTTTTATAAATCGCTTTGTTCCATTCCAAGGTAATGGAAAATAAGTCTTTTCGGACATTTGAAAATCAAAAAATACTGAAAAATTATTATAACAACCTCCCCAATCATAAATTTGAAATCTTCTAATTATAATTTCTTTAAAACATTCATAATACCATAAAATTTTCATAAAAATTTAAAAACCTTGATTTTATTGCAATCTATCATAAGGGAATTTTGGTCTACACCTGAAGTTTCCTCGTAGGTGAGCCGCCCGACGAGAAAGCCTTCAAAAACACAAATCCCAAATCTTCTTTTAGAAAGATTACTAAAAAACCGGGTATCCGTTATTTTAAGGACGTCGTAGTAATAACCTATTTTTTTCATAAAATTTTAAAAAGTTTAACATTATCTTTGTTTAAAGTCGGATAGTGTGTTGCAACAAGAGAAGTTAGAGCATAGAGATTGTCCCTCTTTTGGGTAGAGGAAGAATAACCATCAATTCTAAACCAAAAACCAAAATTGATAAATTGGCCTGTTGAAATCCACGGCCATTTTCTTTTATTATCGTAAAAGATTGGCTTTGTTATTTTAAACCCATTATAGAAAGTTTTCATAAAATCTTAAAAACCTTTATAAGATCTTTTTCAAAAGGCTCGCAAATGAGAGCGCCATCATACATCCACAACATTTCATTTTTAAAACTTACATCAATAATAAAAGAACCGAAGCACACCTGTCTGCTAAAAAATCTATAAAAATGAATAACCAATCCAAAATACGAGCCGTTATAGAAATTTATGTATTTCATAAAATTTTAAAAACCTTGATTGAATTAATGCTGGTTTTTCTTAGGTCTGAATTAAGGAAAAAAACAAAAAAACAAGCATCAATAGATGAAATTATAAAAGCATTTCTTTGAAATCTACAATCATCATAAGCATTATAAAATGGAATACAAAACCAGTCTGAGGTTGGCCACGAATAAAGTTTATTTTTAAATGATTGCGCCATAAGCGGTTAAAAGAGCCGTTGCGGATGAGGTGGCATTTCGTAAAACATTTTCAACAACCTTATAAGGGTCAATAACGCCTTTTTCAATCAAAGAACAAACGCTTCCCGAACGAACATCAAATCCAATTTCGTAATTGCCTTTATTGGTTTCATCCAAGATTGACCCTAACGCAAAGTCGGGCGAAAGACCAGCGTTATTCAAAATTGATTTGAAGGGTTCCACCAAAGCTTCTTTCATTATCTTTTCAGCAAAAATCTGCTCTTGCGTTAAACCGCTCCAGGATTGCGCAAGATTGGCCGAAGCGTGGGCGAGGGTCGAGCCACCCCCCGGCAAAATGCCTTCATCCAGAGCGCTTTTAACGGCTTCCAAGGCATCTTCAACCCGATGAGTAACCTCAACCCGCTCGGTTGCCGTCTGCCCGCCAACATGAATGATGGCGACGCCTGCTCCAAGGCGGTTTATGCGCTCTTTATTTTCGGTTGCCTCCTCAATTTTTTCAATCTTTTGAAGTTGGCCTTCCAAGATTTCAATTCTTTGTTTAATTTTATCTTGATTTCCTCGCCCACCGGCGATAATGGTTTTCCACCTTGAAATGTCAATCGTTTCCGCGCGGCCAAAATCCGCGATAGAAATGCCTTTCAAATCTTTGACTTTGTTTTTTGTTATGAATTTGCCGCCGGTCGCCAAAGCAAGGTCATTTAGGATGTTTTCTCGTTGAGAACCGAACCTTGGAGCGCGAATGCAAGCAATCGGCATGTTTCCTTGCAAATGCCCTGAAATAAGCCCTGCGAGAGCGGAAGAATTGACATCTTCCGCGATGACAATAAGGGGTTTTTCTTCTCGGGCCGCCAATTCAAGAACCGGCATGAGAAAGTCAAGATTGGAAATTGAAAAATCCGTTATAAAAACGATAGGATTTTGATGACGAGCAATCATTTGCCGTTCATCGGTTATGAATTGAGGGCTTAAAAGTCCGCTGTCAAAAGAGAAGCCCTCAATCAATTCCAAGGTTGTTTTTTCTTGGTTTGTTTCCTTAAAGGTGATGCTTCCGTGCTTTCCAACGGCATCAACAGCCTGCGAAACCAAAGAAGCAATGAATTCATCCCCGTTTGATGAAATAAAAGCAACTTTTTTAATGTCTTCGGTTGAAGAGATGAATGTTCTTTTTGTTTTTATCTCCGCGAGAACTTTTTCGCAAACATCGTCAATCGCTCGTTTGAGGAGAATAGGATTAATTCCGGTTTGAGCGTATTTTAATGCGCTTTTAAAAATTGCCCGCGCAAGAACAATTGAAGTTGTTGTTCCATCGCCAGCAGAATTGGCGGTTTTTTCGCTTGCTTCGCGAATAATGGAAAGCCCAAGTTGTTCCGCATCATCTTCAAGAGTTATTGCGCGGGCTACGGAAATACCATCTTTGGTTAGAATGGTCTTATCTTTTTGTTTGATGATTACATTTGCCCCGGAAGGACCGAGGGTTATTGATACAGCATCAGCAAGTTTATCGACACCTTTGGAAAGGGATTGTTGGAGATCGGAGTGGAAAATTAATTTTGTTTTCATAGATTAAAAAAGAGTTTATAACAGATTTATTGAAAAGTCAAGAACATTTTGATTGTTTTTTTGTTTAAATCATAATAACTTCTATCGCCAAGAATGTACAACTTAAAATTAAAATCACAAACATTTTCATTGGTATAAAAGGTTTGTATGAAAAATGTATTATCAAAGAATCAATAATAAAATTTGGTTCTCATAATGATTTCAACAATGCCACCAAATCCAGCCCGGCGCAATCAATTTTTTCCGTAGAAATTTGATAATGATGCACGATGCCTTTGAATTTTCCGTCCAAAATAGGTTGATAAATCGTATTGACTTCTTTTCCGTTTATTGAAGGAGTTTCAAGAGGAATTCCAAGGTTTCCGTTTAGAAATTTGATAAGAGCTTTAAGGGCCTCAATTTGAACCGGATAAAAACCAAGATGCTCCTGAATTATTCCTCCGTGAACTTTTGTTCCTTTCAAGAGGGGCCTTTGACCGAACTTGTTTGAAACATAAGTTTTTTGGTATTTTGTATAAAACGCATTTGAGATTTCAACACCAATGCTTCGCTGATTTATCGGCCTTGACCCGGCGTGATAAGCTTCGTGGTCCAAATCCATCGTTTGAATAATGGTTCCGTCATTATCAATCAAAAAATGAACCGACAAATTTCTTTTCGCCAAAATGTTAAGGCAACTTCGGGATGAAAGCGCAGCATCCCAATGGACAACAAAAAGTTCATTTTTTCTTTGTCCGGCTGTCCAGGGTCGATACGATTTTGCCGAGGCAGCCCACGAAGGGTTGTCCTCAAAATTGATGACCTTATCCCAATTTATCACAAGCCTCTTTCCGGATTTGATAATTGTTGGATTAAAACCCGAACCCTTAAAAGAAACCTGCTTAAACGGAGTGTGCCCAAGGCTTTCTCGCTCCGTTATTAAGCGCCGAAAAGTTAAAGGCCCAACAATTCCATTTTCCTCAATAAAGTATTGCTTTTGAAAGCGTTTGACTTGGCTTATAAGTTTATCGTCAAAATCTGCGCAACCAAACCAACCAGGAGACCAACCATTTTGTTTGGAGGAAATCCTATTGGCTTCAATTTCTTCTTCAAAGAGATTTTTTGGCTTCTTGGAAAAGAGACTTGTTATTTTGGATAAAAAAGACATTTTATTCTATGACCTTGTTTAATTTGACTATTTTTTGTAAATTTGTTGATGAAATTGTTAATTCTTGTTCTAATTTAGGTTTTTTTAAATAAAAAAAAGTAGCGCTTTCATCTTCTATGCCGATCGACATCGCGCTGGTGGGCAGTTTGTATTTCTGCTTTCCCGGAAAGTTTTTTAACGAAAACTCAAAACGAATTCTATTCAAATTTAAAGGTTTCACATCAACTCGTCCGCAATTCCGTATTCAATCGCTTGCTTTGCATCAAGAAAAACATCAACCTTTTTATCAAAGATTTTGTTAATGATTTTCTTCGGCATCTTGGTTTCTTCTTCCAGCAAAAGAGCATACTTCTTCTGCATCAATTTGAGTTCTTCAAATTGTGCTTTAATGGAGTGAATTGACCCTGAATTTCCGCCGCCGACCGAATGCAACATGACGCGAGTATTATTTCCTATTTTTCGTTTGCCTTTTGTTCCGCAAGCAAGAAGAGGGACGCAAGCGGACATTATTTTACCAATTCCTATCGTATGAACCTCTCTTGTTTTTTGAATTCGCTTGATGACATCATAAAGAGCAAAGAAATCAGAGACATAACCACCTTCGCTATTCAGCATGATGGTTATTGGTTTTAATCCTTCTTCAATTTTTTCTTCTTTTTGTTTTGCCAAAATCTTTTCATCATCTTTGGTCATTAAAGTTAAAGAATAAATAAGGTTCGCAACGCTGGCCTCATTTATCATTCCATAAAGCATAAAATAATCTTTGCTTTCGTAATCCGCAAAGACAAGCGCTTGACCTTCATGTTCGCATTCATCATTACCATCATCATCTTCGTACATTTCAAGTCTTTCTTGGAATTTAGGGGGAGAAATAATTGTGCTATTGCGTGTCTTTGCTTTCATTTTGAAACCTCATTTTTTAGTAATTTATTTGAAATAATTTGAAAATTTTGTGATTGGCTGTCCCAGAAAATTTCGATGTCTCCGGCGAGAAATTGTTCGATGGTCTTATAAACAAATTTCATGTCTTTATCTTCAGCATCAATCATGATTTTTCTGGAATAAAAACGAAGAATTTGATTTATAACGAAAAGTTTAGTTGCTATAACGACATTATCTTTGGTGGTGTAATAATTTTTGTCGTTCATGATTTTTAGAATTTTCTTTCTTAAAAGTTCTTCGTTCATAAAGCCAGCGTACCCGCGTTCGGTTGAGAAATCAAGCAAAATTGAAAATAAAAAACCCCCTTATAGAAAATCCATAAGGGGGCTAGATTATTATTTATAAAGTTTTTGGGGTTATTTTTTATCTTTCTTTAAGGTTGCAAGAACTTCCTTTAAGGCTTCTTTCGCAATCTGTTTGGCGAGAACTTGGACATCCTCTTTCACGACATTTTTGGTTGAGGCTTTAATTGGCTTTGTTCCGTCGCCTTTAACCTCGTCCATTTTTTCCTCTTGAACTTCGCCATCTTCCTCTAATGGTTCATCTTCTTTGACCATGTTTTTGGTTGAGGCTTTAATTGGCTTTGTTCCGTCGCCTTTGGTTTCATCCATGGTTTCGCCATCTTCGCACTCTTCCTCTTCATCTTCCTTGACCACATTCTTGGTCGAGGCCTTGATGGATTTCATTCCGTCGCCTTTGGTCTCCGCCATAGGCATTTCCGGGGCGGCGCCCATGTCATCCGCATCACCATCACCATCGGGTTGTCCGGCTGTATCGACATCGATGTCCAATCCAGTCAAACTTGAGATGGCATCAGCAATTCTGCTAATAAGCGTCTTCGCGTCTTCTTGAGAAAGTGAGAGCGAGCCACCTTCTCCGCCCATTTCCGGAGCAGGAGCAACATCGCCAGCAGGGGCCATGTCCATTTCCGGAGCAGGAGCCTCGGGAGCCATTTCGGGGGTCTCTTCTTCTTCGCCGGGGAGGCCCTCTTCTTTCATTTTCTCATCCTCTCCAGGAACTCCGCCAGCGTCGAGGCCTTCGGTGAGGGTTTTTCTTGTTGAAAGAAATTGTTCAGTAGATTTCGGCTTGAAGCCAGCTAATCTACGAAAATTAACAATTTCTTTATCTTCGAGTAATAATTTCTTATCAGCCATTTTTTTCTCCTATAAATAATAATCCAGTTTCTTGTAAAACTTGTTAATAAATAGTTTATTGTTTCAACAAATTGAAAACCTTAATTGTATTTAACCATTTTCCAAATCTTTAAGCATTTTTTCGTATAAGAAGCAAAATAACCTTCGTTTGAGTTTATTAAATAATGGCTAAAATCTCCATACGGGAGATAAATTCCTAAAAGATTATTTTTTCCTTCTCGTTTGGTTTTAAATTGGTAAATTAAAAAATCTAAACAATTTGAATTTTCATCAAACATCAATTTATTAATTTCAATCGTCTTCATCAAGAACCTTCAAAATTTTCTTTTTCTTTAATTTATCAATAATAATGTTTTCAATTTGTTTAACTCTTGGCGTTGATAAATTAAGAATTTTAGCAATTTCATCAAGAGTTTTTGGACCTTCTTCATCGGCTGTTATGATGGTGCAATTAAACCCGCTCTTATGATTTATCCAATAACGGCATTCTTTATTTTCACACGGATTATTGTTTAATAAGACTTCCTTTCTACAATCTGTATAATCATTCATAAGATTGATTGTATCTCGGTTCTCAGGAAAGGTCAAATGATTATTTTAAACATTTTTATGGCTTTCGGGGTAAAATCGCAATCTAACCTTTTGTTTATTTGATTTTTAAAAAATCCAAATTTTAAATAATCTTCTCTTAATTCTTCTTCCCCGACCTTAAAACAAACGGCTCTATAAGAAGAGACTTTTTCCCAAAGTTTTTTTTCAGCAAGAATGAAAATAAAAACTCTCAAAAATTCACCATCATACTCTTTTCCAGAGCAATTTATTAATGTTTTCATACAAGTTTAAATATTTTAATGGTTTTTAAAGAAAAATCATAATTTAAAAATTTTTGCAAATCAAAGTTGTTGTAAAAACCAAAAACTTTCTGGTTTTTATACATAATGTTAGATAAAAATCTAAAATTATCAGGGCTAAAAGTTTTTGTGGGGTCAAAATGTGATTCTTGATTTTCCATTCGGTAAATGAAAACTCTACAACATTCATCTCTCACAACAAAATGTTTATTAAATCGCACATTCATAATGTTTTCATAGAAGTTTAAACAACGCAATTTGGTTTGTCTTTAAAAAATAAAGGCGTATGGTTTCTTCAGACGGAAATATAAATCCTCTTCCGGTCGGAAATGATGTATCACCTCCGAAACAAAAATTATTAGGCATCTCGTTTGATACAGAAAATCTTTTATTTATTTTAAATGTTTTCCATCTAAAAACGGGTCCTCCGTTATTTTGATTAGAAAATAACCAAACATTAAAACTTTTTCTCAAGAGCATACGGCGTTCCTTCTTTATAGGAAGATTGCGAAACCTTGACGAAAACAGCATCTCTTTGGAGAAATAATAAATTCTTTGCTCCCGAATAAGAGAAACCAGATGTTAAATTCGTTAAAAACTCATTCAAAATCGGCTCCGCTGGGCCTTTAAATCTAACCTCTGTCGCAACACCCTCCAAAGACTTTGAAGAACCTTTCCAATCTTCTTGAGCCTCTCTCGAAGCCATACCCCGAAATTGTTTATAAAACATTCCGTTATTCTCAATAACCTCGCCAGGCGTTTCATCGGTTCCAGCGAAAAACGAACCCATCATAAGGCAATCCGCACCAGCTGCCAAGGCTTTTACGGCATCTCCTGATGTCTTTATTCCTCCATCGGCGATGACGGCTGTTTCTGCACGCTTGACCCGGCAGACATCCAAAATTGCCGATAATTGAGCAACCCCATGGCCGGTTTGAACGCGAGTTGTACAAACACTTGACGGTCCAATTCCAACCCGAACGCTATCCGCTCCAGCGTTGCGAAGAAAATTATAAGCATCTTGGGTTGCGATGTTTCCAGCAATTATGTGAATTTTTGGAAATGCTTTTTTTAATTTTGAGACCGCTTCTGCGACGGCAATTTGATGCCCGTGTGCAACATCAACACAAAGAACAGAAACACCATTATCAACAAGATTTTGGGCTCTTTCAAAGAAATCGTCGGTTGCCCCAATGGCGGCCGCTTTAACCGAACAAGAGATTTGTTTAATTTGATTTAGTTGTTCCTGGATTGATAAATACCTATGAACAATTCCTAAACCTCCTTTATCGCCGATAAAGTTCGCCATTTTAGGGCCCATAATTGTATCCATAGGCGCAACGATAATGGGAATAGAAAGAGGCAAACTTGGAAGATAAGTTGCGATGGAAACCTCTTTTCTGCTTCTAATTTGAGAAAATTGAGGTTCCAATAAGACATCGTCAAAAGTTATTTGTTCTTCTTGCTTAAACTTCATTTGTTTTTTCCTTTTTTGCCTTTAATTCCTTAAACCAATCGGGTTCCTGAATGCTTCGTTTGGTCTTTTTTGAGAACCAGATTGATTTTATGTGAAAGTCAAAGGTTCCTCCCGGGTCATTTTCCATCGGAGGGTTTGAGAGGTCAATCGGGTTCATTTTAAATTCAGGAACCAAAAAGAACATAAGAAATTCATCTTTATCTTTTGTTATTCCTGTTTTTGATGTTTCAATTTGTTGTTTGAACCCGTATTCACCCGTTAAACGATTTTCGTTTAGTTTAAACTTGGAGCCGACCGCTTTCATAAACTTTTTTAACTTCCCGAGAGAATTTATGTTTGAGATTGCGTCATCAACATTGCTCTCCATTTCTTCTTGATTTTCCATTTTTTATCTCCTTGTTAGTAAAAATAATTTTGTTTTTTCTATCGTTAGAACCGGAACAAAGAAAAGCGCTTCGTCTCCAATTCTAAAATTAAAGAAAGAAGAAAGAGTTTTAAATTTGCCTTTATAGCGAAATGTAGCAAAACTCAATTTTTCATTAAAACCGATTATAAAAGTTTTTTTCATCACTTTCCCGTCGAACCAAATCCGCCAGAGCCCCGCTCGGTTTGTTCCAAAATCTCTTCAACTTCTTGATACTCAACCTTCGGAGGGTTACAAACAACCTGCGCAATTCTATCTCCAGCCTTTCCAACGAACTTCTCTTTTGAGGAATTGTAAAGAATTACGCACACTTCGCCTAAAAAGTCTGGGTCAATTGTTCCAGGGGAATTGAGAACAACAACGCCATTTTTAAGAGCAAGCCCGGAGCGAGAACGAACCTGGATGTCAATAAATCCTTCCGGGTTAAAGACAAGACCTGTTCCAATCTTCTTTCGTTCTCCCGGTTCCAACTCAAAATTTTCAATAGAGGTTAAATCCGCCCCGAGAGCCATAGATGTTGCAAATTTTGGAATAACCGCATTTGGAACAAGTTTCTTAACATAAATTTTCATAAAATCTCCTCGGTAATAAATTCGTAGCAATAATCGTTTTCGTTCGCCATAATAACTTGCGAAGAGTTAATTTGGCTTAATGAGATTAACTTATGACCTTCCCGACCAAGCTTATTGGCTTTCTTTGCGATGGTTTCGGCGATGAATTCCTCTCTCTTGGAGGCAAGAACCGACCTAACTTCTTCTTCCGTTATGATAAGAATAGTACTTTCATTCATTTTTTATTCTCCTTCTTCGTATTCTATGCAAATTGAACAGAGCCCTTCATCTATACTATACTTTGTCTTATTTCGCAAGCAAATTTTTAAACAATCTTGGTCGTATGATTTAACAAGAGCCTTTTTTTCTTGTTGAGGTTTGTGAAAATTTGATGAGGAATTGATAGGCTTTTGCGAAGAGCAAGCAACAAGAAAGACGAAGAAAAATGAAAGGTTTTTCATAGCATTTTATAAACTTTAATAAAATTTAATTTTAAACCGTATTTCTCTGGAAATTTATAGTCCCGTTCAAGATAATAAAATCTTGCAAGTTTGCTTTCGTCATAGTAGCAATTAAAACCAGAAAAATCATAAATTCTAAATTCAAAACACTTTGGATAAATTCTTAATTTTATTTTCATACTGTTTTGAATAGCTTGATGATATTTTTTGAATAATAAAAACCATAATCACAATAACCCGGACTTCTAAAAAATGCATTATTATTGCTTATTAAGAAATAAAAAGCGTTATAATTCCATCTCATTGAATAAGAAAAGAAAAATAGTTCCCCAAGTGGAAAGTTAAAAGCAAAAATTTTTTTCATAATGTTTTAAAAAGCTTTATCACCCATAAATAACAAATTTTTCCGCCGAAAGATTGTGCGATTACACCATCTCCAAGCATAATTGAATAGGCTTCCTCAAACCGAGAAAAGGTTTCGACGAAGCGTGAATTATAAGTTTTTATGTAAGGCGCACTTTCTTTATAGAGGTAAAAATAAGTTTTCATAATGCTTTAAAGAGTTTGATAAATTCAAATGTCGTGTTTGAATTAAATTGATAAACATAACCATAAAAATCGGAAAGCCACTCATTTCCCAAAAAATAACAAGCGTACAACTTCAATCCTTCAGGAATAATTGTATTTTTTTCGTAACAATTAAATTCAAAAAAACATGGACTCAACAAAAATTTAGTTTTCATAACATCTTGAAATTCTTGATAATGTTTTTCGTTGAGTAGCCATACTTTTCATCATAATCCAACGACGCAGCATAAAGACGATGCTTATAAAGCATGTGCTCGTTTTCGGTATTCCAACACCGTACCACAACCTCCTGGTTGCTGTCGTCGGTTACTTTCAACTCTATGTATCGCTTTCCTTTCGCAGTCGTTCGTTCAACAACATTTTTTATAACAAACCAACAAAACTTATTATCTCCTCGCTCTGTTATTTGAGGGATGCCAACCTTTTGAAGTTTCGCTCTATGATTTTCAGTTATGATAAGGTCAATCGGGTAATACCCCGAAAGCTCAATAAAAAATTGGAACTTCTCTTCTTGGGAGAAATCTTTTTCTTCCTTGAACTTTTCAATGTTCTCGTGAAACTTTTTCAAGGTTTTCGGGCGCTCTTCGCCGACACAGGAAAGCCAGAAATGCCTTAAATGATTGAAACGGGCATCCATAAGAGATGATAGAGCACCTGTTTTGATGAGGCAATCAAAACCTTTTTTATTAAGTTTGGAATACAAAATCTTTTCATTAAAGAGCAATTCTTCAATCGTCTTAAATGGGCGATTGTTGATTATTTGCTCAATCGCAACATCGCCAAGACCTTTAATGTTTTTTAAAGGAGTTGCTAATTTTTTGGTTCCGGGAATAACCTCCCAAGTCAGGCCTGAATGGTTTATGTCAGGGTTGAGAATGGAATAACCGAGACTTTTTGCGGTGCTCAACGCTCTTTCTTTCTCAGCGTTGCCTTCAACATCAAGATAAGAACAAATCCAAGCATCAAGATGGTATGTTGAAAGGTGTGCGCAAATGTAGGAAAGTATGCTATAAGCGGCGGCGTGTGAATTGGAAGATAAAATACCATTCGCTAAATAATACTGGTGGTCTTCGTGTTCAACCTCCAAATCGTAAGCGTCCGCATCTTCAATAAATTCAATTTTCAAAATATTGCTTGTCATATTTTTTTCCTATAAAATAAATTTCTCCCGGCTTTATGTTTAAAACAGCATTTTCAATTTCTTGCTTAAAAAAATCAAAAAAATCATTTTCTTCTCTATTTTTTTTAGACTGAATCGTGTCGTGCGACACTCTTATTAATGAATATTTTTTAGAGTTTTCAACAAATTCGTTCAACATTTTGTCTTTTGCGCGTATTTCATCTAAATTGATTCGTGGGCTCGGACGAAAATGTATTTCACCATCATACTCTATGAGTATGTTTTTGTCAACTATGACAGCATCTATTTGCTTTCTAAGGCTTTTATTGAGAGTGAAATTTTTAGATTTCAAAAAGAAATTGTTTTTTATAAAAAACAATGGAAACTTTATCTTCAAAAGTTCAATCAATTTTTTTTCACCTTTCGAATGAAATGAGCGAGAAAGGTTTTGAACTATTTCTTGAAATTTTTCAGGATTATCTTCTCTCCATTTTTTTAAAACAGTAGAGCGTTGTTCTATGATTTCGGGTCTTTTTGCAATATCTATAGCCCGCACACTCGAAAGCGCTCTCGATTTTGGTGAGCCATTTATTATACCAAGTTGTTTGGACCGGCGGCGGCGCTCCGCCGGGTCATTCATTATTGTTTGGCTGACTTTTTTTCCTATCTTTTGCCGTAATAACTTTAAATCTCCGCCTTTATTTTCAAATTTTTCTTCCCAATTTTCTAAATTTATTTTATTTTGAAAAGAATATTTATCAAAAGATATTTAGCTCAAGGTGGGTCCGTGTATCTCTTCATACTGTTCTTTAGATAAAGCGTGTTCTTCTTTTATATGCTTTAAAAGAGAAAAAGAATAAAATTTACATAAACCGCATTTTATTTTTTTATCCAAAATGTTTTTATTTTCTATTTGTTTTTCTAAATCTAGATTTTTCGATAATTTAAAAAATAAAGAACACCGCCTTTTGTGTCGACTACCTTCTCCTTCACTAAAAATTTTTTTCCCACATCCGCAAAGATGAATAAGAATTTTTTCTTGAAGTTTTTTATTTTCCCTATCAAAATTCAACTGCGATAATAATGATTTACCTTTATCGCAAATCGATATGTGTCTGTATAGAGACGTATTAGATTTTACTTCTTTCCCGCACTCACAAATATAGATAATTGTCTCTCTATTATTGTTTTTAATGGGAGCATCTGCCCGCAGGTTGTTCGAAATTTGTGATTCATCGTGCATTTAATAGTCTTTCCATCATTTAATGTTATTTTTACGAGAGGCAGTTTTCCGTGATAATGATTTTTTACAACTTTTGTAAAAATATCTTTTTTATTTTTTTCGTTGCGACTTCTAACAAAATCTCCCGATTTTACGTCAATAATTTTTTTATCACAAAGAAAATTACCTTCTTTCGTATAAGTAGATACCATCTCTTCAAAATGAACAGTTCGATTAAAAGAGTATGTAGAAAATGCCGACATCTTCTCCCACAAGTCTTCCGCATCCTCTTCGGCAATTCCTTTTTCCAGGCAACCTTGAAGAAACTTATCGTGAATAACCTGCTTCTTTCCGCCAACCTCGCCGAGGCCCTTTTTGATAAGCAATTTTCTCAACAAATTGCCCTCTTCCAGAGAGATGTCTTTTCCAAGCTTGTGCGCGATGTTCGCAAGGTCTTCTTGGTACAAAATAAAGCCATAATTTTTTTCAAGCAACTCTTTCAAAATTGGATGAAGGTATTTTATGTTTTCCGGATTGGCTTTTGCGGAGACATAGTCATGGTGCACCCCCGAACTCATCGCTCCGGGCCGGTAGATTGATGTTATTGCTGTGATTTCTTCGATGCTCTTCGGCTTGACCTTCATGCAAAATTCTTGCGCACCTTTTTCAGCAAATTGAAAGGTCGCTGCCCAATTTCCTTGCTGAAAAACATTCTCAAAAACCTTTTGGTCCTTTAAATCAATTCTATCTGGATGCAATCGCTCATCGTAGAATTTGGAAACCTCTTGAAGCGTCGGTTCGCGACCCATCTCCAAACGCAGCACGCGCGTTATGGCGCCTCGAATGATTTGAAGGGTTGTGAGCCCAAGGATGTCAAATTTAATGAACCCAAGAGGCTCCAGATGCCTTACGGTCTGTCCTTCGCCCCAGGGCGTCTGTCGGACACCCGAAGAGGAGATGACTGGCATCTTGGAAAAGAGATTGTCCGAAACAAGGACACCTGAAGCGTGTCTTGAAATTGCTTTTATCTGCCCTTGAAGGGTTTTTATGTTTTCTGCAACATCTGGATACTTTTTGAGGAATTGTTGAAGACTTGGTGAAAACTCAATCAATTCTTCATAGGTCGGGTCATAAACACCGGCCGTTATTTGGTGCTTTGCTTTGGCTTTCGGAATTGCTTCGTCAAGCATTATCTTGGTTATAGCATTGACTTCATCAAAAGGAACACCAAAGAACTTGGAAACATCTTTAATAAGAGACCTGAATTTTAATGTGTTTATGTTTGAGATTGCGATGACCGACTCTTCGCCCCAAAGTTGAGCAAGTTTTTGCTTTAATGCGAAGTTGTCTGTAAAATCAACATCAATGTCGGGATAGGATGTTGCGCCACGAGTTAAAAATCTCTCAAACAATAAATCATACTTCAAGGGGTCAATTTGAGTTATTCCAAGGCAATAAGATAGAAGGCTTCCACCGGCGGAATTGGAAACAACCTGCCCGTTTTCTAGTTGAAAATTTCCGGAAGGAGTTGAAATGTCATAAACTTTTCCTTTAAAGGATTTAAGAGTTTTTTTAACGATTTGCGACATAAAATTTTATTCTTTCTTTGTTTAATTCGAGAAACTTTGGATTTCTTTTAATAATTGATTTCAATACTAAATTGCTAATTTGATTAAAATTAATTGTCGAGGGGACATAAGATAGATAAATTCTTATTGAATTCCAAAACATAAGAAATTGTATAAAACAATAATCTCGATCTTTTTCACAAAAAACAAACATTTATTTTGTTCCAATTAAAAATTGTTTAACGGCTTGTTTTTTTAAGCGACTTTGGTTTGCTATTTTAAAATCTTTTTCAAGTTTCAAAATAGAATTAAAATGTTTATCATAAACATAACCAAATTTTTTGTAAATCAATCCTTTTTCTTGAGTTTCAACATTTATAAACCAAGGAAAATTTATAAAACAAAGAATTTCTCCATTAGGATTAAACCAAATCATTTAACATTCCTCGACGCATCTTGAGCGGCATAGCGTATCCATTTCGCATCTTGAATAGCAAGATAATTCACATTGCGAAGGCCGATAAGCATCTTGCGAAACCGCGTCGAACTCCTCGACATCCAAAGAAGAGACATCTTCGACCGAAGCATCTTCCTCTTCTTTTTCGCAAAGCGTTGTGCAGTACTCCCCGTCTCTTAATTCTTCAAAACATTGGTCAAAGCACGAATAATCACCGTCGTCGCATTTGAGCCAACAACCAGAAAGAGATACAAGCAAAATCGTGGTTAAAACATTTTTATTCATCGTTTTTATCCTTTAAATTATAACAAAATTTTAAGTCTTCGGCGGTGGCTTTATCATAACGAATAAGACGTTCGGTTCTCTCGAGACAATCTATTTGGGTTGACAAAGGTTTTTCGTTTATTGTTTTCCAAACACCAAAAAATAAAAGAAAAATTGCAAAAAGAAAACAACCTAAAGAATAAATAAAAGTTGCTGGGTCAATAATTTGGTCTAAAATCTTCACAAATCCTCCGCTTTTACCATCTTATCTCCGGAGAGAAACTTATGGTCTTTGGTACACTCTACCGAGGTTCCATCAAGAAAGTCAAGTTTTATGATTTCTTCTTCAACATCATAATTCATCACCCCAAGAACTTTTTGTTCTTTTCCTTCTTTATCAAAAACGACATCCTCTTTGGAAAGGTCCTGAATGGGTTTCGGGCCGGATGATGTCTTAACTTTTGTATCCCCAACAAAACATCCTCGCGCAGGCCCGATAAGTTGGTCTTCTTTCGCAATTTCAATAATCTTTTCCATCGTTAAGAAGTATTTTGAAAATTTCTGCGAGGAGACGACATCAATCTCGTTTTCTAATCTGGAAACATAATCCGGGTTCTTATCCAATCCTAACCTCTTTAAACCCTCAAATGCTTTTTTCCGCAAGATTTCATCAGGGTCTTCTCCAGGAGGAATAATGAAAGACGGAAGTTTAATTGAACTATCAGGAGAGAAATCCTCAATTCTCTCAAAAGCAATTCGGTGTGTCTCTTCTATAGCTGAAATTATCTCTTTTGAGTTGTACTCTTCTCCGCAAAGTTGGGAGTATTTCTTAAAGGCTTCAAACATTTCATCGCCATTTTTGGGGTATAATTCATACCCGATTTCATCAACAGAGCCAGGCAATTTTTCTTCACTTTTCACAAATTTAGGGTTTAATCTTTTGTATAATTCCCGGCTTTTCCAAAGGTCTGGGTTTGGATAGTGACTATCCGCCGTGGCGATGACCTTAAATCCCATTTCACGGGATAATTGAAGAATGTATTGATTTACATCGTGCTGCTCCGGAGCGGAATTAAATTGAATTTCACCATAGAAGCGGTCATCAAAGATGTCGCCAAACCTCTGGATAATTCTTCTCATCTCGTCGAGAACAAATGACTCGCCTTTTTCGCGGTTCTCCCAATAGGCTTTTGCGAGGGTTCCTCCAAGGCAAGCGTTTGAAATAATCAACCCCTTGTTGTGCTCCCGAAGAAGTTCGAAATCAACTCGCGGAAAGCGATAGAAATTCTCTTTATTGTAAGATTTGGAGGTCAAATGAAAAAGGTTTGTTAAACCTTCTTGATTTTGCGCAAGAACAACCAAATGGCTTCGCTTATTGATTTGAGATTTTGTTAAACTCTTCGTTTCTTGTTCATTTTCTGCGACAAGGCCGATTTCATCATCAACTTTATTTTTTGCGTTTAATTTATCTTCTTGATAAATTTTCGTCCAGTCCTTGAAAGACTCGATAAAATACATCTCGTTGCCGAAAATTGGCTTAAAGGATTTGCCTTTTTTCTTCATCTCTTTGGAATGAAGCAGTTGGTAAGCAAACCCATTCATGTGCCCGTGGTCGGTTAGAGCGAGCGCATCCATTCCGTTATAATGCGCAAAATTCATGTGCTCCGCGGGCATTCCAAGTCCATCGTAAACACTGAATCCCGAGTGTGCGTGCAATCCTATAAAGTTAAGTTTGCTTGTTTTTCTGTCTGTCATTTTTATTCTTCTTTCAGTATTAAATAAATTTTGTAAAGATTGAGATTGAAAAGTTTATACTTATTCCAGCCTGCAAATTTTTCAAGCTCTCCAATCATAATAGACGAGTTAATTCTCGTATTTTTAACCTGGAAATGTAATGTGTTAAACCTTACATAGAAATTTTTGAAAATAGAAGTTTCCGCCGGCTTCATTATTGACAATCTTGTTTTCATAGTGTTTTAAACATTCTAATTGTTTTTTGCGAAATTAAACCGGCGCTGCAAAAAAATCTATTCTTAACAAAATTTAAAAAAGTTTCTTCAAGGTCGATGTATGGTATGCTAAATGTTCTTGAAGAAAAAGAATGTCTTGTGGAGATGTAGGAATACAAAAACAAATCATGTTCAATCAGCATAACTTAAAAACCTTTATGGTTTTAAAAGGAACATCAACATCAATCGCATCATCAGGAACAAAATCTTGATAAATAAAATAATTTATTCCCCTGAATTGCCTCACATTGCTATAAAAACAAATCTGGTTAAAAAACTCATTTGTAATTTCGTTTACATAGAATTTATTTAAATTAAAGCGAAAAATTTTATAGAAAAACGCGGGCTTTTTTCCCAACCCAGGGATGAAAAAACACTTAATCATGCTCACGATTATACGCTTCGTAATCGCGAATAGCAATCTCTAAATCTTGTATTTTTTCTTCCAAAGATGGAAAATCAAGATTGCTTAATTTTTCTTTTTTATGAACCTTGTCTTGAATTTTCTCAAGGCTTTCAAAGATGTCGCACAATTTATTAATAGCATTTGATTTTTTAATGGACATAAAATAATCCTTTTCGTATGTTTTAACTCTTTCTTCCACGAAGAACTCCTCGCCCAAGTCGTTTTTATAACTCAAAATCTTCTTCGTCAAAGTTGAAAAATGCTCCTTGAAGAATTAAATCTTCTTTATTAAGTATTCTTTCAACAATCGCCTTCTCCGGAATAATGACGCCTTTGTGCTTTATTCGCAAGTTGTATTTTTGGTTTTGAATAAAAGTTCTTTCCAGATGCTGAAAGTTGTATCTTTTGTATCTCCTCTCCCCGTTTAGGAACCCATTTTTTGAGCCCGGATAGCCGTTTTGAAGAAGAACATCACCAAGAGCGTGAGCAACGGACCGCTCGGCGTAATCAAAATTGCCGATGTCTTTAATTTTTGTTAAAGAAATGGCTATGACCTTGTTATGTTTTATCTTGTTTGTTCTAAAACAATCGTTATAAAACAAAACCAAGGAACATAATTTTCTTTTTTTCACCGGAATTTCATTTTCAAAGAAATGATGCTCTTTGGTTATTTTAAAGTCATCAACAATGAAGATGATGGAGGAGCGTTTTAAATCGTAAAAAAGGTTTGTTAATTCAGGGTTAAAGACATAGCATTTTTGAAAAACAACATCAAAAAAAGAACCATCATTCATTAAACCTTGGAAGGATTTATCAAAGAAGTCAATTTGTTTTATCTCATTCTCCTGGAAAACCATTAACCCTTCGGTTGAACATTTCAAGACAAGTTCATTCCATTTTTCTACATTTTTTATTAAAGGTTTATCATTTTTAATGAAAAAGACAGGAAATTTGTTTTGAAAAGCAAAAGTTAAAGCATTTAAAGAGTTTCCAATAACGACCTCTTTATGTTTAAAAAATCTTAAAGAGTGATTATAGAACATTAAAGTTTCTTTTTATTGGAAATAGAGACGGAATAGCAAAGACATTCGTTATTTGAAATTTTATACTTTGTATTTCCTTGATTTTGACAAAAATTTTGGCAGGTTCTGTATAGTTGTGTTATTTCTTCTGCTTTTTCGTTTGCTTGCGAGGATGCGGAAATTATTTTTGTAAACCCTATCAGCGTTAAAAAAGAAAGACAAGCAATAACAAAAATTTTTTTGTTTTTTTCCAAGAAGACTTTAAACATCAAAAAATCCCTCCATCAACAAGATAATTAGTTTTTTAAAATTAATTCATCTTTATCGTTAAATGAGATTTTTTGTTGTTCCAAAAGAGCATAAATTCCTTCGTTAAGGTTTTGTTCTTTGATGTAGGGAAGCATTCTCTTTAAATCAACAATTTTTGGTTGGTACTCCCTTATCATAGAAATAAGAATTTCTTCCAAGCCAAACGAATACAAATCATAACTTTTCACCGAAGACATACGAACTCCTTAAATGTTTGTTTTTTATGATAATGCTGAATTGGCAGAGCGGCATAACCGCATCTTTCTTTTCTATTTGAAAAAATACGAATACAATCCGCTAATGAGCGCGTTTTAAACATAAAAATTTCTAAAAAATAAATTGGATAATAAGAAACATTTAAATAAATTGGATAATAAGAAACATTTGAGTTTATAAAATAATCTCTTTCATAGAAAGATTTAATTGTCATCATACAAAGGGTTCTCTTATTTTCCCGTTTTCATCAACCAATCCAAATGCTTTCATCGTCAAAGGAAACTTTCCGCAATCATTAACAAGAATAAGCATTTGCCTTGCGATTTCTCGTATTTCAACCTGCGCATGCTCGGAATAGCGAAGCGTTAGAAAGTGATAAAAGCTCCTGAAATTAAACATAACGTCGGCGGTCAATTGAATTCCGTATGGAAGATAAAACCGGGCGCTCTCCTTGGCTCGTTTTCGGGGCATTCCGGCTTTAACAAGTCGCTCCATGGTTTCGTGGTATTGTTTCAGGGAACTTTCAAGGTGATTTATGTATCTCTCTTGTTCATCCTCCGGCCAATCTTGCGGAACATAGAACTTATCATCTTTTAACTCTTTATACCTAGCGGATTCGCCATTAGTAGAAACACCAGCGCGATGCTTTAAAATGTGAATGTGGCTTGCGATGTCGGTTGTTAACAAGAAGTGGATTGATGACTTCTCAAACGGCGTTCCGTGCCCGTTTTCCGCGAGCATTTGAAGAAGGCCGCCCATACGCCCTTTCTTCTCTTCGGTCAATTCCCGAGAGGTGCTTGTCCAGGCCGAAAGAGCATGTGTTTTATCGCCGCCATAAATTCCAATTAATTCAACTTTGTTCTTATTTTTTTTAGTCTTCTTTTTCATCGTAATCCTCTTGCACACCAAAAAAATCAAAAGGCATCTCTTCAACGCTCTTAAAAAGGTTGTTTAAAAACATTTGGGGTTTTTCATCTTGAAGCGCCATAATTTTCTTATTTACCAATGATGCGTAAAAGAAGGTCACCAACAACTCATCAAATTGAGGGTTTTTGATAAAATCATTTATGTATTCTTCAAGCTCTTGCCGAAGTTCTGTTGAAATGTTCGCTTTTTTCTCAAAATCTTCAAGAAGTTTTGGGTCTATCATAACGTCTCCTCAAAAGAGCCGATAATTGCTGTTTCTGGAATAAGAATTATTTTGTTTCCCTCAAATTCATTTTCCTCAATCAAATGAGAAAAAATCATAATCTTTGAACCTTCTGGAAGAAGCCTTATCGTCTCTTTGCAATCATCGGCGGCGGCGAGAAGTTTGACGACCATAATTCCACTTCTTTTTTCGGGTTGGAGCGAAGCCCATTTAAGGCGGGTTTCTTCTTTTTTGACATCTTCTTCGAAGAAGTCTATCAATAAAAACTTATTTTTTGGAATGAATTTCATTTTTGCCTCACAAAATTTTGAATAACTCTATCAATCGCTTGTTTGTAATTGTTGCATAATAAAAAGGCTTTTTTACAATAAAAGAAATTATAATCCCTCGAGGGTCGAATTCGTAAATGTTACAATAATTTAGAATAAAACCACATTGAATTATAGCAAATTTAAATCCAGACCCAGAAAGATGAATTTTACTCTTCTTCATCAGGCAAAATCTCTTTTTTGATAAGGTCATAAATGTCGCTCAATTCATTTATGTTCTCCCGCTTTTTAGCGATGCGATAGGCTTGAATTGTTGATTTTATCTCTTCTTTGGTGAGCCATTCGTTTTCAATAAACGATTTTCGCAAGTCTTTCCGGCTTTCAGCAAAAGGGCGGATACTTTCCTCAATTTCCTCAAATGCTTTAAGAAATTCTAAAATTTTGTCTTGCTTTGCTTGGCTATTTTTAATGTCGCTCATTTTTTGTGTCTCCGTTATGAAAGTATCTTATAGGTTTTGATGTCGCCTGTCAAGAGGTATTTTTTAGGTGTTTGGAATAGATCGCCAATGTAAAATCTGGCAATGTTTTTATCACACAATAAAGACCTATCAAAAACAAAAAAATAAATAGAACAAGAAAACCGAAAAGCGTTTATTCTTATTTTCATAATGATTTAAAAACCTTGATGTCTTCTATTGAAATCTTGTTGAAATATCTTGAATTCAAAGAAACATTAAACCAGCATTTATTGCAGAGAAATTCTTTATCATAAAATGATAGATTATGAAAAATTTTGAAATAAATTTCTTCTTCATAATCAATTCCAAAATCATAATCAATTCCAAAAAAAGTTTTCATAGCATCCTGAATAATTTGATACATTTAAGTGTTATAAACTTTTTCGTAAAAGATAAAACAGGAAAGCAGGCAATTTGGAGTGAAGTTAGTTGGGATGGATTTTTATTTTTTAAATAAAAGTATCGCGAAATATAAGACGGAGAACAAGGATGAGTATAAATTAAAATTGAGAAAAAAGTTTTACTATCCCAACCCATCCAAAACCCTAGAGAAATGCTTTGCGGCAAATTGTCTTGCTTCAACTTCATGAGGGGCTTTTTCGTATCCATAAGCTTTCAACCAGAACCTCTGTATAGCATAGATGGAATACTCTTCCAAGGCTTTTATGAAAGCGTTTCTATTATTTTTCAAGGCTTCCAATTCTTGTGGAAGTTGAAACGGCATTATCATTTTGAGTTTCTCTTGAATTCCGTTTTCCCAGAGATAAACTTGGTTAAAATGCGCAAGCTCGTGAAGGACATCCTCAATAACATTATAAAAATCATTATTAAACCTTTGAGCATCAATAATGATTTTTTTATAATGAACGCTTCTTGGCGAGGAGACAAAGATGGCCGCTGCATCGATGCCTAAATCATCCTTGATGGATGGGACAACATCGATGTCTGTTTCCTGCGGAGCAAGAGAAAATTCATCAACAATGGAGTAGATAAAATCTGCTTTTTCTTCAGGAGAAAGCTCTTGTTTTTGTTTGGTTCTTTCAAAAAACATCTTTAATTAAATAGGATTTAATCAATTTTTTAAAGGAATTTGAAGCTGTCGTCGGCGGGCGGGCCCAACCGAAAAATTTTTTTGAGCCAGATAAAAAATACACATCAATAAAAATAGAATTAAACTTATAATAAAAACAACAAGAGAGTGGATAGATTTTTAGTTTTTCGTAAGTATTCATAATGTTTTATATAATCTAACCATTTTTTTTAAAAAATTTGAAGAAAAACGCTGAATGTTGTCCCCGGTGCTTCCAAAAGGGCCTCCCGACCTCATCAAAAATTCTTTATCAATAAAAAAAGCATTAAATTCAAAATAACGACAAATAGCTGCATAGCAAGGATACAAGTTAAATTTATTACAATTGCTCATAAGGTTTTATGCAGTCTAATAACTTTTTTTAATCGCTTTATTGAACCTAATTCTTTTAAGTTAAATTGTGAAAAAATACCTAATTTACCATAAATAAATAAGATATCAAAAGATAAACAATTTTGTCTTGAACCAATTTGATAAATCCAAACAATTATCCTTAAAATACGCATTTAAAACTCTTTATGAGATTTTTAAAATCTCTGTCGCGGTAGATAGACTTATCCATAGATGAAGATTTTATGTATAGAAATTTGTTAAATACTGAATAATCCTGTTCCAGGAAAAGAAAATCAATTGTAAAAATACTGAAAGGTTCTGTTTTAACTTTGTTCCCTGTATAAATGTTATAAATTCTTTTATTCATTAAAGAACTCCATAAATTTTAACAACTCTTTTGAAGAAAGTTGATGAAAAATTATTTTTGCTTTTTTCTCTAAAGTCAATAACAGATTGATCTCCAGTTAAAAATGCATTATCAATAAAAATAGCATTATTTATAGCAACGCTATACCAGGTGTATTGTAAATAAATGTTAATTTTTTTAAAGGCATTCATAAATTTTTATGATTTTTTTAAAATCTTTAACCAGCGAAGCATTATCAATTGGTTTTAAACTAAAAATGGAATGATTAAAGGCCAAAAAATAATTGTCTATTAATAAAACATTAAGAAAATAAAATTGATTTTCTAATCTAACCTCGTGAATGTAAATTTTATTAAAAATCATTTTATGTAAGAAATTGAAATCATAATCAAGACAATCATGACCTCAAAGAAAAGAAGATAAAGCGGAAACATCATCTTGGTTCGATGATGCCTGGAGCCTTAACAGAAGTCAAGCAAGATTTACTTTATTTCACAAGCGCCTCCTGCGCAAGCAACCTCGCCCTTCAAATCGGTTTCATCTTCAATTTCAACCACATTATCCAAATTAACCTCATGCAACCTTGCGAAAAGTTCGTGATACTTCTCTTCGGTTATGTCTTCAAAAGGCGGCTGAACGTAACTCCCGTAATCCTTTGGAAGGACCGATAGCCCCGAATAAGTTTCTTTATTGTTCCACATCCATTCCCCAACCTCTTCCCATTCACCTTTGTCAATCGTTATGGTTGCGGAGACATTATGGTTGCCTTTGCTTGGCCTCGACCCCGGAATGACCCATTCTAGCGAGACTTTCTTGACCCTAGCCAGAAGGTCAAGGGCGCTCTCATCGCGCGTTATAGCCCCTTCTGGGGCCCTTTGAGGCAACGCTATGATGGCTGTGTCGTGGGGGCGAAAATAATCATCTTCCAAGATTTCAGGATGGTTCTTTAAGAGATAAGAATAAATTGCTTCGTTCTTGCCAACCCTCATTCGACGAAGATAGAACTTCGCATGCCAGGCGTGTATCCCGGACGAGGTTCCGAGAACGCAAGAAGTGGTTCCAGCAGGCTTGACACAAGTCAATCTCGCTGCCTTGTTTATTCCCAAGAGTTTCGCAAATCTTTCGTTTTCTTGAAGAGCAATCTTGGAAGCTTTGGTCATGTCCAATTCGAGAACTTTTCCAGATGCGATGCCGGTCATGCCGATGCCAATAAGAGCCTCTTTCTCGGTTGTCTTTCTCCAAATTGGACGGAGGTAGTGAAAGTCCGTATAGCTTGCTTGAAGCGTTCCGAGGATTGTTGCAGCTCTGACGCGGTTTTCGAAGTCTTGCTGACTTTCAAGGTCGCTTGCGTTAATTTCGACAAGGTTGCAGAATTGGAAAGGTTTTAAAAGAATTTCGCCACAATTTCCAGTTATGCAGTGTGAAATCTGGAAACAATGTGTTTTATCAAAAACGGAAATGTCCCAAACATCTTCTTTAATTTCTGTTTTTTCTATACTTTTAATTTTGATGGTATTGGAGTTTTTGTATTTCTCTCTAAAAACCATTTCATCAATTCTTTGTTGTTTATCTTTGTGTGTTAATTTAAAAGTATCTCTAAAATGTTTTTTAGACGCATTATCACTTATTCTTAAATGATGATAATCAAAGTATTTTCCATTCAATAATGTTTTTCTTGAATGAATAGTTGTTTTTATTCCATAGAAGCCTAACATCTCTCCGACATCTTCAAGCAGTTTTTTATGAGCCGATGAAAGACAAATTCTCCCGTTTGAATTTTTTGTCTTTTTCTCGACAGAGCCGTCAGAACTATACAACCCATCAATAAAACCTTTACGAAAATCTTCGGTGGCTTTATTCCAAATAATTGTTGGGATGCCTTCTTTTTTATTTTTAATACCAAGTTTATCAGTATTTTCATTCAAAGATCTTGATTGGGTATTAACCTCTTTTGTCCCATTATCTCTCTGTTGAAACTTCGCGTTGCTTCCTTTAGACGTAAGGTAATTTTCTAATTTTTTATCTATTCCAGAAAGAGCATCTTTATCGGAAACAACCATCCCATGCTGAATTGCTCCATTATCCCCTCGTATCGTAATCCAACCATCACCAGTGAGCCATCCAGCAAAAAATCCGTCTTCATAATCTCCAATTTTTCCATCAAATAATTTCTTTTGTTTGAGAATTGGAAATCTATCACCAACTTTCAATTCCGTAGTTTCAACCTTAACAAAGTTTCCACTTTTTTCATCCAAAACGGGCCACTTATGCTCTGCTGTTGAGAAATAAGAAAAACCACTCGCAAGAGTTATTTTGTATAAAGTCTTGTTTTTTCCTGACAAGAAGCATTTTGCTTTGCTTTCTTCCCCATTTAAATTTTTAACGATGAATTCTTTTCCTTCCAGATCTTCAATAGGAAAAATACCTGTTGAGGTCATAACTTTTGTCCCTTTTCTCAAAGAGGGGTTTGTCCCATGTTCTTTTTCATTTAAAAAGAAGAACCCCGGCTCGCCCGCGTTAGAAAACTCAATTGTCTTCCACAAATTCATAAAGAAATCTTTTGTAATCTTATGTCTTAAGAGAACTGCGGAATTATTTGCTCTTCCACGTTGCGGATTTAATTCCCACCAATTTCCCGTCTTCGCGGAAAGCATCTTTTCGTCATCCGCAGAAAAGAGCGAAATGAGCGCCGCTCGGCGAATGCCTCCAGCAAGAACCGCATCAGCAATGAAGCAAATAATGTCGTGGACTTCCAAAGAAGAAAGTTTATCTCCATTTTGTTTAGCATCAAGAATAGATGTTATTCGAAGAAGGCACATTTTTAGCGGATCTGGTCCGGGAGCCTTTCCTCCGGAGGTTAGAAGACGAGCGCCTTTTTGACGAATGTCGTTAAAATCAAAATTAATGGTTGAGCCACCAAAAAAATAAGATTTCATAAGAACTTTGACAGCGTCTGCCCAACCTTCGATGCTATCCCCGACGAGGTATCTTCTTTTGTGATTTGGGTTTGGTTTATTTATTTCAGGCAACTTTTCAATGTCGTGAGATTGAACCGAAAAACCTACGCCGGTTCCACCAAGAAGAAGAAACATAATCTCCGAAAACGCTCGCCAGTCATCGACAGGCAAGAAGCAACAATTATAACCGCGAGTATTGTTTATCTCGATTGGCTTTCCTGAAAATTGAAGCATTCTCATCGAGGGGAGAATTTTTTTATCATAAACAAATTTGTAAGCATCTTCTATTTCTTTTTGGTGTTCCGGAAATTTCTTAAGGTGCATACCTTTGTTTCTATCGATAAGTTCTTCCCAATTTTCTCTTCGATTGAGATGTGGAAGATGCTTGGCGTACTTCATAAAGATGATAATGTCCGATAGAATTTTTTGTGAAGCATCAAGAGTTTTTGTCATGTTCCTTTCTCCGTTTTGTTGAGTTTTATGTAAAGATTATTTAGTCTCTCAAACCCAAAACTTGACGCAAGGATACAACGGAACGAATTAATTTTCAACCGAAATGAATTTCAGGTTTGAAGTTGCTTGAAAATTTGGATTTCTTTGAGCGAAACGAGATAACAATAATCTTGCATTTTCGCATTACGTCCATTGATTCCAAAAAAAGCAATAGGACCCGACCGGCAATCAAAAATACAATCGTGAAAGCGAGGATTAATGGCTCTATTATGGCAGAACATCTTTAAATCAACAACGCAAGAATTAACTTTAATTTCTCCTTGCCAACGAAAACATAAAAATGTTATAATATTTTTCATAATTGTTTGAAGATTTTGACATCTTTTTTATTCAAGAGAACACCGAAACACTTTCTTTTTTTTGATTTAATCCTAAAAAGATCGAGATAATGTAATTCGCTATTAAGATAATTTTCTTGGTAACCACCTATAAACCAATTAAATGTCTTTATGTTTATTTCACATATGCCGTTTGGTTCCGCCGTCCGCGGGAAACATAAAAATTTTATAACTTTTTTCATAATTGCTTAAAGATTTTTACACTTTCTTTATTCAAGAAAAAGAAAAAACCGTTTCTTTTTCTTGATTTAATCTCAAATACGGCAAGGTCATCTATTCCAAAATCAAAATAATTATCATCTATACCACCTACAAACCAATCAAACATTTTTATGTTTATTTCGCATTCGTCGACGGTTCGAGAAGTGAAAGAATGAGGGTAACATAAGAATGCTATAACTTTTTTCATAGTGTTTTAAACAATTTAATGTTTTTTATTTCAATTTTTTTCTTTGAAACAAATTCAAAAGATAATGCATAAGGAAAATAAGCTATAAAATGCTCTTTTTCAAAAGTCTCAAATTGAAAATCTTTTTCATTTGGAAATTTTTCAAATAAATAAGATAACTTTAAAGTTCCATCGCAATAATTTATAATTTTCATAATGCTTTAAATAAAATAATTTGGTACTGGGAGAGATAATAATAACTTTGATAATGTCTCTCCGTGCCACAGATAATGTATAATAAAGGATTGCTTATTCTATAACGATAAAACCACTCCGCTTGAACGATAACGCCCGCACCGAACGCCATTAATCTTGTTGAACGAGATTTCATAATGTTTTAAATAAACTTATCAAGTTTTTTGAATAAAACTTATCTTTAATGTTCTCATCAAAGAACAAAAATCTTTCATAAGAACAAATAAAGTATTCTACACTTTGTGCCCATGTGCAATAATAAGTCTCGCAGACTAAATGTTGAATTACTATCTCGCCATCAAAAGGGTAATGCGTAAAGCCCGACCGGCGTTTCATAAACATTCACAAACCCTACCAAAACTCGCCCAGTCTTGTCAAGCTATTCCGCAACCTTTTTCATTTTATTTCCGCCCAAGAAACTGCCAAGATTTATTTTGTTCTGCCCCAACAAGACCTCCAAAGATTTTTCATCTCCATTAAAAGGCGTTCCGGAGCCGCTCGGGTTGGTTATGCCTCCATCATTTTTGATGATTTGTCGGAGGACATCAATTCTTCCTTTTCCTGTATCGATAAAGCACGAGAATAACAACCCGTCCGGACCATTTCGGTTCTTGGCGACAAACATCTTTCCTGTATTCGCGACCTTGTCTTCGGGAGACCGTTGAAGCGTCAGGATAAGATAGGCTCCGAAACATTTTGCAAAGGCCTCGGAGGTTGAGTCGAGTTCCACGAATTCTTTTTGGGTTCCTCCACGATTTGTTTGAGAGCACGTCCAAAGAGCACAATCAAGTTCTTGCGCCATTGCTTCCAAGTCTTCATAAATCCCTTCAATTCCATGCCGTTTCTCCGGATTGTTGAAAGCGGGCTTCATAATGTCCGCATAATCAACCATGATGACATCAGGAACAAACCCTGATGTTTCCTTCATTTTATCAAGGAACATTCGCAATCTATCAACCGAAGCGGATTTCTTTGGAAACCACTTAACCTTAAGTGTCCCGGGAATTGCTTTTTCAACTTCCCGAACCTTGTCTTTATTATTATCAAGTTCGTCAATTTCAATTTCAGTTAATCGTGAATCAACGCGCTTGTGAATAATGTTTTCGCTCAATTCAAGAGAAAAGAACATAACATTAAAGCCTTGCTTGATCGCGTGAGAAGCCATGTTTGTCAGCGTAAACGATTTGCCACAATTGTGATGAACTGTAAAATCACCGGTAAGATACAGGTGATCTTTATCGATAGTGAAGCCATAAAAATCATCAACTCCTACTTCTTCTACTGTAAATCCAGAAACTAAATGATTTTTCTTTTGTCTCCTAATGTCGCCTTTCTTGCGAGCAATTTTTGTTGGAATCAAAGATAAATCCCCGCTCAAAACACAAACATAGTAAGTTGTTTTATTAACAATTTTGGACCTTTGCGAAGAAGTAAAACCAAGACTGCGCGCCAGAAAATCAAAATCATCAGCAAGTTGCTTAGATTTAGAGCAAAACTCAAAACAACCTCCTTTACTAAGATGACTATCGGTGTCAATCAAACCAGCAAGCATTTCCAGCCTATTTTTTCTCGAAGATGTTTTATAAACATCAGGAACAAACTTGTTTCCCGACCTCGTTCTTTCGAGTCCTAATGTCATTATTCTTTTAAATAAGAAACTTGGTTCTCGTTTCCATTTTTGCTTCTTCTGGTTTCTACAAATTCTCATGTCAAAAATGTTTTCATTTGTTTTTTTAGAATAACTTTTTAATGTTAGTTTGTTTTCCCTTTGTTGAACATAGTTGACAACATAATCTTTAATTTCTTTGTCACAAGAAGTTATACCTACATGTCTCGAAGTCGCAAGATGACCGTCTCCTAAGATAAGACCAAGCATGTATGGGGCAATAGGCAATTTCTTATCGGTCTCGGCGAACTCAACACCGGCTCTGTGAAGTTTATAAACATGTTTAAATGTTTTACTTTTTAATAGATAATCTTTTACGGAAATTTCTATAAATTGTTTGCTTTTGACGCCATCATTAGTTCTTTTAAGAGACAAAATGTGATTTTCATTAACAATGAATGGTTCTCCACCTCGATGCGGTGTAATTTTATACATTTGCTCTCTTCCTTGAATTAATCGCAGAACTTCTCTAGGTTGAGAATCTGGGCCCATCAGCCTATCACCAACCTTAACATTTTCAACATTTTTCAATTTCCCATCAAACATGAGAATTGATGTTCCCTTCGCATGACAACCTGTCGGAGCCATAACGACACCTATCTCTTTTCTTCCAAGGCCACCTTGAGTTATTCTGTCGATGTGTTCCCAACCTGTCGGAATTGTTTTACGGGCTTCTCCAGAGGTATAACGCATTTCGAAATCGTCATGATAGTCTGTTCCAAAGTCTCTTTCGGCGCCAAGTTTAACGGCATCATCAATAACTTTTTTGATTTCTTCAAAAGAGCAATTTTTTAATAATTTAATGGAGCGAAGCATTGCCTCGTTTAGTTTTTGTTTTCGGCAAAAATCAAGCGATTGGGTCTTGACAAAGTCAATGTCTTCAAGAGAAACTTTGCCTTGTCGAACATTATCAACAAAAGTTATTGAAAAAAGACGCTCTTCGCCACCGCCCTCGGTTGTTTTTAAGATGGTCGAGAGCGTTTCAAGAGATGGATAGGATTTATACTTCCCGTGATAATCAAAAACGATGGAAACAATCTCTTTAAGATAATCTCTTGCGAGGTATTGTGGATTGAGAACTTCCATCATTCGGTCAGCAAATTCTTTCTCTTTGATAAGAGATGCGACCAATTTTTCTTGAAAAGAATGTCCGAATTGTTCAAATGTTATTTTGTTGTTTTGTTCCATAATTTTTTAAAGTTGTTTGAGGTGCTCCTTTCAACACCGAAGATGTTTTTGTAATTATGACTATAACCCAGAACAGATGCGGCGACAAGAAGAAAATAATTCGTCCCAATTTGTTCCATCAAGTCCGTCATGCATAAGCATTTTGAGAAAGTCTGTTTTTAGAAAGATTGGATTAAAACCTGAAAGAGTTTCTTTTATGGTTTCCGCATTTTCCGAAGGAAGAATGACGGAATACAGTTGAATTATTCTATAATTCGAATGGATTGCTTTTTCATTTTCAACAATGGATTTAAAAACCTTAAGGTTGCTCTCCAACATTTTCTTGGAGGCTTCTTCCAAAATGTCTTGAATGGTATAATCGTAATCTTCTTTAAGAAACGGAAAGTGTTTTATGAGTGTCTTAAATCCAACTCCTCCAACACCTTTAAGATTATCGCTCGGGTCGCCACAAATTGATTTAGCGAGAGCAAAATTCTTTGGATGAATTTCATAATCTTGAATAATTGTTTTTATTGTTCTAAACTTGCTTTCTCCGGAGTTGTAAATTATCGTTTCTTTATCGCAGAGTTGGAAGAAGTCTTTATCACCAGAAACGATAATTTTTTGGTCTCCAGCAAGATAAGGAGAACGACATAAGAACCCAATAATTTCATCTGCCTCAATGTCTTGAAACCAAAATTGAATAATTGGGAGGTTGTTGAAATACTCGACCAGGCGGCTTCGTTGATAATTGTAATTTTCTCTTCTTTGGTCTTCGCTCAAAAAGTCTATGTTTCGGTTAAGTTTAGAAAACCTTTTTGAACGATTTTCTTTGTAATTTTTATCATAATTCTTTTTTCTTTTGGATTGGCTATCCCAACAGACAATTATCATGTCTGGATTTGTATGTTTTATGCTTTTTTGAAGAATTTTTAAAAATCCGATAATTCCCCCGATGAACTCGCCACCTGGCGAAACCGCAGGAGAAATTGCGTAGGCTCTGGAGAAACAATTTAAAGCATCAATAATTAAAATTCTTTTCATTTTCTCCTCTCGCAAGTCTTAAATAAGGAAACAATTTTATGGAGATCATAACTTCTCAATTTTCTATTTCTTGATTTTTGAAATGATTTATTTGCTTGGAATGCTCCGTTATTATACAAATAGATAGAATTATACCCGAAATGAAAAATTGAATTTTTTTTCAAAAAAACTAAAAAACGGAAATAGCATCTTCTTATTCTATTTCTTGGTTTGTACGAAGTCATAAAACATTTCATTTTGAAACCTTAAATAAAGAAACAATTTTTTTAAAGTCATAACAATTAAAATTATATTTTTTCGCAAAGCTATAAAAATGTTCCGGACTAGCATAATAAATTTCAAACGTTCCGTCTAAATCAATAAGAGATAAAAATCTAACCACAAAACATTTAGCCATACACCGGTAAATTACACATTTCATTTTGAAACCTTAAATAAAGAAACAGCTTTATGGAAATCACAAATTCTTTTAACCCTGCCGTTAAAAAAAGTTGCTTTCGCATGATAATTTGGAGTTGAAATAAATACTAATTCTCTATAACCTTCACAAAATTTAAACAATTCTCGGTATTTGGGAGAAAATGTTATAAAATCAAAGCAATACCAATTGCCGAAAGTTTTATATCTATAAAATTTCATAAGCAAACTTTAAAAATTTGAGCAACTTTAATGAAGTCAAAAGCTTTTCCTGAAAAGGAAAGATAAGCTATAAATGATTTTGGAGGTATAAAAATAAATAAACTCTTACCTCCGCCCTTATTATAACAAATAAAAGTTTCGCTAGAATACTTCATGATTATAAAATCATCGTAGTATCTCCCAAGTTTTGCCTTCATTTGAGACATTTTATCGCCGAATGGCGGAAAGAGCAACCAAAATTATTCAAGAAAATCTTCTTCCAGCTTCTTTTCACCTTCTCCGTCAACATCATAAAATGTTGAGGCTTTTGCGCTTCTTGTTTCGAATTTCTGGATGACTTCTTCTTCAAGAATGGAATTGATGATTGCTTTAAACTTTTTATCGTTTTTATACAAATCATTCCATTCACTCGTCATGAATTTGACCTCGTTGCCTTTATCATCAACAACCGTCCATCGTCCAGCAGCCCCACCAGAGAGCCTAGGAGAACCTTTAATCGCTTGAAAAATGCTTTCCGCATTCTGCACGCCTATGTTCTTTTGATCGCCCCAGATGATTTTAAAGGTGCACTCGCGGCCTTCGGTTCCAAAGCGGGATTTTTCAAGTTTCGCTTTAACCTCCGACCCAATTTTGTATTCGTGCTCATCAAGAATGAAACTATCCTTCGCTTTTCGCTTGGTGAGCCAGATGCGAAGAGAATAAGCATAGTTTAGCGTCTTTCCTCCTGGTGTTGTCCAAGGTGTTGTTAATTGCTCCGCGGGAGTTCGAGCAATGTTTGTCTTCAATTGGTTAAGAACCAAAAATGTTCCCTTCTTATTGATAAGAGGAGTTATAATTTTTGGAACACCTTTAGAGAGAATTCTTGCTTTTTCAGCCATAGAGGAAAGAGGGTTGAAGTCTTGAGAAGACTCTTCCTCTTTTCTTGTCGGTGTCATCGCAAGACTGTCCAAAATGAAAAGATACTGGTCATCGGTCGTGAGGAGCGTCTCTATGGTCTCAAGAACAAATTCGACGCTTGTTGCTTGAAGATACAGAATTTCGTCAAGGTCTACTCCTGAATTAACCCAAAATTCTCGATCAATTGACGCTTCACTATCAAAATAGATGACCTTAATTCCCTTTTTTTGGGCGTTCGCGGCAATTTGGGCAGCAAAATAGGATTTACCTGAATTGTGGTTTAGAATTCCGTTACCGAAATAAGCGTGCTCGAGATGATTAACTTCAATGTCTACTATTTTGTGCTGTCCTAGTCCAACGATAGATTTAACCAAAGAAAATTCACCATTTTCACAAAGAAGTGATGTTTCTTCTGGAATTAAATCACGAGTTTTCATCCAGCCCGATTTAGAAAAACAACGATGTTCCAAAGAGGTTTTTATTTCATTCCCATTTTCTAATTTTATTAAAAACGTCGGGAGCATCCCTTTTTCGAAATAATTAACAACATCAACAAACTCTCCGTTAATAGATTTAACTTTAACTTTCTTCCCGGACTTTAACAACCCTTTAATTTCACTAATTTTTATTTTCATAAGTTCCTCAATATTTTCTCTTTATTTTTTTTATCTAAAATAATTTTGTCTTCTAAAATTAATTTTTCTATTTTTTCAGCGTCCAAGACGTAGTCAAAATCTTCTTCCGTGTAAAAACCACATTTTAAATTAAATCTTTTACAATAATTTTCCAAAGCTTTGAATTTTATTTGGTTTTCTTTTAAAGAAACCATCTGTTTAGGTTTAATTTCGTAAATCACATTACCAATTACGATGTCGGGACAATAGGTTCTTTCTTTTTTATTTAATTTATAATTTATCCTATGTTTTGATAATAAAAATTCTACATTATTTTCTATTAGAAACAAAAAAACCTTCATTTCCAAAGAACTTCTAAAAAAGATTTTTTCACCTTTTTTGTTAATAACCCAACCTTTCGTTCCTATTCCCGCCTTTATTGATGGACTTTTACCATACATAGGGTTATTTTTACCTGATTGTTTTTGTTTGTTTGGTTTTCCATAAAGTCCCGCTAAATCTTCAACTTTTTTATGACCGAAATTGTATTTTTTTACAAATGTTTTTACGATTTGTGATTTTGTTTTATTTTGCTCTAACATTTTTTTGTAAAGTTTTATGTGTTTATCTTCTATTTTCTTTACAGAATGATTTGATAATTTTTCTATTTTTTTTAAATTATCAAAAGCATTTTTCTTTATGATGATTTCACTATTAACGCTTAATTTTTGCTTCCACTTATCGCCCTTCCACTGAATAAATCTTCTTAAGAATGTGAGTTTTGCTCCTGTTTTTTTTATTAATAAACTCAAATTAGCACCATTTTCTATCTCGCTTTCAATAATCTTACCCCATTCCAAATTAAACGCTTCGTAGCGTAAAATAGAAGATTTGCGGCGAGGGTGTTCATCGCCAGACAAGCGGGGATTTGTTTTATTGTTGTTTTGTTTGAATTTATCCAATAAATTAAATTTTTTAGCAATTTTACCAATAGAACTATACGATAATCCGTATGTCTTTTCTATTTCTCGCCAATTACACCCACTTTCAATCATTTTTATCACATTTTCATTTTTTTTAAATTTATCGATAGAGAGAGCATCTCCAACTTCATTTGTTAATTTATTTAAATCGGTCATAATACCTAAATAGCGGGGAAAGTCAATCGCTAATCTCAACCTCAATTTCAGTATCCTCTGTAACACAGGCACTCTCACCCGCCAACTCGGAAACCCGGCCGACAGGAATTCCTGCTCGCTTTCCTTTGCAGATGATACAATCAAGCCAATCCGCTCCTGTTGGAATCCAATCGACAACGCTTGCGGGGTCATCATCCTTCAAATTAAATGAAACGGTCCCGGCGGCCTGTTTGTTGATAAGTTTTTGTATTTCCGCAATAGAAAGTTTGCCTAAATTCTTTTTCCCTTCTTTTTCTTCTTTTTTAACCATTTTTTTCTCCCGTGATTTAATAATGAAAGCAAAAAGCGGTATAAAAATTTCTCTTTATACCGCCTAAAATTAAACTTTAATCTTCTAATGATTTAAAGACATCTTCCGCGCTTTGGTCTTCTTTTTCTTCTTGTTGAGAATCAGATTCGCCGCCGAGGGAAACATGACCTTCTTCGTCAAAATTGAATTGTTCTTGAAGAATTTGGTTAATTTCCTCTTTGGTCTTAACCTGCTCCTTCATCAACTCCATAAGGTCTTTAACGCTTTCAAGAATTTTGATTGCGTTTTCTTTTGAATCGGTCAAAGGTTTTTCTTTTCCTCCAACCGTCAAAGTTATTTCATTATAATTTGTCTTATTGCCTTCTTTTCCTGATGGAATCATTTTAACAGTAAAATCCCGGCCGGTCTTATAATGAGTTATGTTTCTATAATCAGGATTTTTACTTAATTCAACCAAAGTTTTATAATTTTTTCCACCATAAGCAAACCACTTGCCTTTCGGCAAGGCTTCGCCTTCTTTTCTTTCAATGATTGCTGAATAATACCGCTCTTTTGCGAAGAGTTTTTTCGCAATCATCTGTTCGGTGCTTTGTTTTGGCTTTCCTTTTTCATCTTTAACTTCCGGGTCTAACTTTTTCTTCCAGAGAGCTGTTGCGAGAGAACAAATGGGGCAATCTTTCCCAAATTGCCGTTTGAGACAGACAATTCCTTTCCGGTGATTTGGAACGCCGTAATGGAGCCAAACCTCCTTGAAAGGGTCCTTCCCAGGGTCTGGAAGAAATCTTATGGTTTGTGTTCCTTCTTTTGGAGTGAACCAATTTGAATTTTCGTTTCCGCCCTTTCCTTTGTTTTCCATTTTTTCTAATTTGGAGTTTAGTTTCTCTAAGTCGATGTCCATGTCGTCTAAATTTAATTTTGTATTCATACTTTTTCCTTTATGAGACTTATTTTCATTTTATTGAAATGCTCTAGTGTTTTTAATTTTGTGTTTCTCCTGTCCATTTCTGCACAAGAATACTGTTCTTTTTTTGGTCCGTCAACATAATTTTAAAGGAAACAGCACAATCTTTTTCTTGTTGCTGCTTTTCTTGAAAAAGGCTGAAGACCTTTTCTGTTAATTTATTATCGGTTCTATACCTTTCATCGTTTAAAATGAAAGAATAAGAACAAAAATTGTTGTTTTTTAATTTGTAAAAATTGTTTTCTTTTTCATCATCAAAATCGCAAAAACCAAATGTGCTTATTCTATACCAAGAAGGTTTTTCTATTTCATTATCAAAAATCGGCATAGTCTTTTCTGTCTTTTCGCAAAAATGAAAAATTTGAGCGATTGTTTGATACATAGTATCATAAAACTTATCAAAAGTTTTGTTTTGAGAAAATTGTTTTAAGATTTCCAAATCTATCAAAGAAACCTTTTCAAATAGGCCAGAACGAGCATACTCTTGAAGAACAAATCTTATGACTTTCTCAAATTTTAAATCATCTTGAGACAAAAAAGAAGTTATGGGTTTTATGTAAAAAATTTCTATCTTCTTGTTTTTAAAATAATCAAGAATTTTTAAAGTTAAAGAGGAACATTTATCTTTTCCAGAAACAAAAACAATTAATCTATCATCGTGCAAGTTGATGTTTTCAACAAAAGAACAATTTATTTCGCTTTCGTATTCCTCGTGAGTTTTCTTTTTATCCACTTTAAAAGATTTTTGAATTTTAGTTTTTCCATCTGTTATTGAAAAACAATCATACTCGTTTTTATCCAAAAAAGATAAAATACTATCCGCGGTTTCTCCTATTCCAATAACAGAAATCATAGACTTATTTTTTTCATTTCCCCGTAGTTTTTTCCCATCTTTACATTGGATTTAAACAGACCTATCTTATCATTTTTCTCAAAGATTTGTTTGATGTTTTTTAAGTATTTAAACTCGCTTGAAGCAACATCTAAAACAAGACAATCGTGAAGCATAAAAGCAATAAAAGTTTTTAATTTATTTGATGTTAAAAAATCATCAATCTTGCATGACTGCTCCAAGCAAACATCGCTCGTTGTGCTTTGTAATAAATAATTTAATGCGTGCTCTTTGTCGCAAAAGATTTCTCTTTTGAATGGCGTTATTATTTTACCATCTTTGTAAAAATTATTAACAATCTGTTGTTTATTAATCAATTTGTCAAAGTTGGTATTGAAAGAGTTGGGGTTGTATAACCAAGAAATCGCTTGTTTTTTTATTTCCCCTCTTTCTTTTATTTCTCCGGAAGCCTTTAAGAAAAACTCATAAACATCTTCTTCTTCAATTTGCTTTCCAATCAAGTTAAAAAGAGTTCTTATCTCTGCTCCGTTGTAATCTAATTCAACAAAAAAATCATTTTGAGGTTTCAAGATTTGTCGTTCAGTTTTATCAAAAGACATAATTGGAAATGAGTTTTTGTGCGTCGTCAAGCGGCCAGTTATTGTTCCAAAGAGGTTGTACCGAACATAATTATTAGAGTTCTTGAATTTCTCTTTTGAGATAAAATCCCTTTCTATGTTTAGATTTTTTTTAGAAATCTTATCCAATAAGAAATGACTTTTTTTAAGAAAATCATAATTGTTAGGAACAGGAAGTTTTGACAAATTTTGTATCACATCCCGTTCGGTTTGTAAATAATCTTCTTTAAACCATAAAGGAACAAAAGTCCAAAAATCATTATCTTTAAGGTTAAAATTTGAGTTTCTAAAAGAATTAAGAAAAAATCTTTTTTTATCAAGACTTTGCTTGTACCGCCCGAATAAATTCTTATCAAGAGACTTCAAAAGCGTATCTTCATCACCTAAAAGAAAACAGGCAATAAAATTCTTATTTTTAAAGGATTTATCAGCACGAAGTGTGATAAAGTTGTCAGGAATGTTTTTAACTCTCTCTCCGTCTTGATAAAAAAACTTATTACCATTTCCATTATCAAGAACCTGAACCAGCATCTCTTTGCTCCGTTGAAACTTTGTATTGAGAGTTAATAAAAGCAATTGCTTTTTCTTCGCCCAAGACGCTTGCTATTGAAATTGATTTCTCAATAACTCCATCAAGGTTTTCAATGTTTATCGTGCCTAATGATACACTTTCCTTGGATTTAAGCCAAGCGTAAAATGAAATCAAAGAATTTTTATTAATCAATTTTTCAACATCATCAAGGTTTATTGTTTGTCTTAAAATTTTTTCAGCACACTTTCTTTTTCGCACAACTAAAATTGGATTTGCGAAAACATAAGAATTATAAAAACGGACCATAATTTCTTTTATTTGCTGAAATTCGTTTTGAGATGTTTTCTCGTAACCTCTATCAAAAAGGTCGTCTTTATCTTTGAACCCGAACTTTATCATAAACTCCTTCATCTGCGGAGAATTAACATTCGCAATCAATCGCCAAGGAGCATTTTTATCAAGATAAAATCCGTATTTTTTCGCCGTCTTTTGATAAAAGTTGAAATTTCTATCGTTTATAAATTTTTTAACTTTTTCTTCGTCCTGCGAATGAGAATTGTTTGAAATTTCCAACATCAACCCGGAACATAACGGAGAGCAGTGCTTTGATAAGATAAAAGAAGATTTTGTAAAAAATAAACCATTAGACAGGTTTGTTAGAAATTCTTTAAAAAGAATAAAAAATGAAGAAAAATCAACAAGCCTTTGGTAATTTTGGTTTTGTTGAAGAAATGTTCCAAAAGAAGAATAAAGGAGATTTAAAAATTTTGAGTATTCCGCTTCAACACTTATGAAACCTTTTTTGGGTTCCAAATCAGTGAACACAGAACCATCAAGATTTATTCGCCTTCTTCTTTCTTTTTCCTTAAATTCTCTTTTTATTTGAAAAAAGGCATCAGCAAGAAAATTGACCGCATAAACATTATTATCCACCGAAATTTGCCGAACCATTTGATTTTTTAGAATGATTGGATTGTTAAATCTATCCACCTTTCCAAAGAGGGTTTTTTCATCCCAAAGGTCAATCTTGCGAATAACGCTTTCAGGAAATAACTCATCGTATTTTTTTCTTTCAATAAAAATTGATCTTGAATTAAGAAAGTTATTGCCTTTGGTAATTTCCATACAATTTAATTAAGGCTTGGAATTAATCTTTTTGACTTGATTTTCATAATTTGAAGATGTCTTGGAAGGCAAAATGTTTTGTGCGGTACAATCCAAAATTGTTTCAAATTTGCCGGGGGCTATAAAATTCTCAACCCGAATAACATCATAATAACCGCCAATTCGCAGGCTGTCAAATGGAACTTGCGTTCCAAAACCAAGAGAGGCTGGGTCAATAAAAATTTTCATTCCAGGTTTAAAGAAAGCGTTTCCAAACATAGAAACTTTCGCGTTGTAAGGCTCGCTCTTAATGACGTCGCCAGACCTTCCGGCGGCTGCCTCGGCAATAGCCATTTCTCGCAAAAATGGAACATTAACGCGGGAAAATTTAACATTTTTCAATAAACCTTTATTTGAACCAACATAAAAATGATAAATTCCTTTTTTTTCATCCTCTATTTTATTTGGACCGCCGTGCGACATTTCGTATCCAGAAATACCAATAAAAAGATAATTTTTTATTAAAGAAATGTTCTTATTTTTATTTTTTACTTTAACATTTTTTATGTTTATTCGGCTATTACTTTTTGGGTCAAGTTCGGGATAATCTCCCGAAAGTGTAAAAGCGGAGTTTACTGTATAAACATTTTCATTCACAAAGTTCGAACCAAAACAGACAGGATTAAGGCATTTTAAAATTAACTTGGAACAAATGTTATTAATAAACTCTTTGACTGAAAACTTATTTCTTAAAGGTCTTATAACGACATCAATAAACCAACTATTATAAAGATTTAAGGAAATTGGAATGTCTGCAAGAGAAACCCTTATTCTTTTATTGGAATGTGGAGAGAGAAACTCCAAAGAACCTAATAGAATTCTAAATTGCTCTTTTCTTGATTGAATTGAAGAAATGCTATTCTCATCTGTTTCATCATAAATGCTGTCAAGCGAAGCGTCAATCAAATCACCAAAATAGAAATAATTAACTCTTATTTTGTTCTGGTCAAGCGGAGAAATGGTTGAGTTAGTAATTTTTTCTTGCTCTTCTGTTAAAATTCGCAATTCATTTTCACCTTTCTCTTTTTGAGCTTGCTGAAATTTCTCAACAACTTCGTTGCTTAAAATGTTATTGGATGTTGAAACTCCTTGCGAGTATGTCTTGCTTGCGCTTTGTTCTGTATTCCTTTTTATTAATTCTTCTTCGGTTAAAAGACCATTTTCTCCAATTCCAATTTCTTCACAAGCAACATCAACAAAATAGATTTGAGACCTATCTTGGAGTTTCTGCAACAACCTGTTATAAAGTTTTGTTCTATCTTCCCGAAGAGTTTTCTCTTTTAATTCAACAAGTTCATTAAGTGCTTTTTCACCAAGAGTTAATGTGTTTTTTAAATCATTATCATCTGGTTTATCTGTTATTTTTTTTCTTGTTTCATTTAAGAATTCCGTTGCTTGTTTAATTTCTCCATCAATTTCCGTTATGTTGTCTAGTTTTGGTCTATTTTTAACATAAAAAATGTCGGCACCTGGAGAAAACATTTTTCCTTCAATAGACGCGATGTATTGCGCGGAAACTTTCATTTCCCCGTTCTCGCCAAAATCTATGTCGTGTTGTATTAGATTTAAAATAAATGTTGTTGTCGTCTGTTGAATTGCTTGCCTTAACCCTGGCGAAAGTGTTAATTCATTATCGGGTGGAAGAGCCCAACCGACTTCCGCTTTTATTGTAAAATAATTTTCGTTGTATAAATCATCTCTAATTTTTCTTGTTTGCGGATACGAAATAAGGTCAGCATACGAAATAACCCTTCCGGATGCTTTCTCTTGTTGAGAAAAAAACGCCTTTACACTCTGGAAATACATTTCCAGTTTTGCCGTAAAAGAAAATCCTGTATCCGCCGGATTTGTTCCATTATCAAACCAAGAAAAACTTTTTATTCCGGCGCCATCCCCCCTTGATGCTTTGTTTTGTAAAATTTGTTCTAATTCTTGTTTGCTTGTAAATGTTGGAAAAACAATTTCTTCTTCTTCCGTATCTCCATTTTTATCTTGAAAAATCTTGTAAATTCTTATCTTTGGAGTTAAAAGAGATAATTGTTGAGGAAGAATGTTGATAAATGCAGTGTTCCCTTTCCCGAGAAGAAGATTTAAAACAATTCCGGGTTCATCTTCAATTTGAACGAAATTTTTAAAAACAGCATTTTTATGTTTTGATTGAAATGTTTCAAGATTTCTAACAAGGAAGCACTGCTCTTGAAAACGATTTGATAAGATAAAGTTTTTATCTTCCGGAAGGTATGAATTCTGGACTTTATCAACCATTTTAAACCTTGAAAATCTTCAAAACATCTTCAACAGGAGAAGGAATGTAAATAACATCTCCTAATTTGATGTGCGCGTCGGTCGGCTTTAAATTAAACCAAGCAATAATCCACCAAAGTTTCGCATCTCCATAGTGTTTATTGGCCAATTTGTACATTCTATCATTTATTCCCCAAATGTGGTTTTGAACCTTTAAATTCTTTATTTCATCTTCGGTTGGATGATAAATTGTTGGAGTAAAAAATTGTTTAATAAACTTAACATTTCTTTCTTTGAAAAGTTGTTTGTACTGCGGCAAATCATTTATTCCAACGGGAACATTATCGTATCGGCTGGCCATAACCTTAATTAATTAAGATTTCAAGATAGAATTGGAGGCGACATTTTGTTGTCTTTCGGCGGCTCGAGAAGTTTCTTGTTGTTCTTGCGAGGGTTCGATGAGCGCTTGGTCGGTTCCTTGACCGTTGAGAACGTCTATACCGAACGGAAAGCGGCTAAAATCGCCAATCGGCAATCCGTTGGACCAACCCATAGGGTGTTGATGAAGAGCTGTTAAAACGCAAGATAGAGCGATTTCTTTTGGATAGATGTTTCCTTTAAAATCATCAAAAAATCCCATGTCCAGGTTGGGCTTCCAAGATAATCCGTTGAGACGACATAAAAGGCCCGAAGTTTGTGCGTTGTCACTTTCCGGGGCGGAAACATCTTGAATTAAATTCATAAACTTAACTTTCATTAAAGGATTTGCGTTAATGGCTGTCGCATTAAGAGATGACGCTGGATTATTTGGGTCGCTTTTGATTTGGTTATAGGTTCCATAGAGCATAGAAGAAAGAATAGAACATCTTTCAAGGTTTTCTTTGGCTTCCTCAAAATCCACCGCAGGAACAACCCAAGACAAACTTATTGTTCTTTTAGTATTTCTAAATGTCTCAACCGGGTCCATTTTACCGTAGACTTCTTCGCTCGTCCAATTTGAAACGAAATCGTTGTCTATGTTTTTGAGAAAAGCCTTAAATTCAACATTTATTCCTGTTGGAACGTGATAAAAATCAACATAGTGTTGAAGTTCGTTGGCCAGTCGGTCGGTTATGTCGCCATTTTTAAATCTAACATTAGCCATAAATTTAAATACATTTTATCTTGGAATAGATAAATTCATTTTTTCTTCAATAACATCAAGAACCGCTCGGCCCAACTCTCTCCCGTCAAGTTGCAAAATAAGGTTTTTACTTCCTTCTTTTGATGCTTGTTCTGGAAGAGATTGGTTTGTCGCGTCATCGCGGCGTTGTGCCGGGCTGCTTAAAGTTCGCACCCGAGAAACATCATTTTTAACTTCTTTTGAGGCAACATTATTTATTGGAGAGCCTTTATAACCAGACCCGCCAAGGATTTCAGGAATGGCTATTTCATCAAAATTTTCCTTAAAACTATCCGCAACAAAAGATGCTGGATTTATTACTGCTTTTGTTAATGCTTTTGAGTATTCATAAAACTTTCCAAGCTTATTTTCCAAAAAATCATCAATAAGAGTTCCGGCTCGGGAAATAATGCTATACAATTCCTTAAATCCTTCCAGCACCCCGCCCAAAATTGGAAATTTATCTTCCAAAAGCCATCTAAAACTTTCTTTTAATAAATCCCAATTTGTATAAGCCTCATAAGCAGCGGCGCCGACGCCAACAATCGCAAGAGCCATCGAGCCAAGAGTTGCGAGGGCACCTATGCCGGCAGAGCCTCCAAAAACCTTCAAAGTGGTTGATAAAGCCGCCAACAGCGTCTGCGCCATAACAGCAGATTTTCCAAGAACAGCAAACCCTCCGGCGATAAGCGCAACAGCCTTTATAACATTTGGATGCTCCGCGATGAACTCCCGAACATAAGAAACCAAATCTCGTAAAAATGGAATAACTTTATCTTTTATTCCGTTCCCGAATGATTCAAGAGTTGTCTTAAATTGGTCGGTTATGGAGGTCGCATTTTTTATTTGTTCTTCAATTTCACTTGTGCTCAACGCACCTCCATTAACAGCCTTTTCAACAGCTTTCATTTCTTCGGTTGTGGTTTCTCCGAAAAGCCGGTTTGCATCTTCCATGCTCTTGATGCCGGAAGCATTCATAACCGCCATACGCTGGAATTTATTCATGCTGTCCCATTGGAGACCTTGGGCGGCGATGCCTTCTTTTAGAATTTTGATGCGTTCTTCTTCGCTCGCGTTGAGAAGCTCTGTCGAATTAAAGACGCCGCCGCCTAAAATTGCATTAAGCTTGCCGGCGGCCTCGGCGGCGCCCTCAAATGTATCAAACTGCCCTGTTATGTCGAGAAGGCTTGATAAACCAATTCCGGTTGCTTTGGATTGAGCCAATAATTTTTTAAACTGTTCAACGCCTTCCTTGCCATACCTCGCAAAGACCCCGATACCCGAGTTGAACTCTGCCGCAACCCGATTGGCGCTTAATCCTATTGTTTTCGCAAACTTGGTCAAGGTTGATTGCGTTGTTATGGCTTGTTTGTTATTCAACCCGAGAGTTTTTGTTAAGATGTCCAAAGACCTTGCAGAATTCTGCGCAGAAACGCCAAACTTTGACTGAATTGATGAGGCTCGAACAAGCTCTCCTCTTTGTTCCTGGCTCATTTTGGTAAATTCATTCATTCCATCAAACAAAGAACCAAATTGTTCAGCGGTTTCTTTTTGGCCTATCGCAAATTTTTGATTTTCAATCGTTAAATTGCTTAACTCCTTGAAAAACTTTGCGCCAGTTGAAGAAGTTTTTGAAATTGATGCGGAAACTTCATCAAAACCAAAAATTACAGATTTAATTTGATTTGTTATGCCGCCAAGAACTGAATTTATCTTATGAAGAGCATTCATGGAGCTTATGTAGCCCTTGTTGCTTTTTTCAAGCTCTTTATTGTGCTCCTTGTCGGTGCGAAGAAGTTTTTCTTGTTCTTTGCGTGTTTCTTCAAGAATTTTCTTTTGTTTTTTTAGATTTTCAAGCTCCTCTTCGGTTAAAGAGGCAATTTCTTGTTGGTGCTCCAGCTTTAACTCAATTAAGTTTAAGTCTTTCCGGGCCATTTCAAGCATTTGCTTATGATACTTCATTTGGAGAGAGGTAATCTCTTTTTCTTTTTGCTTCTTAGTTAAACCCTCGCCTTCAAGGTCGGCGATTTCATCACGAAGTTCTTTTTCTTTAATTTTTATCTTTAAAATTGCGTCAGCAATCTTAATTTCATCATTATTCGCCATTTTCTAAAATAATTAGAAAATCAAATTATTTCAACGGCCACTTCATGTTGGTTATTCTTTCAAACTCCTTAATCTGAACATTAAGGTTTATCTTTTTTCTCATCGTTTCCGCACTTTCGGCGGAATTGAAGATGTAAGAACTTATGTAATCCGCCTCGGCGTTCAAAGTTGCTTTCAACGCGGAGACTTGGTCTGGCGTGCCTTTGATTGAGACCGGAAGAGGCTGGCCAATTAATAATGCCCGAAGAAGTTTCTTAACGCTTTCATCAAAGGTTCCTATGTCTTTGGAGATGTCGTCTTTGTTAGGTTCAAAATCTTTATGAAGAGAAACTTGTTCTTTGATTTGAATTTTAAGCATTATTTCTATAAATAGGAAGATTTAACGAAGGAGCATTAAAGATAATTTAAGATTGTTTTTGGTAATTTTTTTTTCATCAAAAGAAGGAGTTTCGTAATTTGTAAAAAAAGAGACCCAGGGTGTGATAACACAATTATTAATTTCAGATTTAAAAATTTTAAATTTTAAATAAAAATCAGTAGCATTATTATTAATGTCAAGTTGAATAAACCGAAGAATAAACTTATTGGTTTTTGCTTTCTTTTTCCAAATCTCGGATAAGAAGGTGAACATAGAACTTCCTTATTTTTACGGGGAGATTATAACTTTCAATCAAATCAAAGTTTCTATGCTTCTTTAACAAATAAAAGGTTTCATAGACGCTTTGGATGTATTCATCATTAACCCCAAAAAAATCCCACGCTGAATGGGATTATCATCTTGCTTTTGAATTCGCAATTTTTGCAAGCGTAATCCTGGTCCATAATAATGCTTGGAACAACTTGGGAATACTCTCGCTTTAAAGCGCGAATGTCTTTTGCAGGTAGATTATCCAATTCAGCGTCTATTACCTCGCGATTGGTTTTTCCGTCAATTGAGACAACAAATGAAGAGACTTCTATTGAAGATGTTTTATCTTCCTTAAAAAAATGTTTATGTTTCTCAATTTGTGCTTCTATCTCTTTTCTATCACCAGAGCTGATAAGCTTGCAAGTGATTTTTTTCTGACTTTTTGGAACAATAATTTCAAAGGTTCCGTCAGGGCTTATTTTTTCTAAATTGCCGGCTGGTTTTTCAAAACATTTTTGTAAATCAAAAACATGTTCGTCTTTTTTCTCACATTCCGGGCAAACAACCTCAACAGAATAATCAGCATCAAAACCGTTTATTCTTGCAGAGAAGATAAGGGCATTTTTATCACCGATGAGGAGTTCATCAAGTTTGATTGACTTATCGACAAGAAGAGCTGAAAGCAATTTATCAAAAACAAGATTTTTCTTGATAAAATCTTTATTATTTAAAATGTCTTCATGTTTCCCGGTTAAGTGGTAAAGTTCTAGGCTTGTTTTTTTGTAAAGAGAAGATTTCTCTCCGTAAAAAAGCCCTTTGCTTGGTAAATCAACAAAAAATGTTGGTCTCGGGAGAGACATCGGCTCTTCTTGTTGAGATTTTATGTTGTGTGTTTGTGGAATTTCGTTAATTCTATCACTATTTCTAGTCATCCTGATTAACTATAGCAAATCTAAAGAAGTTTGTAAAGAAGAAAATTAAGGAACCCGTTTAAACTCAGCCCAATCATAAGAAATTACTATGTCTAAATCAAGCATTTCATCATTTCCATACTCAAGTTGTCCGAAATTAACAGATTTTATCCAAGAATTCTTCAAAACCCACTCTTCAATAACCTGCCCGAGGTCGTTAATCTGTCTAATCTTAACATTTCCAACGGCTACCGCGGTTGCTCGTCTCTTCGACAAGGTTGAATAAATCCCTGCGCCTCCGGCGGTGTTATTATTAGGAATAATGTCGCCAGGCTTAACATAGCCGGAAAGTTCTAAAATTTGATAGAGTTTTTGAGAATTATTTAAATTAACATTAACGACATCAACAACCTTTAAATTAACATCATTCCAAGTTAAAGAACCAGGAAACTTAAATGTATGATTTAAAAACTTGTGCTCCGTTGTGCTCATTTCAAAATTTGGCTTATCAACAGACTTGCAAAGCCATTCGTTAATGCCTGCTTGAGTTCCCACATTTCCTATTGAAACAAGAAATGCATGCTTACGCTTCGGTTCTATTGTTGGGTCGCTCCAAAAACTCATTTATTAATTCCTCTCCTTTGGTGTTTCTATCATTTTAATTAGTTTTAAATTCCATCCTCGCTAAATGAGGCGCCCTGCGAAACGATAATGCTATCAATTACAAAGAATTCAATTGATTTGGTCGGCTTGAGATACAATTTCGCATAAACCGCATTTCGGTCCACCAAATCTGGTGTTGTGGTTGTTGTATCCAAAATCAATTTGTAATCAACCAAACCAAATCTTGCTTTAACGCTTTCCAAGAAAGGCTCTGCAAGACCTAAAAATCTATCCCAAGTAACCTGAATGTTTGGGTCAAAGAGAACTCGTGTCGCCATACGAGAAATTTCTTTCTCAACATAATTCAACATTCGGCGAACATTAATGCGGTCTCGTGCCGACCGGGTTGATTGAAGCGTCTTTTGTCCAAAGATGACGATGCCTTCACCAGGGAAGAACCCGATAGGATTAACATTCGCGGTGTATAACAAGTCTCTATCGTCTTTGGAAATCTTATCCCGAACATTGATGACCGGAATACCCGCGGCACCTTGAGAAAGTCCGCCACGGTTAAACCCTGCCGGAGCAATCCAAACTTCCGTCTTCTTCTGTGAAGAGGAGAAGGTCCCAAGCGCCGGAATTGAAGGAGGAGCCCAGAAAAGATTTCCTGTGTCCTGATCTCGAATTTGAACCCAAGGATAATAAGCGCATCCGTATGAAGTATTTAAATTTCTTGTCCGCAATTCGTTCAATGTCGAGGCGACGGAACCTCGGTTAGAAGTTGAACTATCACCAAGAGCATTTTCTGTATTTGGAATAAATCCACCTTCCAAATCGATAATCGCAAGGCAATCCCCTCGTTGTTCGCAGACTGTTAAAACATGGTCGGTCAAACCTGTATTGGTTATACCAGGGACAACCATAAGGTCGCAATCAACAACTTCCGGGTCTCGGCAGGAGTTAATTGCTCGTTTGATTGAGTTAAAAGCATAAGAATTAACTTCACTTGCTCCATCCATGTCTGTATTATTAAAAGGTTCTTTTTCTGTTATGTCCAGACCATCAAAACCACCGACCAAAGGTGCAGTAAATCTATTAAACCCGGCAGATAAAACCTGTGAATAAGTTCCAGAAAGCGCAGTAAATGATGTTCCAGCAACTCTCGCTCCTGGTAACCAAACCGCATCGGCAGAGCCTGTTGGGACCAAATCATCAAGAGAAAACGCCCAAGCGTATTCTAAAGAAGTATTTGAAACATCTTCGGCAAGACCGTCAGGCAAAGACCGAACCAAATCAACATAAGCTTTTTCAAATCTATCACTATCGCTTTTATTTGAAGAAGCACCAAAGAAAGCCTCGGTTGGAGATGCAAGAGCGCCGACTCGTGAGGTTGTTCGCAGAGGCACGCTTGGGAACGTCCAGGAGCCCGTAAAACCGACGTTGCCTACGTTGAGGAAGGCAGATGCCGGAGCAGCCGATCGGACAATAGAGGTCCCACCAAGCGCGAATACGTTGGCGTTGTTGCTTCCGGTGGCGGTCGCCCCAAAAGTCTGTGGGAGGGCCGCGCCAGAGATGGCGGTGAAACCAGCAAACCGAACAGGACCAAGAACACCGAACGGGAGAAGAACAGGGTTTGTAGCACCCGCATCGACATCGGGATTCATCTCAACATAAACATACTTAGAATTATTTAAATAATTTCCGTATTGTGTGTATCTCTTTTGTGTCTCGTTCCAAACTGAATAAGTGTCGCCAATCTTGCGAGCAACATAATTTGGAGAGCTTGGGTCAAGGTTGCAGTTATTAAACTGCTCAACAATTTTTGGAGAACCATCAGCATCATCGGTCTTGCGAATAACAACCGAGAAAGTTCCATAAGGGTTGTCCTGGAATTGAGAAATTTTAATGTCTGTTATAGAGACCTTCAAATTCTTTTGTTCCCACTCTCCACTTTCAAGAGTATTAATCCGGAATAATCTGGTTACTTGGTTTGTATCCTCCAAATCATAAGAAGAAGAAACTCCAAGGTGCTGCGATAAAATCCAGCCAGTTTTGGCTGATTTCGCATCCATGCGTTGTCTATTTTGAATGGTTGAACCTGAAGAAAGCGCCATGATGACACCAAATTGCTGCCCGGCAACAGAAGAAGTAACTTGGTCAGCAACCGCTCGCTCGAAGGTTTCTCCAAGGAAATAATTTTTCAATTGGCTTGTTTGAGTTATTCCTGAATTTGTTAATGTCGGGTTGGTATTGAAAACTTCTCTTATAAATTTCTTTGAGTTTGCATTGAAATTAAAAGAAATTGTATCAACCACGGTTCCCGCAGAATTTCGAATTAAAGCTTTAAACTCTTTGTCGCTTCCTTGAGAAGCAACCATAACCGCAGTTCCAGTAATTTGAGTTGCGGCGGTTCCGCGCAAGGTTCCAGAAAGCTCCAAAGAGCCATTTGAAAGATAAAAGATGGCCGCCAAGGTTCCAGTTAATTGACTTGTTGCGGAGCCGCTATCAATCAAAAATAAACCATAAGCCCCGCCATCAGCGGAGCTAGTGCTCGGAGCAGAACCAATTTGCCAGCCAGCAAGGCCAGAATTCGTAGCGTTTGGGTGGGATACGCCAAGGGTTCGAACAAATGTTATTTTATTGGAGTTCCGCAAATACGCTTGCGCAGCATAAGCGGCGTATGTTGGAGCAAGCCGATTACCATTTCGCCACACCTCGGAGCCATCGCCACCAGCGACAGGCATGCCGAAATAATCAACAAATTGAGAAAATGAAGTAATTTCAACTGGTCTTAAACCAGGCCCTCTCTCTGTTCTTCCAATAATAACCGGACCAGTCAACGCTGGTTCTGCGGGAAGTTCGCTATTGTCTATTTCTCTAACTTGAACGCCTGGTGAAACGAATCGAAATTTATCTGCTCCTGAAGCCATTTATTTTAATCCTCCAAATTGATTAACATTAAATAGTTTGTTGATTTATGGAAATAATAATGTTATTTTATTCAAACGAAGAACTTGTTCTTTCAAGAATTCTCTCTCTTTTAAAAATAAATTCAACAGGATTTTCACGAATAGCGATTTTATTTTGTTTTTCGTTTGCATCTTCCCCATTAACATAACCAAGGACTTTTAATGTTATAATGGTCTCAAACATTCTTGGTTGGTCTTCTAAATCTTCAAGATTGTTATTGTTTTCAAAATTTTCATCCACAAAGACTTCGTATCGGTGTCTATTGTAAGAAATAACAGAATAATTTGTGCTTCCTATTTTTGTCAAGAAAGGTTGAACCAGTTGATTCATTTGAGATTGATAATCTGTATTTATTTTTATTTGATAATCAATAAGAACATGAACCGGATAGGGAATTGTTAAAATTTGATAAACAATTTTCTTATTTTCCGGAACAAGCTTAAAGGTTGCTTGATTTCTTGTTCGAACCGATGTCGAATTTGCGAAGTTTTTTGTTTTATCTTGATTGATTTTGTAATCAATCATTATTGCTCCGCCCTTTATTCCGGGAAGTTTCGGTTGATTTCCAAAAAACATTCCTTTATTGATTGGATTTTTATCGATGGCTCCTCTTTGAATAGAAATAACAGGAAATTTGACGGTTCCTGAAACATCTCGCAAGTCAGGATGGTTCTTTATCTGGTATGCTCGCTCTTGGGAGTTCCAAATAACCGGAACTTTATTAAAACCTTCGTTTGTTTCGGCAAATAAATTGAAAGTCTTATCCACCCACTCAAAAACAGCAAAATCTATGTTCTCTAATGTTGAAGGGGAATACGGTAAATTGATGATTTCGCTTTTTTCCATTTGTTCTCAATTAAATAGCGTTTGACTTGTTAAGGAAAATGTGATACAATAAGACTATTCAATAACAAATTGAAAGGAGAATAAATGTTATTCTTTAAGGTAAATGAGAATGTAGGTCCTTGGTATTCATCAAATTATTCAATAGGAAATGCTATTTCAACTTCAAGTGTATTTGTTCCTGTTCAACAAAATCTACTAGGGCTTAGTTCCTTTAGTATAACAACGAGTACAGTAAATTATTTCATAAACCCAGATGAAGAGAAATTCTATAATAACCAAATGAATTTCTTTATTTTCCCCGAATTTCTTCGTCATAAGAAATCCAAGATGTCAGTTCCAAAATTATTTTGTTTTGATTTAAATTATCAAACTAAATTTTCTATAAGTAGGAATAATGAGGTTATGTTTGAACGACAATACCTTAACAAATTTTTTGTTTCCAATAAGGTTATGAAACTTTTTAAATTATGCTAAAATTCTATTTTTTATCCAGAAACAAAAAAAATACTATCTTTAAAGAAGAAAAATTTCTTCGTTTTTCCTCCATTAATTTTTCTATTGAAACAAAATTTAATAGGCATGGACCAAATTTCTTTGGCTTTAGACAAACAATAAGAATAGGACAATTTTGGATTTATGCGGATGAAAATTGCGAAGACCTTCATTTAAAGGGCTTTCAAACAAAACTCTTCCTATTGAGCGTTAAATAAACCTCTTCGGGCTTTTATTGCTTTAACGACAACTTCAAATTTATGATTGGTTTCAGCAAACAATTCTCTTGGTTCGCTTAAGGAAACGATTTCATAATAATCTTGACCGTATCTAACAAAATCACCGACACGAACAAATAAATTTTGGTCTTCTGCTATTCTTACCTTTTGAAAGTAAATCATTATGGAGGTCTTTTGTTCCACTCCAAAGGAATTTGATTCGGTTTCTTTTCCTTCCCATTCAACCTTGCATCCAACAGCAACAGGAGGAAGAAATGATTTATTTATTGCTTCTCCGTATAGAGAATGAAATTGTGTTATTTCAGGATCGATCGCGTAATACAAAATTCTTTGTGGAAGAACTCTTTCTATGACTTCATCAACAATTTGTTTGGTGAAATTGCGTTCTTGTTCGTTAGTAAAGATGCTGGGAGGTGATGCGTCAAGTCGTGAAAATCTATCATTTTCGTCACTCATTTCTTGTAATTAGATTTTTTATTTATTATCATAAGGATGTTTATTGTCTATTATCTTGCGACAAGTTGTATAACTAATTTTGTATTTTTTACATAAAAATTTTATTTTTATCCCATTAGAAAAATCAAATCTAATTTTTTCACAATTTTTATGATGTAAACTATTTTTAATTTTACCTTTTAAGTAAGAATGAATAGCACAAGTACTAATTTTGTATTTTTCACTCAATTCATTAACAGTCATTTTTTCTTCTTCAAAATCACGCACAACACTATTTTTTACTTCTAAAGGAATTATTCTTCGTATAAAAGGAGCATGATTATAAGACGGCTTATTTTTTCTAATTTTTTCATACTCTTCATCATAAGATTTTGCGTTTAAAACAATTTTTTCAATACAAGAAAATGATAAATGTGTAAAAATTTTAGATAATTCGGCGGGGTAAACGCCTGACAAGTATTTTTCGCGTATAATTTTTACATCTTCTTGGGTGTATTTTTTCTCGTAAACTATTTTTTTCATTGCTTCCCGAAATTTTTTAGTTTGCTTTCTTCCTTTCATCGGTGAATTAGCAACTTTGCTAATGTTATAGCCTTTTCCTCTTTTCCACGGAGTTAATAAATCTAAAAAATACTGTTCTTTTTCCAAAAGATTATTTTCGGTTTCAACTTTTTCAATAATTTCAAAATAAAAAAGATTTTTTCCGTATTTATTCCAAGCGTTTTGTAATTTTTTAGAATGATGTTTTTTACTATTTAAAAGTGTTTTGTGTTCAGCCCACCGCCGGTGTAAATGTTTAGACGAGCCTAAATAAAACAAGCCATTATCTTTATTGACAATTTTGTAAATTCCCATTTCTTCAATCATTTTAATTAAGTATAGTAAAAAATCAGCAAGTTTTTAAGATCTTTATCCTTAATAAATCAAAAAGCGATCATCAAGTCTTTCAAACTTATCTTGTTCATCAGCCATTATTCATTAAATAGAAAAACGGCAATTTCATTTATTTTTCCTCTTTTTTGAGGATTTGCGGAAATGCTACGAAAAACTGGAATTTCCTGCGTCTTTAATCCTTTGTAAAGATTTATGCTTTTTTCGCAAAGAGAATTGGAGATAATAATGGAGCATCCTTTATTTTTTTGAAGGTCTATGCAGGCTTCAAGAAGGTTTGTCTGGTCTTGATCGGTCCAAGGAGATTTCGTATAACCTGAAAAGGTGTCAAAATAAGGCGGATCGCAATAAATAAAGGAATTTTCTTTTGTCTCCGCTAAAAAATCAAGATAATTGAGAGAAAAGAAGGTTGTATTCTTTATCTTTTCAGCAAATTCGTAATAATTTCTTTCATCAACATAGGGAGGCTCTCTTTCTTTTCCTCCCCAAGGGACATTAAATTTGTTTTTGGAATTGACTCGATAAAGTCCATTAAAACAATTTTTATTAAGATAAATAAATCTTGCTGATTTTTCAGCGTCGCTTATTCCTTCGTTTTGGCGAATGGTTAAGAAACTTTCTTTGTCGCTTTTAAGATGATTTAAGATTTTTAAGACATTCTCTTTATCTTTTTTTAGTGTTTCATAAACCAAGATAAGTTCCTTATTATTATCGTTGAGATAAGATGGCTTATCAAAGTCAAAACCAAGAAAAGAACCAAGAGAACCGCAAAAAGGTTCGTAATAATTCTCAAAATCAAAGTTTATGTTTTCTTTGAGGGTAGGAGTTATTTTTATTTTGTTTCCCGCCCATTTGAGAATAGGTTTTGTCATGAGAGGAAGATAGGTGGGTTGAGAAGATTTGTCAAGGATTATTGGAGATTAGCAATTCTTTCGTTAGTTATTTTAATAGCCTCTTCGTTTTTATCAAATAATCCAAAGCTTCTTTTTAATCTTCGGCAAGCAACTCCTGTGGTTCCGGAGCCACACATAGGATCAAGAACAAAATCGCCTTCGTTTGTTGTCATTTCTATTATTCTCTCAAGAAGTTTGATTGGTTTTTGAGTGGGATAAACTCTTTTTTCAGAACCTTGCGAAAGGCTGTGGATGTCGTCCCAAAGGTCCGTTATTGGTTTCCCTTTATTTTCGTGTTTGTATAATTTTTTATACAATTTTGAGGTTTCTTTCGAAGAAGAATGAATTCTATTTTGTTGAATTAGTTCGTTCATTTCTTCTTTTGGTATCCGCCAACTTGTTTTTGGTTTTATGATTTTTCCTTTAATTTCAATTTCGTAATCATAAGAAGATGACCTTGTCTTGTCTGTTTCTAAATGACCGAGGGCATAAAGACCAATTTCATCTTTTAATTTGTAAGAATTTTCAAAATAAAACTCATCAAGTTCCTGATAAATAAGATTAAAAAAAGGTTTTTCACTTAAAGAAGCCCAAAAAAGAATGTCAATTGTCTCCCCTGGTTTATTTTTTATGTTATTTTTTCCACGATTTTTTTTCCAAAAGATAGGCTGAACATAACAAAAATGTTTTTTCAATAAAAAGTGCGGAATAAACATTTCTTTCGCCGAAATGTGGAAGATCAAAGAACCTTTCGGTTCTAATAATTGCGTAAAAGTGATTAAGTGTTGTTCTATGAAGTTCGAATAGATTTCATCTGCTCCCCATTTATCTTTGAAACCAAGATTATTTTCCGGTGAAAGTTGATAATCTCTATCGCTGTTAAATGGAGGATCGAAATAGATTAATTGAGCCTTATTTTTAATTTCAATTTGGTTCTGTAAGAAGTCGCCACAAATCACTATTTCGGTCATAAGTTTTTCTCCAATTATTTTCTTGTATTTTTAAAACAAAACAAGAATTATTATTTTTTCCAAGAATAGGTGAGTTTGTTAATTGTCTTATTAGTGCCGATTTTCCATTATTTAATGTAAAAATAAATCTCCAATTTGTTCTATACCACTTATTTTTTATTTTTACAGATAAAAAGCAACTATTTTTTGATTTTCTTGGTGTTTCCGTAAAACCAAACTCATCAACTTTTTTTAACAATAATTCAAGTAATTCTTTAAATTGAAAATCATGCTCTTGATAATTTTGGTCTTGTATTTGAATTGTGTATTTATCAACATCTTTATTTCGCTCAAAGACTTTTTGTAAAAAAAATTTAATAGATCTATTGTTATTGTGTAAATAAATTAATTTTTTACTTAAAAAGCAACAAAATAACTCAATTTGTTTTTCATCCTGACAAAATTGTTTGGCTATTTTATTAAATTTTTCATCAAAAGTCCTGTTCCCGGGAAAACTAGAAAGGTTTGTTTTAATGTAGTCAAAAGACTTTCTTTTTCCGTTTTTTATTGTTTTTACTGAAACATTTTCGTTTCGTCCTGTGATTACATCCGTCACCCCAGTATTCAAAAGAACCTTGCCGCCATTTCTTTCGGCGTAAATCCTTTCACCTTCTTTTCCGTTTTTAGCTGAACTTCCGTCGGTTTTGTACATTTTCTGGATAATAACACTTTTGTTTCAATAAATCAACCGATTTTTTTATCCGCGATAAATTAAGAGAGGTGTCTGCGCACCAATTTCAAGAGCATTCTCAACCAATTGTCTATTTTGCTCGGACAGATTAACATACGAGGTTTCTTCAAGCATTTTCTTTAATTCTTCGCGTAACATTTCTTTTTCGGTCTGCGCCTGCGAATAAAGAGCGTCCGCGTTAAGCGTAATGCTTTCGCCAGGATACGGCCAGGAGGACAATTTTCCTCTTATCAAAGACAAAATCTGTTTCGCTTCCGCAAGCGCCCATCGTCTTATCCAAACCCAACCGATAGCATTTATGTTTTCAGGTTGAATGTTTGTGAAAGGGAGGGTGTTCAGATTATTGACACCTCCGCCTTGCGGGTTGAGAGATTCCCCGTTCGACCCCGTCGGAGCATTTGGACCAACTGCATTGGAACCGAGTAAATCTTTATCCAAATAAAACTCAAACCAAAGGTTTCTTGGAAAATCCCAAGTCGGCGCCGGAAAGACACGAACGCGATTGTTTTTCAGTTCATAGGAATAATTGGATGCCCGAACTTTCATAGCGGTGTTATACATCGTCGCTTGAGCGATGTTTTGCCAAACCGGAACCATCTCAAATGTCGAATCATCGCTAAACTGACCATAACTTTGAAGNNTGAATGGTTTTAACATAATTAAATGTTATTTTTGGATAAACAAGCGCCGGATTTAACCCGCCGGAGAGCGCAGAACCGGACGGAAGCCCATCAAATTCTCCATCAGCACAAAAGGTTCCCGTTTCGCTTCCAAGATAAGATGATAATGAGTTTTTTGCTTGATAAAGATTTATCAAATAACCGTATTCTTTCACAGCGCTTTCAAAGGCAACATAAACATTTTGTTCTGTCAATTCAATTCCAAGAACTTGACCGCCAAGCATAGAATAGGTATAAGCAACCTGGTCCACAGCGCCGCTTATAAAGCAAGATGAAGAGACAAATGGAGAATAAAAAATTGCCGATTGAACATTTGCTAAATTTCCTGTCGGCGGCAAAAGGCTCTTGCTTATTGTTGATAAGGGTGATAAAGTCGGTGGAGCAAAATCGTTAGACATTTATAATGATTAAATAGTTTTGTTAGGGTTTGAGAAAAGAATGAAAAAATTTAGATACTATTGCAATGAAAATAATTTTTATTTTCTCGTTTTTCACGAAAAAGATCATTTCCTTAATTCAGTAAGAATAATAACAATTCCTTTCATCCCTGGTTATTTTACTTGGTGTTCTCTCTATGAGAATGTGTTTTTACCAAGCAAATTCATTCATCTTTATTTGATGGAGGGAAGATGAAAAAAGTTTTAATTTATTATGAAGGTGGACTTTATGTTAATTGTTATGTTGATGGTGAAGGCTTCACAGCAAGAAGATTATTTGTATTTATGAATTACCCCTCTCTGCTTTCTATTATGCGAGTTTGGACTTTAAAAGATCAAATTTTTTCCAAAAAAGATGTCTCATTATTTCTTTTAGCAAAATAAAAAAGCCGGCCAAGTTTCCCTGACCGGCTTCTTCACGGAGCCTAAATTCTATCTAACGAATTAGATAAAATCGCTAATAACCACCAAGCCGTAGAAATCTGGGCGAACCATTTTCTTGGCGTATCGGGTCATTAAGATTTTGCGTGGAACACCATCTTCTTGACCGATAATTGTCGGAGTTATTTGGAGAGGAACATAAGGAGCATAGACATAACCGCTTTCGAGGAAGCTAGAACCTTTTCGACCAATCAAAATAACGTTTCGTGGGAAGTAGCTGTGAACGTGAACATCCCATTTCTTTCGCAAGGAACCGGATTTAACCGACCCAACGGTGCCTTTCGGCTCGTCATGGGTTGTGCTCGCTCGGAAACCCTCGGTAAACTCGAGAATGTTGGCAACTTCCGGTCCGCAGACCAAGAAGGTGGCTCCACCTCGTAAAGTTTTTCTTTGGATTTGAGCAGAACAATCGTTAATGGTTTCAACAAGGGTTTCATACCATTGTGAAACATTGCCGGTAAAGTCCGCACCAAAAAGAGATTCGTTCGCAGATGTCGAAACCGGGAGGCCGGTTGTTCGATCCAAGAACTTGCCAGGCAAACGAGACCAGTAATAAGTTCCGGCAGTTGCGCCCTTGACGAGGTCCTCCAAGAGTTCCATGTCGATGTCAAGAGTTATTTGTTCGGTCATTACGCCGGTCATTTCAGCCTCGGCATCAACACCGTGATAAGCGTTAATGTCTTGCTGAACTTCCGGAGTCCATTTAGCCTTTAATTTCTTGGTTTCTGCTCGGATGTCAACCGCATCGATTTTCATGTCGAGTTCGGCGATGTTCGGAGTATTTTCCAAGTTCCATGGCGAGGTTCCAACAACGGTTGAAAGGGCTCCACCAGTGGTCAAAGCATCTCGAGTTGGGTAAACCCAGCCCAAAGTTGTTCCGACCGCGGCGCCCAATAAGTTGGTTGTTTCCGAACCGGTCGCAGCGAAAACAAACATGTAGTTCGCGCTGTTGGTTGGGTCAACTTGAGTCAATCGGTGCTGTAAACGACCAGCGTTGCCGCCAGACGCTGTTGCGTGAATAGCTACCAAATCTCTTGTTGAAAGATTGGTAAAGCTTGAAGCGGGAACTGTAACGATAGCAACAACAGTATTCTTCAAATCTGGGTCGAAACGAACCAATCGATCGCCGAGAGCGGTATAAGCCGCGGTTCCAGCGTAGCTATTGCCCGAGAGAGCGGTTCCGGAAGCAACCAAGGTTGCGGCTGCGGAAACGGTCCCTGTTGCGGCAGAATAACCATTTGAAAGATTGTAGTACCCTAACTCGATGTTGGCGCCTGTTAAGGAAACACCACCAGTAATTTGCTGACCTACGACACCACCACCGAAAACAGATTCGTTAGCGGCGAAGTGCAATTTCCCACCGGTTCGTTGGAAATCCATGAAGAAAATCAACCCGGCCGGGAGGCTCATCGGCTGAACCGAGACAAGCTCGTTGGCGATGACCTGACCGAAAACCCGTCGAACCAAAGGAAAAGTGTTGGCGGCAACGCCCTCGACGTCACCAGCGCTCATAATGGTTGCTTCTTTGAGCAATCGTTTGGCTTGGTTCTCCAAAAGAATAGCCATGTTAGTTTTGCTTCGTTGACTATCTTTATCTTCGAGACCTTCCAAGAGGCCAGTCTCTTCCCACTTGTTAACCATCGCAACGTCTTCTTTCTTGAGGTCACGCTGCACAAGACCTTCTGTAAGTTTTTTAAATAAACTCATAAAATTTTAGTTCTCCTTGAATTATTTTTTAATACCTGCGAGCTTCATCATTCTTTCTTTTTCTGGAAAGGTTGAATTTTCTTCTTTCGAAGAGCCTTTCAAGATGAAAGTTGATTTATTTTTGACCGCTTCATTAAGCGTATCGACTTTTCTTGAAGAAAAACCATTATTGATACCCTCTTTCAAAAGGCCAAAAACCGTTTTAGCCTCGTCAATAGAATTGGTTTTGCTTACCTTTTCTAAAATTACTGCTTTTTGTCGCTCATTCAAGGAGACATCCAACAAAGCATCGTTGGAATAGACGAGTTTTAAGTTTTCCAACATTAAATTAGCGTTCATTTCGCTAACTTCTATAAATTTGTTTTCCACTTCTTCCATTAGGGAAACAGCGGATTGTAGATTGGTTAATTTATCTTTAAGGGAATTATTTTCCTCTCTTAAAGATTTGATAATTCTTTTGTATCTCTCAAATTCTTTTGAAGCAATTGTATCATTTGAGAGTTTCGCAGCTTCAACGCCTCGACCAAATTTCTCTTCGCCTGCGGTAGGACCTGCGGGGTCTCCGGTTGGTTGAGAAAGCATGTCAATTCGAACATTTGGTTCTTCGTTGCGAACTTGATAAAATTCATTATCCATTTCGAATTCATTTTCATTTGAAGGCTGATTAAGAAAGTCTGTAAATGCTTTCTCAATTCCTTCTTCTCCAATTTCAAACATTTCGTTGAAATTAATGTTTTGAAATTCATCTTCTTCAAGAGAAGACGCCATAGATGTTGAGTTTGGGGATGAAGCCAAGGAGGCTGTTTCTGGTTCTTGCGAACCTATCATAGAAGTTAAAGCATTTATTTTTTCAGCTATGTCTTTTTGGAGTTCTTCATCATTAACTTTTGATTTAAAAAAGGTTAAATCGTTGATTGCATCCTTAATAACATCTTTATTAACCTTTGAAGAAGAGGTCATGGCGGAAGCAACTTGACTTATTGCATCTCCTTCTTCAAGGTAATACTTCATCAAATCGGCACCGGCGGGAGCAAGGTCGCTTTCAAACATAATCTCTTCACCGCTTTCGGTCATGGATTGTGATAGGTCGGTTTGTCCAGAAACTTGTTGATTTGATGCTAAATCGTTGAAATCAATTTCAATTTCTTCGCCTTCTTCTGGGCAGGAGCAATTATTTGTTCCATCGGTGGCTCCGAGCGGAATTTGATTTACGACAGGATTTTGTGGTTGTGGCTCATTCCCACCACCGCCCATTAATCCAGCTAATGGATTTTCCTCATCTCCTAAATCTTGCTCGTTTAAAAATTTATTCACGCTTTCACGAATTTCATTAACATTTTTTTCAAGAATTTCGTTTTGCGCGCTTTTTAAAGCGGCTTCTTTTAATGCCGAAGCATCAATAATAACTTTTTCCAATAAAAGAGAGTTTTCTAAATCCATAATGCTTTATTTTTGCTCCTAAATTTCTATTAATTAGTACCTTGATTTTTGTTTTAGTTTTAAACGCTGACGATTGTTGGATTGGTTGCTGGATTTCCTTCATTTGTTAGGGTTCCGTTAAATGAACCTATGCTATCGACAATTGTTGTTCCGGCGTCGGAAGGGTTATTACCAAATCTCCAGTGGTTTGTTATTCCAGAAATTAATTCAGGGTCAGTTAAATAACCATTTGACCGCAAAGAAAGAATTTGAGTAGGAGTTAGGGCACTATTCCAAATAGCAAAATCGTAAAATAAGCCATTTAAACCTATCGCTGTTGAATAAGATGCTCCACCAATTTGTGTATCAATCGTCGAGGCTTGAAGAGAGGTTGGAACCTCGGAAGGACCGAATGGGTCAAAGATTGTTATAGAACCTTCGGTTAATTCTGTATCTCCATTTACCGCATACCACATGCGAACTCTATCTGCTTCCGCCACCGCCGCGCCATCATAACGAACTACGATTTGTACCGTAGAGCCAGTTGCGGGCAAAGGAGATAAATTTAGTTGTGCAGCAGCAATTGTAGAGCCATTTTGGAACCATATTCTAAATCCATCTCCGCCAGCTCCATAAGTCGCCGCGTCTGCCGGCGCTAAAATCCAAGAATTTTCAGTTATTGGATTATCTCCCCATTGGGAAGCAAGAACGAAAGGCGTCCAACCTCCATCTAAAGAAAAAACGCCACAAAATGTATAAGCACTTCCTCCGCTCAAATCTAGAGAAGTATTCATTTTTTGTCCGTTTCCGTCTTCTGCGTTTGACTGAAAATCAACAGCAAAAGAAAAAATACCATAAGGAGTTGTTTCTTCTTGTGGTATTCTTGAATTTGGGCTATAGTTTTCAACTTGGTCACAAGGAAAACCACGATACATGTCTTTTGATTTGATTGATGAAACCCGAACTCCTGGATTTAATCCTAAAATGCTTCTTCGCGAGGTCATAGATTAAGAAATACGATTTACATACCCTGTTATTATAATTTGGTTAGCCGCTTGCGCATAACCGCGAACTTCCGCGCCGTCCGTTAAAGGAAACCCAGGGACGATACAGGTTAATCCTGAACCAGAAGCAGGAACACGATAAAAAATTCTATTATTTGGTTGCGTTCCGCCAAATTCCAATGTTAAATCAAGAGCGGAACCTGATTGACTATGTGCATAAATCCAGACTTCATCAAAAGAACCGCTTGCAACCGATGTATGAATTAAAGTCCCTGTTGCGGCGGTGCCTGTTATAAAAATACCTCCGCCGTTGGTGCTATTTGATAATAATCTTTTTGAGTATTGAGCCATGTTTCTTTAACTAAATACCTGCATCGCTAAAATGTATTGATCGCTATCTGGTTGAATAACCGAGACACCTTGGTCAACTCTCCAAACAGCCAAATGCATGTCCGTTACAGAACCTGTTGAGGCCGCTGACATAAACCCTGCAAGTCTAAATGTTGTTAAACCGCCAGTTATTGGGACATAATCAACTCTATGAACAAGAATTCTTTCTTCGGCGTTAGCATCATTTAATTCTTCACGATACAAAGCTCCAATTTGAGAGCCGTTGACGCTCATGCTTAATTGCAGAGATGTAATTGTTGCAGAATTCCACCAAGCAAATTGTGTTTCAACTCGGTAAGTTCCAGAAGGAAGGCTTATGTCGTTAAGAGCAATCGCTTCCACCGTCTGCGCTATTGTTGTTCCAGAAAAGGTTTGAGTTAGCACCGAGGAGGTGACCCAAAAATTACTTCCAAAGCCTCCCGTTATGGTTGTGAAAATGGTTTCACCAATTCCTCCACCGCCGGATGAAGAAATAATAATTGTTCCGTTCGCTCCGGAAATGACAGATGTATTTCCAGAGCCGGTTAAGGACCTAAATCTTAAATCAACACCAACTTTATCAAGCCAAACTCCTTCGCCTGTTCCGGTATTTGAAGCGGTGTTAATTTCACCAGAACCCCCATCAGCAGTTGAAGAAATAATAATTGTCCCAAGTGCTCCCGAGGAAACCGTTGTTGAACCTTGACCAACAAGACTTCTTAAACGAACTCCATAATCACTTGTTGCATCCAGGAAAACTCCTTCACCTGTTCCTGTATTAAAAACTCCCGTTACAGCGCTTGCTGAAATTGTTATGTCGTTCGTCCCGGAGATTAAAGAGACGATCCCACCGGCGAGAAGGCTTCTAAACCCTAAATCAACACCAAGTTTATTTGCGAAAACTCCTTGACCTGCTCCAAGATTGCTTGCAGTATTAACCTCTCCAAATGCATTTCCAGAAATAATAATTGTTCCAGAAGTTCCAGAAACAACAGAAATTGCTCCAGAACCAGAGATGCTTCTAAATCTTAAATTTGTTCCTTGTTTATCAAGAAAAATCGCTTCCCCAGAACCGATACTCAAGCCGTTATTATTTTCGGCCGAGGATGAAATGTTTAATTCATTTGCCCCGGAGACCAAAGAGATTGAGCCAGAAGCGGTCAAAACCCTAAATCTTAAATCAACGCCCGTCTTGCCGATAAAAAGACCTTCTCCGGTTCCTGTATTTGATGCTGTATTGATTTCTCCTGTTGGGGTTGTTGAAGAAATAACGATTGTTCCAAGTGCCCCGGAAGCAACCGAGACAGCACCTTGACCGACGAGACTTCTAAATCTCAAATCAACGCCAACTTTATCAAGCCAAACTCCTTCACCCGTTCCTGTGTTCGAAGCGGTATTTGTTTCTCCGCTTGGCGAGCCAGAAATGTTTATTGTTCCAGAGGTTCCAGAAGAAACCGTAACAAAGCCCTGTCCAGCGATTGAACGGAACCTTAAATTGACCCCTTGTTGGTCGAGATAAACGGCTTGTCCTGACCCGATGTTTTCACCAAGATTTCTCTCGGCACTTGATGAAATGTTTAATTCATTTGCCCCGGAAACCAAAGAGATGGAACCAGATGCCGTCAAAACCCTAAACCGCAAATCAACTCCAGTTTTCCCGATGAATAACCCTTGTCCTGTTCCGCTATTTGATGCGGTATTAATTTCGCCTGTCGGGATTGTTGAGGAAATGATAATCGTTCCAAGAGCGCCCGAGGAGACCGTTGTCGAACCCTGTCCAACAAGACTTCTAAATCTTAAATCAACGCCAACTTTATCAAGCCAAACTCCTTCTCCTGTTCCGGTGTTTGAGGCGGTGTTGATTTCGCCGGTTGGGATTGTTGAAGAAATGTTAATCGTTCCAGAGGTTCCAGAAGAAACCGTAATTCCGCCCTGGCCGGCAATTGACCGAAGCCTTAAGTTTACGCCTTGATTATCAACATAAATTCCTTGTCCTGACCCGATGTTTTCACCAAGATTTCTCTCGGCACTTGATGAAATGTTTAATTCGTTTGCTCCTGAAACGAGACTTATTGAGCCGGAAGCGGTTAAAGTCCGGAACCGTAAATCAACTCCGGTCTTGCCGATAAAGAGACCTTGACCAGAGCCGGTGTTTGAGGCGGTGTTGATTTCTCCGGTTGGAATTGTCGAAGAGATGACAATTGTTCCAAGAGCACCGGAGGCGACCGAAACAGCGCCTTGACCAACAAGACTTCTAAATCTCATTCCATAATCGCTTGTTGTGTCGAGATAAACCCCTTCACCAGTTCCTGTATTAAATGCTCCTGTTGGCGAAGAAGAAGAAATGTTTATTGAGTTTGTTCCGGAAACAACGCTTATTGAGCCGGAAGCGCTTATTGAACGAAAAACTAAATCTGTCCCAGCTTTATAAGCAGTAATTGCTTGGCCGCCACCTAAACTTGACGCAGTATTAACCTCTCCAGAGCCCCCGCCAACCGCCGAAGAGATGACAATTGTCCCAAGGGCACCAGAAGAAATTGATGTTCCTCCGGTTCCAACAAGCGTTCTAAAACGAGCGCCGTAGTCACTTGTCGCATCAAGAAAAACTCCTTCTCCAACTCCCGTATTAAAAATTCCAGTTATAGCGCTTGCCGAAATTGTTATGTCGTTCGCTCCCGAAACAAGACTTACAACTCCGGCACCTAAAAGACTTCTAAATGATAAATCAACACCAAGTTTATTCGCAAAAACACCTTGACCAGAGCCTATGTTTGATGCAGTATTAACTTCTCCGAAAGCATTTCCAGAAATAATAATTGTTCCGGAAGAACCAGAAGAGACAACAATCGCTCCCGACCCTGAAATTGATCGAAATCTTAAATTGACGCCTTGTTTATCGAGAAAAACTCCTTCTCCTGAACCTATGTTTTCTCCTGTATTATTTTGAGCGCTTGACGAAATGTTTAATTCGTTTGCTCCCGAAACGAGACTTATTGAACCAGAAGCAGTTAAAACCCTAAACCGCAAATCAACACCAGTTTTTCCAATAAACAAACCTTCACCCGTTCCTGTATTTGAGGCTGTGTTAATTTCTCCTGTCGGAACCGTGGAAGAGATGTTTATTGTTCCAGAGGTTCCGGAAGAGATGGTAATTCCACCTTGTCCGTTGAGGCTTCTAAATCGTAAATTAACTCCTTGTTGATCGAGATAAACCCCTTGACCTGTTCCTATGTTTTCACCAAGGTTTCTCTCGGCAGATGAAGAAATGTTTAATTCGTTTGCTCCAGAAACAAGGCTTATTGAACCGGAGGCGGTTAAAACCCTAAACCGTAAATCAACTCCGGTCTTGCCGATAAATAACCCCTGCCCTGTTCCGCTATTTGACGCGGTATTTATTTCGCCTGTTGGAATTGTTGAAGAGATGACAATTGTTCCAAGGGCACCAGAAGCAATCGAAACAGCACCTTGACCAACCAAAGACCGGAATCGTAAATTGACCCCTTGCTTATCGAGCCAGATGCCTTCACCCTTTCCGGTATTCGAAGCGGTGTTCGCTTCCGCCGAAGATGAAATGTTTAATTCGTTTGCTCCGGAAACCAAAGAAATTGACCCGGCGGCGGTTAATGTCCGGAACCGTAAATCAGCGGCGGTTTTCCCGATAAAGAGACCTTCGCCGGAGCCGGTGTTTGTCGCGGTATTGATTTCACCACTCGGCGAACCAGAAACGTTGATTGTGCCGGAGGTTCCAGAAGAAACCGTAACAAAACCTTGACCGGCAATTGAGCGGAGCCTTAAGTTTACGCCTTGATTATCAACATAAATTCCTTGTCCTGACCCGATGTTCTCTCCGACATTTTGTTGCCCTGTCGGGATTGTTGAAGAAATGTTTATGGTTCCGGAAGTTCCCGAAGAAATGGTAATTCCGCCTTGCCCGGCGATTGAACGGAACCTTAAATTGACCCCTTGTTGGTCGAGATAAATGCCCTGACCGGAACCGATGTTTTCGCCAAGGTTTCGTTCAGCTGAAGATGAAATGTTTAATTCGTTTGCTCCAGAAACGAGACTTATTGACCCGGAGGCGGTTAAAGAACGGAATGTAAAAACAGAACCTAATTTTGACGCAAATAACCCTTCGCCAGAGCCAAGATTACTGGCTGTCGCAACTTCGCCCGGAGAACCCGAAATCGTTATTGAGTTCGCTCCGGAGATTAACGAAATTGAACCGGTCGCTTGAAGAGTTCTAAAATAAAATGTTCCATCTTGTGTATGTGAAAAAACAGGTTCGCCCGAGCCTAAATTTATTCCGGCAACCGAAGCAACGGCATTTGAAGAGGAAAGAATAATTGTTCCGTTTGACCCGGAAATAACAGCAATTCCGCCAGAACCGGAAATGCTCCTAAAAATTAAATTGACGCCAGATTTAGAAAGAAAGACACCTTCACCGGAACCCGTGTTTGATGCGGTATTGACTTCTCCGGCGGCACCAGTTAAAGATGCAGAGATGGTTATTTCATTTGTTCCTGAAATAACCGTAATCAAGCCGGCTCCAAGAATGCTTCTAAATCTTAAATCAAGAAGATTTTTAGATGCGAAAACACCTTGTCCAGAGCCTAAATTTGATGCTGTGTTCGCCTCGCCAGAACCCGATAAGGCTGTCGAACCTTGAACGATTAAATCGCCAGTAATAACAAGGGATCCGGAAACTCTCGCATCCCCTTCAATTCTGTTTGGACTTGGGCTAAATCTACTCGCTCCGCTCATTATTGTTTATAATTAGATTTCATTATTTTTAACATAAGTTTCAGCATCTTGGTAATTTACAAATTTTACCTCTGTTTCATAATTTGGAATGTGTTTAAATAATCTCTTAATGTTGAATTCATCAATTTGATTTAGATTAAACTTTATCAAACAATTTTCATTAATTTTTGATGTACTCTCAACAGTTTTATTATTTGATAAATCAAGAATGCTATTTGTTAAAAATTTTCTTGGAAATAAAGAAATTAATTTTTTGTATTCTTTGTTCCCGAAATTATCTTTATCAAAATTAACAATCTCAAAATCAATAACACTTTTTTCGCTTTTGCGGACTGTGTCTCTTATTTTTAGGTCTTTTGTTGGAAACCAGAAGTGTTGCGGTCCAGGCAAATCTTTATTTGCTCTCAAATCTTTTTCAGCGTTAAAAGAAAAGATTAAGTTTTGTTGTTCTTCTGTTAAACAAAAATCATAAAAAGCAAAATAATGAAGATAAAATCTTGAAAAATCTTTTTTTAATGAAGAGCAACCTAAAGTTATGATTTTTTCATCAAAATCAAAGAAAAGATTTTTATTTTTTTGATTTATTTTTTGTTGGCCATTTACAAACCAAGTCAAAGATTTATTTTCAACATCAAAAATTATTGAATGAAACTCTTGCAATCCTTCGCAAGATAGAGAAATGGTTTCTCCGCAGAATTGGAGGATGTAATTCTTATTTTTTCCTATTGATAATTTAAGATTATCTTGAAAATCAAAGATGCAGGAGTTTTCTTTTTTTGCGATGGAAGAAAAGCAGAAAGAGATTGAAAATCCATTTGAAAGACTTAATGAATTGTTGTTAATTTTTTGCTTATTTATCGCAAAACAATCAATTCCATCAAAAAAGAATTGCTCTTTATTTTTGTAAGAAATTGAATTTGGATTTGATGCTTTTAGCACCTTAATAATTAATCAGTCAAACCAGAACCAGTTAAACCAAACATGTCATCCGCGCGAATTGATGTTAATTCTGCATAAATTTCAAAGTCGGCGGCGCCCGAAATAGGCATAACATAAATTTCTTTCGCTTTAACATGCATAGTAATGCTGTCTCGCGCTTCGGAGAGTGTTATGAAATGAGACCCGGTCATAACACGGCCAGAAGAAGCAGAGGTGAAATAAATTCGAATGTCCGTTGCGGCTCGGTTGATTACCGTAATCGCTCGCGAGACATAAGGAAATTGAAATCTTAATTCAACACCCGATAAAGCCCCGGTGGCTCCGGAAACATACGGAATTCCTGAAACTTGATAAGCGGAAGCGTTGTTTAATCCATTTCTTGGTGCTGTGTATAAAGGAAAAGTCATAATTATTCTTTAATTAGTCCTCTGTTTCTCGTTTTTCTTCCAATCGTTTTCTTTGATGTTCTCGAATTGATTTTAATTTTCTTTGTCTTTCTTTAACGGATGGTTTGGTAAATCTTTTTCGTTCGTGAATTTCTTCCATAACTCCGCTTAATTTTTGTTTTCTCAAAAATCTTCTTAACATTCCTTCAAATGTTTCATCTTTCCTTAATTCAACCGTAAAGTTTCCTGATACTTCTTTTTCTCTATTCTTTCTCATAAGGGTCCTTTATTTTTTAAACAAATTTTTGAAAATTCCTGAATTTAATGAAACCCCGGGGTCTTCTGGGTCAAGATTGCCGATAGGTGCATTAAGAACTTTTTCGGCGCCTGCAACATCGGCAGGAATTCCAGTAGGTTTGCGCGGACCATCTCGCATTGGCGAAAGGCCTTGAAACATTTTTCCGTATTTCCCTTCAAGCAAGCGTTGCGTCGGGTGAGTTAGAGGCCTCTGTTCAACGACTTCATCTTCATCATCAGGAATAGCTATTGGCTTTTTCTTGGGCGTTGTTTTTTGTTCTTTTAGCGTTTGTGAAACAACATTTTCTATAACTTCTTTTAGAAGAATTTCCCGAACGCATTCTTCAATTATAGGTTTTAAAAAATTTTTTATTTCTTCTTTTTTCATTATTTACCCAAGATTGAGTCAATTATCCTGACAACTCTATCATCCTTCGTAAGTTTTTTTAACAACTTTTGTTCTTCTATCTTATTGATTTTGATGCCTTCTGACAAGAAACCACCAGGAACACTGGGATTCGCCACCAAATCGTAACAAATCAACACAAAATCATCGTCAACAATTTTCTTTCCCATACTTTCTTTAAGAGAGCCCATTCCGCGAGATGAGATGCCTAATGTGACTCCATCTTGAACAAGTTGTTGGGCTATTTTCCCATTAGGGGTGTTGAGAAGTTTTAATTTCCCATACAGGGTATCTCCATCCCACCAAGTTTGGACTATCGTATGTGAAGCATCTTTTAAAGAAATCACATCCCCGTCGCTGTGGTCGAGCTCACCTAAGGCACGATTTTGTCTAATAAACATTTGGTAATTTCTATCTTCGCGAACTAAAACCTCCTTGGGGTAAATTCGTCCGTTGCCGTTTTCTGTGGAGGCTCTTTGAATCACTCCCGTCAAATACATCGCTCCGCGAGCCATTTCGGCTCGCTCCGCTTCATTTAAAGCTTGCGGGTCGCAGATGCCGTCCGGGCATAAAGCATAGAACTCTTTTAAAAGTTGTTTCATAATCTCTAATTATCTCTCAAATTAAAGCGGGCTTACCCCGCGCGCTATGTTTACCTTTGCAGCAGAGCCGACAAGGTTGAAGCATCCATCTTTTCATTTGTTTTTCTTTCCACATAATTTTCTCCTTATTGTTTAATTAGGTTTATTTTTATTCCGTCATCATCCATAATTTTATCAAAAACATACGAAATCAACGAAGAAACGCAACCAAAGACAAATAAACCAAATAAGTTAGGAAATAAATAAATACCAGAAAACCAGAACGCAAGAAACATAAACCACCCCGAATGAAAACCGACACAGGCGGAGCATTTAAAAAATTTGTAATCCGGCCTTATCTTATCAAAGATAAATCCATTAACAATTATCCAAGTCATTCCAGAGGAGGATAAACAGAAAATAAGAAATTCTAACATTTATTCCTCATAAAGAGAAAAAGTGGTTAAATAATTTTTGTAAGCGTTCATTCCGTTGCCTTCAACATCTTTTTTGGCCGGGACATCCCCTAATTCGGTGCTTTCAAAATCATCCGGGTTTGCGAAAAACTCTTCTTGTTTCTTTTTGAGATAATCCCTGAATTCAACATCGGGGAGTTCAGCAACCATAAACTTGTAAATGTTTAACAAGAGAAGGTGGGTTATTTCAATCTGCTCCAAAGGTTCCTCATAAGACCCCTCCAGAGATGCGTAGGCTCCGCCAGATTTGATTGTTGCCGGGTTGATGATGCCTCTCCTAACCAAAAAATTGAGAAGCCTATTTGAGTAATAATAGACGCTGTCTTCATAATGGTCTTTTGGAAAGCAAGTTATTTTTTTATCCCGCAAATTAACAACAATCGAGATGTCCGGGTGGTCATCAATAATAATCTGCCCGTCAATCGTTCGGCGAGCGATGAGCTTGATGATGTTTTTTTCTTTTTCGTTAATTTTAACTTGAATAGACATTTTTATTCTTCTTTTGTTATGAAATTAACAAGTTGTTGGATTTTAAGTAATTTTATCAAATGTTCTTTTTCCAAAGAAATGGAACTTGAAAAATCATTTATGGAATTTTCTAATTGATTAACTTTTTCAACAAGAAGAACATCTTTATTCTTTTTGTATCCTCCAAGAACTTTTTTAATTCTTCCAATCTCTTCATTTATAAAAATCTTCAAAACCAAATTATCGCCGTTGATTGATAAGATGTATTTTGAGATTAATTCTTTTTGTTCTTTCAGCAAAGATGGGGAATACTCTTCATTAAACTTTTTGATAAAAAGTTTATAAGCAAGATTATCCAAATGCTCTAATTTAAATTTTGGTTTATTTTCTTTTGAATTCTCAATCTCTTTTGTTAATCCTTCTTCAAGAATAATTTTATCGGCCGGTGAAAGAATTGGAGAGAAAATTTGGTTAATTGTCGCCAACATTTTGTATGTTGGAACAAAAGAATTCATAATCTCGGGAGACATTTTCATCGCTTTGTTTAAGAACGCCGACCTTTCTTCGTTGAGTTTATCCTGTGGAATAGATGAGATTGTTTTTTTATTCTCTTGGATTATTTTTTCAATAATTTTTGGGTTTTTTGTCTTTAGAAGATAAATGTCTTGATAGAGTTTTAATTCTTGACCCAAAAATGTTTTAAGGGAAAAAGTTTCTTTTAAAAGAGAAGTCAATTCTTTAACAACTTTATCATTTTTTTGCTGAATTGATAAAGCCAGAAAACGAAGACACGCTTCATAGAGAAAAGCGGTATTCTTTTTTTTATTATGCTTCATCTTCATCTTTTTTTTCCTCTTGAATTTTAACTTCTTCTCTTAAAATAATTCTTTGTTTTTTGTTTTGTTCTAATGTTTTTACCAAATTTTTAAGTTCTTGACTTTTTCTGAAAATAACATTTTCACTATAATTAGTTAATTGTTCTTCGCCTTCTTTTTGTTCGGCAATTCCATTTGATAAGGTTTTTATGCTTGCTAAACCTTTCCAGATGTTTCGAGAACTATTCTCGGCGGCGCTGTCACCTCCTTTGGAAAGATAAGACCGGCGTCTTGCGCCAAGGTCTCGGTTGTCTTTGGAGACCGGATGATAAACTTTTCCTTTTGATAATGGAGTTGTTGTTGCTTCCTCTTTTTTAGTTCCAGCGTCTTCTGGAGAAGCAAGAAGAACTGGGTCTTCATCTTTGCCTCCCTTTTCTCCGCCAGCGTCGCCAGCAAGAGCTTCAAGGCCACCTAAATCTTTATCCACGAAACTTTCAGCTTCTTGTTCCAAGAGGGCATCAATTTTTTTATCATAAAACCGCTCTTCAATTAATTGCTTGAAGAGTTCGTCGCTCAAACCAAGCAAGTTTTTAGCAACCCATCGTCGAGAGAAAAACCCTTCGCTTGCAGCGGAAGCAATTTCAAATTTGGCTCGCCAGTGTTCCAATTCCTGCAACTCGGCAATCTTGGAAGGATTGTTCAACGATAATTGAAACTTTAATAAATCATCGCTTCGGTACCCAAGAGTAAAAAGATGAACCGTGGCGATTTTTGTTAATTCGCTTACAACGCTTTTTTGAAGTTTCTGAATGGTTCTCGCGAACCGAATGTCCTTCTGTGAAAGAGATGATTGGTCTTCACTTGCACCTTCTGCCATAATCAGGTAAGATTGCGGTATCTTGATAGCGGCGAAAAGGCTTTCACGAAGGTATTTAATGTCTTCAATAGCATCCGTTAATTGGCCACCGGAAAATTTTTCAATACGAGTTCCACTATCTTTTCCGCGAATAGGTAGAAAATAATCTTCACTCAAACCGAGCGATGCGTAGCGTAAATCGACTTTGCCGGTGTCGCTATCAATTATTTGGTTCTGCTTCATTTGTTTTTGAAGTTCAAGAATGTACCCTGGAACATCATTATCGCGAATGCCCTTAACATCAATGTAAAAAGCATTTCGTTCAGGAGCGCGAATGACTCGATAAGCCATCATCGCATCTTCCATTAGGCAGTTATGAACCACGACACCATTGGCGATAAAGTTATGAAGTTGGTTTTCAACCTCCAAATCCCAAACTTCGTGAATGCCTTGGGATACGATAGAAATAATTTTTTGTTCTATTGTCTTCTCTTCTTCTTTTCCCCAATTTATGTAAAGTTGGTAAGAAGTTTGTTTTGTAATAAACTTATTAAAAGATTTATCCCAGATTTTACCTTCTCGCTTATCTTTTAAAATTTTTCCACAAGCAATTCCAGATTGTTCGCAGAGATTTTTTAAATCCTCAATCAATTTTTTATTAGAAAGAGAAATTAAGCCATTTTTATCACAACCATCCGCATCAAAAAGACCTTTAACAAAAACCTTTCTGTTTTCCAAAGAAAGAGAATAAACCCATTCCGGAATTACTTTTTTACCAAATCCGGTTTTAAAATCCAATCTTCTAAACAAATCCGCTATTTCTTTGCTGTAAAAGTTTATTTGCGCACTTTTTGTTCCTTCCTTTTTAGAAATAATGTAATTTACATCTCCAAAAATTTGCTTAACCAAATTAATGTATTTTTCATTTTCTTTTTCATAAACGCCAAGAGCAAATCCAAAATAGTTTTGTTTTACCCAGCCATCACCAAGCATAAAACCAAATAATTCAAAAAAATCTTTTCCTAATTTAATTTTTTTATTTATTTGATAAAATGATTTATTTTTTGATTTTTTGTAAAAAACTTCTACATTTTCCTGATTAAAAGAAAACGCATCATTTAGTTTATTAAAATCTAAATAATTTACTTTCTTTTTCCCCTGTAAGAAAGCGTGTATGTTTTTTGCAGAGAACTTTAATCCTTTAATAGAATTAATCTTATTCATAACACCTTTTGGGTCGTAAGTGTGTTTTTTAGAAAGACGAACATAAAAATTATTTAAAGGAACTTCTACATTTATAAAATCTTTTCCTTCTTTTTTGATAGGAAGAATTAATTTATCTTCACCAACAATCAAATTTTCTACATTTTTGTAAATGATTTTTCCTTCTTTATTTTTTACCAAAAAAGGGTGTTCTTTTGTCGCTTCAATTTGTCTGTATCGTGTTTTTATTAAAAATGTTTCTTTTTCTCCTGTTTTTAAGACATTTTTTACAGAAGTAAGAACATTTTTATCATTTTCATAATCGTAAGAGTAAATCTTATCTCCTGAAATTAAATCTTTTATGTGTTTGTATCCTGTTTCTGTCCAAACGAAAGATAAACTATCCAAACACAATTGCCGGAATACCCTACGAGCCGGCTCAAGAACGCTCGTTCCGTGCGGTGTATACTTATCATTTCCTAAATTCCTGAAATGGGCTATTTGCCAGTTTTCTAGGGTTGTATCCGCTTGTTTCCATTGAAAACGAACAAGATTGGGGTTTTTTGGGTCTTCTCCTTCAAGGCGTTCAACTTCCTTAACGGGCAATCCAATAACATTTTTAATTCCAATCGCATCATCAACATCAAGATAGAGGAAGAAATCTCCATACTTACAAAAAGACCGACACCAGGAATTTAAATTCAATTCTATGTTAAGAACATTATAAAAAAGATTGTTTAATTCGTCCTTGATTTCTTGGTTCGGGCATTTTATCGTTAAAATTGGAGCAAGAGGAGAGTGGGTTGTCATTTCATCAGCATAAATGTCTAACGCGGAATTTAAAATTGGTACGAACTCCATTTGTTCAAAATCAAGGTACCTTGCAAATCTATCAACAGAACCTATCTTTGAAAGATAAAGATTTTTAAAAGGGTCAAGTTCGCTTTTCTTAAAAGATTGCCCGTGCAAGGACTTGAAATTGTATTTATCAAGTTGGTATCTTTTTTGTTGAGCGGGCGAACGAGTTTTAAACCTTGAAATAGGGCCCGAAAAAAGTTTTGTTAATCCTTTAAAGAGAGGGCTTACTTCATTTTTTGGATTATTTTTATTGTTATTGTTGTTCGCCATTTCTTTAACTATCCTTTATAAATCATTAAAGGTCTGTATTTTTCGCTTAATGTTTTTGGTGAATTAATACCTTTAAATGCTGAATCATTATTAAAATTATCCATCCCTGGAACCGCTGTATTAAATTTTACCACACTTTTAGAAAAAAATAAGGCACTATTCAAAATTGTTGCTCCCTGTCTATCTTCATCATCCGTAAAAAGAGTATCCTTTAAAAAGCAAGCAATTGCGCAAGGCATAACCAAGTCGTCGTGTTTCCCCTTTGAAGCCTCCGCTTTGCCGCGCAAGGTCCAAACAAAGGTTTGGATTTCATTTATCAATCTTTTTGATTTAATAATAATTCTATCGTTTCTAACGGTGTTCTCAAAGGAAACGATTAATTTATCTCTTATGTTCTTATCTTGAACAGCAAATCCGGCAAGCGCGTATTCATTATCGCGAACCATGTGGGGCGGAAGGTATTCTCTTGTTCTTTTATCTTGGTAATAAAGATTTTCGTAATCCATTTTAGCAAGAAGATTTGCGACCTCTAAACCAATAACATTATTCTCAACAACAACAAGACAGTTTCCATAAATTTTCGCAACATCATAAATTAATGGAGCAAATTCATCAGCTTTAACTTTTCCTCGGTACTCTGCAACTTGTTCTAAATTGCTTTTCTTAAAAATGTGAAAGGTTGAATAATCTTCTCCGTCTCCCCGAGCAACATCTGCGACCAAGAAATAATCAACATCTTGTTCAGGGTCTTCAAAAACCCAAATGTTTCCGTCATCTCCGGATGTATAAATTGGGTCTTGCGCCCTGTGTTCCAAAAGAACAATCTTTTCACCCTCGATGACGGTTCGGCCAGAGCCGACGAACATGCACGAGTATTCCTGCGCGATAAATCTCGGCGATTCCGTCTTGACCTCTTTATCAAACCACGCTTGGTCTCTTTCAGGATGAACATCCCACATTAGTTTTATTGGATTAAAATCATTTTCACCTTGTTCAGCTTTGGTGTATGTATTATAAAACCACCCCGAAGCTCCGTTCGGTGATGAAAGAGCGATGACTCGGCCGCCCCCTGAAATTGTTGGCTTCAAAGCAATCCAAATCTCATCCATGTTCTCGATGTGAGCCGCCTCATCGATGATGAGCAAGGAGAGACCTTCAGACCGGCCAGCATCCGCGGCGGTTGTCGAAGACTTGAGTTCGCTATAATTGCTTAATCGCAAAGATGTTTCATTATTGACGACAACCTTCGCAACCTTTTGAAACCATGGCGGGAGCAATTCCAAAATGACTTTAACTTTGGTTACGAAGTTTTTAGCAACCTCTTGCTTTGTGGCGATGACCATCACCATTTTTGATTGATTAAAGAGCATCAACCATGCGACATAGCCGGCAGAGACTGTGGAAATACCTAATTGACGAGATTTGAGAATGATGTTAAACTCGTGGTCAATAAAGTCTTTAATAACCTTATCTTGAAAATCCCAAGTCTTAAATGGAAGAATGCCTTTTTGTTTATGCTTAATCTTTGCGTAAGTATTTAAAAAATAAATCGGGTCTTTCCCACATTTATAAAGTTCCTTTAAGATTTCCTCTTTTTTTGATGGAGTGCTCATAATTATTTTTTAATCTTTTTAACATTTAAAGACCCGGCAACTCCACCAGAAGCGATCGAAGTCATTTCTTTTATTTTTTTTGGAGAAATCTTAATTTTTATCATTATACTTTTCAATAGTTTTTATAAACTTTTCTCGGTATTCATCTTTTCCGGCATTTTTAACTTCTTCAATTCCGGCGATGCGATACTTTCCTTGCGCCCGGACTTGTTGTCGAATGTTTGAAATGGTTTCAACAAAAATTTCAAGGTCTCCAACCTGCTCCAAAGATAATTCTTTTTTCATAATCTTTCGGTATTCTTTTTTAAGGAAAGAAACAGCATCTTGAACTCTGCTTTCAATTTCACCTTTATAATCTTTTTTATGCAAGTTCGCCAAGCGTTCTTCGCTTGTGTAATTCACCTGCAAGATGTCTTTTTTAATGACGACACCAAAGCCATCCATAAGGCGATTATCTTTCCAGGGCTCTCCCTCTTCTCTTCGCAATCCTATTTTAATAGGTTCGCCATCTTCATCCAAAGCCCCGTCATAGGCTTTCGACATCGCCAAAGAAATACCTTTTAGAATGTCTATCGTATCCGCCATTTTTATTTACCTCTCGCTTGCTTCAAGAGATTTTGTAATCCAGAAATGGTTTTCTTAAAGTCTTGAAGAGTTTTTGTTGATTGTGAATACATTTGTTTAATTCCGTCTTCCGCCTTGCTTAAATCGGTGCTTTGAGCAGCCGGGGCAGGAGCGGGAGCCGCCGGTGGTTTACCTTTATTCATTCCTTTAATTGGAACGATTGGTTCTTTCGGTAAAACCGGGTCGGGCTCCAAACCTAAATTCATAGGTTTTTCCGGTTTTGGAGCGGGCGGAGGAGGTGCTGGGTCAGGTTCTAAACCTAAATCCAATTCGGCATCATCAACCGGACCGACAGGAGGAACCTTCGGAGCAGCTTGGGCAGGAGCCGGTGCAGCTTTCGGGGCTTCCGGGGTTTTGCTGGGAAACGGTGGAAGGCTCGCCGGGTCTTTAGCTTTCGGCACCTGAGCGGCGACCGGAGGGGCTTTAGCGGGCTCTGCCGGTTTGCTTGGAGCAGGAGCTGGAGCGGCTTTCGGAGCCTCTGGGGCGGCCTTGGGCGCTTCTGGTGCTTTCTCTGCCGGAGGAGCAATTGGCTGAGGAGGTGGTTCGCTCTTTGGAGCTTGCGCGGCTGGAGCACCCGCTGTTGGGTCTTTTGGTTTATTCTTTGTTCCAGGCGGTCTGCCTCTCTTTTTAGCTTGCTGAATTGTTGTTGGAGCGCCAGCTTCCGGACCTTGAATTGCCGGGGCCTTGGCGGGCTCCGCTTTAGGGGCTTCGGGAGCCTTTGCTGGCTCACTTGCTTTTGGAGCCTCGGGGGCTTTGGGCGCTTCGGGAGCCTTAACGGGTTCCGTTGGCTTCTTATCTTTATTCGCGTCGATAGACTTTTGGAGCATTTGCTTCAAATCATCTTGCGGAGCCGCTGCGGGTTTTGCGGGAGCCGCGGTGGCTTTTGGAGGTTGAACCGACTTCGGCGGTTCTTTGGTCGCAACCGGAGGAAGTGTCGGCGCTTTTTTGGGAGCTTGAGGAGCAGCGCTTGTCGGCTCAACGGTTGGGTCTTTTCCGGCTTTGACCAAGTTGTATTGATTAACGCCTCTTAAAAATTGGTCTTTCTCTTTTGGTGTTAATTTTGCTAAAAATTTTTCTTTTTTTGGAGTATCCCAAGTTGAAAATTTTGAGAACATTTCTTCTGGAGATTTTGTAGAAGCCTCGCCGATGGGTTGAGTTACATCCGGTCCGACAATTTCAGGAAAAACTTTTTGAAGGTCAATTTGGAGCTTATTCATCAACCTGCTTATTGGACCCTCATAGGATTTCATAATGCTTAAAGCGGTCGCAATTTTCTTGATTTCAGCGGGATTTAAGCCTTTTTTAACTTGACCGGGGTCTCCGGTTTTAACGAAATTTCCAACATTTGATAAAGCTGTTCCAACATTTCGGCCAGCGGCGCCGAGACCGGCAAGAGCGCCAGAACCTTTTGCTTTGGCTCGGTCAAAGAAACCTTCTTGATACATTTTAATGAACTCTTCACGAATAACTTCGTTAATTTGTTCTTTTGGTAATTTTTTTAGATTTTCCGTTAAAAGTTTAATTTTCTTATCATCCATTTTGTTTTGCTCCCAGTTTTCCTCCAACATCATAACAATTTTCACACATCTTAAATTTAATTAGACAAACTTCGTCTCTTATACCTAAATTAAACTTTTTACATACAGGGCAATTGTTATTATGTTTCTGCGTAATAAATAGTTTTTTCTTAACTATCAATTTATCTGTTTCAATTATCTCTTCTTTTTCGTTGTTTTCAATTGTTTTCTTATCTGCTTGAAACTTCTGTTCCTTCTCTTCATTCCAGAAATCTCTTGGATTGGTGTTGCATTTTTCACCAAATTTTTTTCCAATTTCTTCAACAATTTGGTTTGCAGTTTCTTTATCGTAAATCATTCGTTAATTTTCCCGTAAATGTAAATACCACCAATAACGCCAACAACAATTCCTATTGAAGTTCCTATTATTGTTGCCGTCCAATCTGTCTTTTCTTGAATTGCTATTTTTTCAATTTCAACAATTTGTTTATTTTTAACATCAACAATCTCTTTACATTCTTCTTTTTGATTTTTTATTTGACTTAATTTAAGTTCCAATTCTTCTTTGTGTTTTAATTCAAGTTTTTCTTTTTGTTGAAGAAGCCTTAAGTTGCCGTTTTGTTCCTGAAAATCCTTGTCGGCGAGAATAACAGCGACCGCTCTTTCATCAAAAAGGACGCCATCATAATCGGCAATCTGCCCCTTAAAAAGGAAAGAGAACTTTCCTTTTTTCTTATCTTTTTCAAGCGTTAATTTTTTATCTTCGGCACCAAGAGCATCAAAAGAATAAAAAAGGTAAAACAAAGAACATAAAATTGAAATAATTTTTTTATTCATAATGCTCCAAATTGTAATGTTTTATGAGAAGTTGTTTAATTTTATTTTTATCTTTCTTAAAGAGAATTTCGTATTGTTTTATTCTTTCATCTTGTTTCTTGGAGAGTTCAAGAACTTGTTTTAAATGGTTATTATCCATTTGTTTCATAAGTTCTGTGTATTTTAAGATAATTTCATCTTTCTCTTTCATTTGTTTTTCATAAAATTTCTCTTTTATTTTTATCTCTTCTTGATAGGAAGCGTGGTTTAATGTTAAGAGTTTCCCTGTCTGTTCCCGGGAATAATAATTCTGGCCGAAAATAATGCCGATGAGGATGATGATTACCCCGTAAGACCAATACTTCTTAATAAGAATTGATAAGAGCACAAGGTAATTACTATTTGTTATTAATTTTTTTTTCTAACGATGTCTGGGTCTTCGATAAGGATGTCGATGTCTGGTTCGGGTTCATGGATTGGTTCAATAATGTCTCGCGCTTGATTAACAGCGGTTTTAACACCACCCGTTATGCGCATCATCAAGGCATCAAGAAGACTTTCGGCGCCGATGTACAGCGAAGTTAGAATGAGCCACGCTTCAGGAATGTCTTTTCCCATAACAACAAAGACGGTTGCGGTAATCCAAGCAAGAAATTTTCTTGAAATTGTCTTATCAATCATTCGATCGACAAGCGCCTTTGGAGGTTTTAACCTTCTAAATGTTTTGCTTATCGCTTCTTTCATTTATTTGCCTCCCCGGGAATGGTTGTAATTCCCAAATCAGCGGTCTTCTCGCCTCGTTTTTGTTTAACGCCGGAAATAACCGCAGAGGCGATGCTCTCGAACTCGTCCAGGAGCCCGACAGCATCAATTAAAGAGACAACAACATCAACCTTTAAGGATGTCGGTTTATTTGATAAAGATGACGCAAGATTGGCGAACATCTTTTTAACTTCCGGATGATTTCCGCCAACTTCAGCTTTGGCTCCGCCAACTCGAGAAAGAGTATCTTTGTTAAGTTCTTCTTTTATAAGTTGTTTAAGGTTAATCCGCACATTTTTAAATAGTTTTAAACATTTTTATAAACTTTTTAACGAAAATTTCGCGAGAATAGCCTTGATTAAAAAGAACATAAAAATGTTTTGAGGAATAAACACCAAACCAAAAACTAGGAACGTAAAAATAATAATCTCCGTTTAACCAAATTTCTAACTCCTTCCCGGGGAAAACGTTTGTTGGGTAAAATCTCATAATGTTTTAAAGAGTTTTGTAAGGTTTTTTATTCTTTCATTAAGTTCAACATCATGGGTCAGCCCAAGCGATGGTAGGTCGCAATAATAATAGTGTTTTCGTGGAAGCTTGGAAGATAAAAATCTTACCGTGCTCCAATCATAGCGTTTATAAGTTTCTATAAACATCTAAAAACCTTTAAAATTTGTTTTGAGTTGTTTGGAAGACGAAATTTAAAGATTTCGTTTATGCGAGGGATGTCGTGAATAATGTAATAAATGTATTCAAGTTTAGAAGGAAATTTAACACCGCCAATTTTATCTTCGTAAAAATAACTATGTGTTCTTATAAACAACATTTGTAAATCTCCACATACTTTTTATTGAAATTTTTAATAAAAAACAAATTATACTCTTCGAGACCTTTAATAGAAACATTTTTAATCAAAAACATAAACTTATTCCAATCACAATAATAAAGTTTCATAATGTTTTGTAAATCCCGACAAATTCTTTTATTCGCACTTGCAAGTACATACCTCTGGTTATAGAGGTAAGCCTGTTAAAAGGACTGCATTTAAAAATAATAATTTCATCATCGCAAAAGAAATAAATTTTGTAGTGTTTCTTTCTCATAAAGCCTTAAATAACTTGATTGCTTTTGGAAAAAACATACACAAGGAAAAACGGCCACGCCAATACTTTACAAAGTAAAAACCATCAACACAACCAACCACCAAATCCAATCCATCACCAAGAAGAAATATATGCTCTACTACACCTTTAATAGTATTTCCTTTTTTATTTAAAAACTGTTCACGTCTGTAATTTTTCATAAACTCACAAAACCTTAAATAATTTAACCGAATTTAAAGAAAAATCTTTCCAATCCCAAGAATTAGGATTAAAAAAATAAAAACCATAAAAATAACTTATTACTAAATCAAGGTTATGAGAAATAGGTATTTCTGTATTTATCCTCCAAAGAGATTTATAATTTTTCATAAACTCACAAAACCTTAAATAACTTGATTGATTTTATTGAGAAAGGCTTTCTACTACATCCTCTTACATCATAATTGTAAAAACAAAAACCACTAATAAAATGGTTCATAACGAAATCTGTTTCTTTGCGCAAAAAGATAGCGATTTCATTACCTATCTTGCTTCTTCCGTAATGCTTCATGCCCTTATCATAGCAAATCCGTTGATTTTCGCAATCTCTATGTTTGACGAAGGAATTTCTTTTAAAGCATCAAGATGAGAAATCAAGATAATTGCCTTAAATTGCTCCTTAATGATTTCCAGAATTTTTAAGAAAGCATCAAGATAGTTCTTATCAAGGCTTTCCGCGGGCTCATCCAAAATGAAGAGCGATGTCTTCGGGAGCGTCGAAAGGCTCGTTAAAGCAAGCCTTATCGCGAATGCTGAAATAGTTTTCTCAGCTCCGGAACAATTCTCAATTGGGACAGGATAATTTCCTTTATTAAAAATGATGTTTAACTTGTTGTCGTCCGTCTCAAAATAAACATCAAACTTAACAAATTTTGAAAGCGTTGCTTTGATTTCCGCGTTCAAAGCGTTTAAGGTGCTCTTGATGATTTCAAAAGGAATGCCGTTGCTGTGAAAACATTTGAGGTAGTATTCATAAGCATCAAATTGCTCTTTTAACTCATTCTTTTTTTGATAATTCTCAAATAAGGTTTTAAGGTTTTGTTTAAGAGAACCAATAAAAACATAAAGTTTTTCAAGCTCTTTTTCAAGCTCTTTATTTTTTGCTTCAAGAGAAGAAAGTTCTTCTTTTTTGCTTCCTAACAAAGCCATTCTTTCTTTTGATGTCTTGTATAACTCTTGGTTTTCAAGAAACTCTTTTTTGATGCCTTCCAATTTTTTCAACTCCAAGCTCAATTTCTCGGCGGTTAAGAAATTTTTGGAAAGGCGATTATTGCCGTCGTTTATTGTTTTTTCAATTTTGTTAATTTCTTTAACGGCGTTATTGATTTTATTTATTTTTTCATCAATCTGTTTAATCTTGGTTTGTTCCTCGGTCAGGTTGATTGGTTTTTTCTGCTCTTGAATGTTTTTAAGCGCCATCTCAACCAAGTTGATGCTTTCTTTTGCCTCATGAGCGCTTTTGATGAACTTGCATGTTGGAAAGAGAGTTCCGCAAGGGACTTCATCAAGAAGTTTGATTTCTTTTTGAAGGCCAGATAGAATTATTGTTTTTTCCTTTTCTTTTGAGGAGACATCACGGAACTCTTCAATAGCCTCTTCAATTTCATCTTTACTATTTTTTAAAGCGATTAAGTCATTATTTTCAATAAACGCATTCCCTTTTTTTAGAAGTTCGGCATTTTTTTCAACCTCGTTTTTTAATTCAACATTTTCTTTCTCAATCTTTTGAATGGTATTTTTTGCTTGATTTATTTTTTGTTCCGTTTCATCAAAATCTATTTCTTTTATGGGTTTTTCAATCAAACCAAAAGAAGAGATTTCCTGTTTCTTGGATAAGATTTGTTCTTCAAGCTCTCTCTTGGTTTCTTTTTTGAGAGAGATAATCCGCTCTTGTTCTTCCAATTTTTCTTTGGTTTCATCAATTTGTTTGAGAAAGTCTTTTTCTTCAAATTCTTTCAGCGACTTTTTGATAAAGTTCGCATCTTCTTTCGCAAGGTCGTGCTTTTGTTCCAAAAAGTCTATGTCGAGGAACTTGGAGACAATTTCTTTTCTTTTGGTTGAGCCTTCTTCAATAAAAACCAAAGAACCGAATTGAGATGAAAATTGCGTCAAGATAAAATCATCAATCGTTCCAAAGATTTTTCTTATGTTTTCGTCGGTCTTTGGAGTTGTATCTCCGTTAAGAGAGATTTCTTCATCTCCGGAAATGACCTTAAAATCAACAAGGCATTTGGCTTCTTGAACGACGCCTGATTTGGTTTTCTTATCGTATTTTTCAAGTTTTCTTTCAATAACATAAATTTTATCATCCATACGAATTCGCACCTTGCCGATTGCGAACTCTTTGGTGTAATTTACCAAATCAATAAGTTTTCTCGTATTCTTTGCGGTTGAGCTGAAAATGGTAAAAACCAGAGCCTCAATAAAAGATGATTTGCCTGATGCGTTATTCGCGAAAAGACCAACAACATCTTTTAGTTTGGAAATCTCTATTTTATTGTCTTCCCCGTAATTGAAGAAATTGGACCACTCAAAATCTAAAATTTCATAGAAACAATTTCGTTGAACAAGCTCTTGTTGGCTTAAATCAACATTATACCTCTTATTGAGTTCAAAGACTTTGTTAAGCATCTCGGTAGGAAGATTGTTTGGCTTTAAAAATTGTGAAATGAGTTCCTCTTGAACCGAGATGTCACGCAAGTTCTTTCGTTGGAGATTGGTTATGATGTTTAATTTATTTTCGCTTAAATTAATCTTTGGGGCGAAATGAACGCTATGCGGCTTGAGGTTATACGAAAGGTAATCCGCAACTTTGCGGGTTTGCTCGTAAGTCAGGGAGTAGTCCGATACAATCCGCAAGCGCGCTTCCAAAGGAATGTCTTCGGTTAAAATGTTTCCATCATTATCAACATCAACATTTATGAAAGGGTGCGGATTTTTTAACTTAATGTGCCGACAATCAAAATCGTTTTTTCCACGAATTTCCCAGATGAGGAAGCCTTTGTCGTTTTTGTCACCGAAGTTGTTCTGGACGAGACAGCCGGCATAGCGAATTTTTCCGGCTTCGTCGAGAGCTTGATTCGACATGTGTAAATCCCCGAGCATAACATAATCAAAATTATCAAAAATGGAAATGTCGTGATCCCCGTGTTCCATCATCCATCCGGCATCCGTTCTGGACCCCTTTATTGCCCCGTGGTAGAGCGCCAGGTTGATTTTGGAAGGGTCGGTGGGGGTTAGGGTCCATCCGGCTTCATCGACGATTGAGAGGGCGTTTAAGACGATGTCGGTGCCTTGGATAGGAACCTCGCAAGATTTTTTAAGGAGGTGCAAATTGGAAATGCCGAGGGCTGAAACGATGGGGGAGATTGCGTCTTGCCGATCGGTGTTTTTAAGCGGAAGGTCATGGTTTCCCAGAATTATGAATGTTTCCGCGATGTTAGCGAGGTTTTTAAAGAAGTTTCCACAGATTTCAACGAACTCCGGGGAGATGTTGGTTTTGGAATGTGCGATGTCGCCGCAGAGAACGATAAAATTTGGGCGTTCTTTAGCGAGAGTTTCGTAAAGTTCGCGGAAAACGACATCGTATTCCTTATGGAATTTGAGATTATGAATGTGAATGTCCGAAATGTGCGCTATTTTTACTGGTTTCATTTTTAGAGATTAGCACGGAAAGGCGAAAGAGGCAATAAGATTAAATGCGAAGATAATGTCTCAATCTCTAAGTCATTGAGCTGACTTGATTTCATCCACAAATTCACCTCATTCTAAAAACTTTTAATCCCAACTTCTTCGCATTCTCTATCGCATTTGCGGTTCCCTTTCCGCCTGGAAAGGCGATGACGACAACCTTATGACCTTTTTCAACCATTTCTTTTCCAAAAGCCATCATTTCTTTATTTCTTTTTGGTCCCGCAAATTTCCCGAAAGCTTCCCAATCCGCAGCAAAGACTTTCGAATCCTTTCCGCTCTCCTTCGCAAAATCCTCCCCAAATTTATCAACTCCGCTCGGGCATCCTCCGTGAATGAGGAGGTCAAGATTAAGTTTGGATAGAATTTGAAAGACCCTTACGAAATTGTGATAATTTCTTCCACCTGTTATTATCACAATTCGCATTTCCATTAAATAATCTCATCATCTTTAACGATTGGTGAAATGACGCAATCGCTTGCGAGTTTCTTGATGCAAGGTTCGCAAAGGTCAAATTCGTATTCTGGACCGTGAAGATTGGCGAGATACGAAAGGTTAAAGATGCCTCGAAAGACACCATCAGGAGCCTTGAGAGTTTTTCCGCAAAGGTTGCAGAGGTAATTTTCGACCAATTCAACTTCTTTGGTTTGAATTGTTTTTTTTGAAATTTTCATAATTTATCTTCCTTAATCAAATAATTCCCCGGTGTCTCCATCAACCTCTAAAACCTCTATGTAAGCCAGAGTTTCTTCGTCGGTGATGTCGTCGTGCTCCTCGTTTTGGAGGATTTCGAGAATAGCATTATTAAGTTTTTGTCCGGTAAGCCCTGAAGGAATCGTTGCAGCGACCCGAAGGCGCTTTTTAACATTAACGATGACATCTCCGTAAAATTCTTCGGTTTTTTTATTTGATTTTTTCATAATTTATTTACCACTCATAAAAATCGCTTTTTAAATCATCAATTTCTCTTTCAATTTTGTCTAGTCTTTCTCCCATTTCTAAAAGTAAACTTTTAAGTTCTTTAATTTCCTTTAGTTGCTGTTTGGAACTATTTTGAAGGTGTTGCTCTCTTGTGAGCGGTTTAACTTTTGGTTTGTACTTGTTAATGGTCATAGTCCTCTTCTCTCCCTTTTAAATAACCTCTCTTATAGGCCCTGTTAAGTTCCTTAACGACCCACGACCAATCTCTAACGAGAAGTTGGTCTTCTGGTTCCCCGCCGTCTTGACCAACAAGTCTAGGTTCATTATCGGTCTCATCAAACTCAAAGAGAAGCCAATTAGGGTTGTTTTTATAAAATTCAACCTCATCTCCACGAATGAAGCCTTGATTAATTGCTTCGGTGGAACTTAAAACTTTAAATCTTTCTTTCATAAATTATTTCCTCACATTTCAATAAATTAAAATAAGAAAACATTTCTTTAAGTTGTTCTTCGTTTAATTTTTTATTATTTTTAGATTCCCTTTCTCTCCATCTTTTTCCAACGAGCATTATAGAATAAGAAGGCTTGCTTTCAAATGCTTTTGTGTAATGAAAAAGATTAGAAGAGGTTATTTCATAAAATTGTTTTGGTTTTATTATGATTTTTGAAATTATTTCAGGAATTTTATTTCTTTCTGTTGAAAATCCTATTCCCATTTCGTATCCGCCTTCAAGAACATAACAAGCAAAAGGCCAAGAATGACTATGAATGTATGGATTTTCATTAGTGTGATGAATTTTATGAAGATAAATTGAATTTTCATTATCTATTTTTGTTGATAATCTGTAAATTACGGGTGGATAATTTTCTATTAAAACACTATCCCAATTATTATTTCTCAATAAAAGCGGAATGTCTTTTAAATGATTTTTAAGTTTTTCTATCATTTTAACCCCGGCGGCGGGATTCGAACCGCACATCTTTCCTTCTCAAGACTATTTTACCCACTTCATAGCCATTTTGTAAAACCTTGGGCGCCTGCTTTACAAAACCCACAAAGCATTAAACTACACCGGGAAATCTTCTCTATCCTACAACCATCTTCAATCCAAGTTCAAGCAAAAAATCTTCATTTATTAAATCCGCTTTCGCAAATCTTTCCTTAACGATTTCATCGGGCATCTCCCCAACATCCTTGTACCCTGTTATGTCCACCTTATAGACTTCCTTATCAAAAGCAAGCAAATTCTTCATAATCTTTATTTCTTTTTCGTAAGCATCTGGGTCAAGAGCAAAATAAATCTTTTGAGGATACGAAACAAGAAATTTAAAAATGTTTGATTTCTTGTTCAACGAAGAACCAAGCAAACAAATTGAGTTTTCAAATTTAATTCCGTCAAAAAACCCTTCGGTCACAACCAAAGGTTTATCAAAATTAATAAGCAATTCATTAAAAATAATGTCTTTATTAAAAGGTGGATTTTTGTATTTAACATAATAATTTTTATCAAATGACCGAGAAATAAAGAAGTTCAACTCCCCGCGATGATTGAATGAAGGAATAATAATCCTGTTAAAATAATCTCCGCGTTCGCAAAAACCAAGTTTGAAAAATAAAATTTCGTAATCATTTAGTCCTCTTTCAAGCAAGTATTCTCTCGCTTGTTCGTATCTTACTCCCTTTTTTGCCGAAAAGGAAATGAAATCGGCGGGAAGTTGAATTTGTTTTTCAACAATCTCAATCTTCTTGGAACCTTCAACAAATTCATTTAGCAATTCTTCGTTGCTTTCAAAAATGCTGTTCCATTTTTCGTAAAGTGCTGTATTCTTTTGGGAAAGGAAAAGTTGCCCTATTGACTTTCCTTTTTTGTTGCACTTCCAACATTTCCAAACATTTTTTTCTATGTTAATTGAAAGTTTCTTTTTTTGAGAAGAACAGAAAGGGCATTCGAATAAAAATTCGTTATTATACCTTTTGTGCTCCCCGAGGAGTTGGTTTAGGAGATTTTGTTTTTGCGAGGAAGTATTTGACGAGAACGATGGCATCTAATTCATCTCCAACAAAATCTTTTGGTTTCCCTGTCTTTTTGTATTGTACTACATACCACGGAAAATTCGCAAGAGCGTATTGAAGAATTTGCTCCTTGGCGTTTTTACCTTTTATAATTGTTATTCCAACAACCTTGCGGGCTGATGTTGCCTGGATAAATAACGGCTCCCTACCCCAAATTTTATAACACAAATAACTAACCAAAGCGTTAAACTTAGAAAGAAGCGCTATTACGTGAGCAGAAGATTTACCGCGATGAAAAGAAATTAAAGAACTTTCAATAATAATTTGGTCTATTTTGTATTTTTTTTGTATGTCTAATAAAGTTTTTTCTACTTCATCAGTTTTTTTAAAAATTGATTTTATCTTAGAAAGTTCTAAATGAGTAATAAACTCTGGCTCACCGTGATTTGAAAAAATCGCAATTCCAATACATCGTGTTGAAATGTCAAGACCCATTAGCATTTTTTATTTGGAACAAAATGATGAATTTTGTTTCTCCTTTTTTGGAATTCTCTGTCTGGAACAACATAATTTTTATCATACCAATTCACATTTTTCACAATTTTATCTACAGAAGAAAGAGAAACTCCAAATAAATCACCAATTTCTTTAAAAGATTTAGTTGTTGTCAAATAAAGTTCTCTTATTTGTTTGGCTTCTTGAAAGGTTATTTTTAATTTTTTGTATTGATTTTTTTCTCTTTTATTTTTTTGGCTCAACAAACCTCTCCTTTTAACTTCTTGTGGAGAAGGCGGAGTGTAATTATTATTTTTATAAGTTTTATTTAAAATAATGTTAGTAATACTTTGTTTAGAAACATTATAAAGCAAAGCCATCTTGGGAAAGGAATAACTATTCTTCCAATAATTTTCTCTTATTTTTCTTATTTCATTTTCCGTAAAAATAGCGAAATGACATTTAGCGCCATAAGCCGGGTTTCTTTTTTTGCTGTCAAGCCCGGGACAACCATCGCCACCATCTGTAAAATTAAAACCATAGCTATTTTCTCTAGCTGAGAATTTTTTTATAAAATTTTTTTCAAGCTCGCTATAAGTATTATTTATTTCAGTTTTTTCATCTCTATTGTATTCTACGATAGTGTTTTCAAACACTCCACAAAAAGTTTTTTCTTTTCCGTATTTTTCATACGCATTACTTAAAAACTTGTTTGGATGTTTTTTTCTTTCCAGTCTGCTTAAATGTGTTTTAATCCTAAGTTGTTTATGGATGTTTAAGTCTTTACCTATGTAAATCCTATCACAATTTTCACACTCTATTATTATGTAATAAATTCCCGCTTTCTTCTTCATCTATTTGTGATTATAGCAAACTTTAACAACTTTTTATCTAACTCTTTCTAGGCCTAAAAAGCCATCAACTTGAACGGATGACATTTTTTTTAACGAAATCATTAATGTATTCTTTAAGTAAATGTTCGGCGGGTCTTGTTTTTTAAGAATAAACTTGATGTCGTAAATTGCCTTGATGTGGGCTTTGTCTTCTTCGCCCTCTTCGGTCCGGAATACGGTTGTTATGTTAGGAATTGCCCGAATGTCGGCGAGAGTTTGCGTAATGTCCGCTCCCCGGTCTTTAAAAATGGTTAATTTAAAGGTCGCCTTGTACAACGCTTGGTTATAATCAACAGCCTCTGTTAAATAATCTTTCCAGAGTTCCTTATAATTTTTATCTTTTTCTTCAATTTCGGCAATCCCGTTTCTAAAATTGTCGCTCATTTTTCTAAAATTAATCATTTTTTTTCACCTTCGGCATTCCCGTTGTTTCATCTCCATTTCTTTTTAATGATTTTTCCAATTTTAGGTCGGGTAAATTAAAATTATAAACAATCATTTTTCTATCTTCATCAATAAAGTGAAAAGTTGTTTTGGTTATTCCCTGGCGAACAATTCTGGCTTTTCTATTTTGATAATAAATGACATCATCGACATTGTAATCGTGATTAATGTAATGCAACAGACCTCTCACGAATTCTGTTATAAATCTTTTAAAAAAGACACCAACAAATAAAACAAAACCAGCCCAAACATAATCTTGGATTAAAGAAGAAAATAATACCTGTAATAATTCAACTTCATTCACGATAAAATAAATAGTTTATTTTTTAATCCCAAAATGGACCTTTTTTATCGTTTTTCCTTCTTTAATAAAAATAGAATACTTTGCTGGGACGCTGTCATCTTTATTAAGAAATGGTTTATTCAATTCAATTTGTTTGCCTTGGAAGTTTTCTTGAAGCACCGAAGACCCTTCCAAATAATCTAAAACCTTTTCAAGGAGCGCTGACTCATTATAGGGTGTTCCGTGTTCATCGTAAGCCCAAGTCTTCCCTTCGGCGGCAACATCTTGAACGGGCTGGCCTCGAACAACCGGAACAACATTTCCTTGGGCCGGATTAAGCTTGGAAAGCCTTAACAAGAAGTCTTTTGCTCTATAAAATCCATCTTTTAAATAACTCTTTGGACTATCAGCCCGAACTTCAACAGAAGAAGCATTTAACTCTTTGAATGCTTTTAGGAATGTTTTATAATCCCACTTTTCAACAGAGGTCGCAAATTTTCGTCCGGTATTTAAATCAATTAGATTTAACCCATCGTCGCCTCTAACAATCGCCAATCTATTCTCAACTGCTTCTTTCATTTCATCTCCTTGAATTTTCTTCAATTTTGTATAGTAATTAGGGTCTTCTTTTAGGTGAGCCAAAGCGATTTTTGCATAAGAAAGAATGTTATTGCTCCCGGGAAGAACATCGGTTTGTTTATCTCCTGTGTCATGCTCTTTTTCTTCTTCCATTCCTTTAACCAATTCATCAAGATTTATCTTATTCCAATCAACCTTTAAGGCATTCCCGGCTTTTTTTGCTATTTCTCTTGTTATTTTCATAAAATTTATTATCAATTTTTCCATAAATACTATTAGTCACTAGGACATGTCTATTTTTAACTTGAATGTTAAATCCATTAACTCGTTTTTGCGAACAGGTTTCGCAACTTTCGCAATTCCTATTAAATTCTTATCTTTATCATAAATGCCGATTGAAGAAATGAAAACCTGTTTTCTAAATGTTCCTGTTGGATTGTTATACGGTGTTTTCACAGTATTTTTGATGGAAAGCTCATCTTCTTCAGCATAGATTTTAGAGCCTGTTAAAACCGGATAAGCCGTTGTTCCTGTCCGGTAATTCAAGAATGTTGGATTAGAAGAAAAATTAAGTTCTCCGGCCGGAGCATGAGCGAACATCGTTAGAATAGGTATTTGATTTGTTCCCGACATAGAAATTAAAAATGAAGATGAAACAGGAGACGATGAAGTTGTCGCAAAGTCAATCCACCGAGGATTGACCGAGCCTTGGCCGTAATCCTCGCTAAACGCGGAGTTAATGGCCCAAGAGCCGGTCAGGACCAGGAAGCCTTCGCTATAAAGACAGACGCCAGCAACAGAGCCTGAATTAGGACCGGAAACCTGAATAAGTTCTCCGTTCTTGCGACTATCCCTTAATTCTCCGGCAAGAACGCCCGTTATGAAGAACTTTAATGAGACCGAACCTTTTTGAATGGATGAACCATAAAAAATTTGGCTTAACGATAAAAGCCTTAAAGATTGAGTTGCTTTATTCCCAAGAGAAGAAGAAAAAGCAAAATGAGGAGAATAAATGGAATTGTAATTCAGGGAATTTCTTAAAGCGTCAATTAGCGGCCGAGTTGTTGAAGAAAAGAAGTCGCTTTTGATTGTCGCTGATGTTTGTTGATAAGAACCTGTTATTATGTCGCCATAAGAGAAGTCGCTATTAAATTGCGAAGTGGAAACGCTCTTAAAGCTCTGCAAGGAGCCATCTTTTACCAGAAAGGGGTAGATTAGGTTATTTTGGTTTCTATCAACATTTAATTCGTATAAATCCAAATAACCCGTTGGAGTTCCAAAGACATTTGAAACATTTGTTCCCGAAATTGTTGTTTTATCGTTATAAAAGATGTTTCCGTTGTAAATAAAAAATTTTATTGATGGAAATGTTTTTATTCTATTATAAAAAACATCGTTGGTTTCAAATTTTCGCATTTTTTCTAACAATAATTAGAAAACTAAATTTTTGTCTTCGAGAGCCCTTCGAGGCAGATTTCCAAAAACTCTTGAACCTGGCGATTTACCATTTGGGTCTTATCGGGGGCTGTTGAGGTTTTTGTTAGGTAATCGGATAGTTCTTGATGGAGTTTGCCCGCCTGGAAAAAACATCTATTATCGTTTTCGGTCGTGGTTGAAAACTTGAAAAGCATTTTTTTAACTTTATCTTTTATCATTTCCGGGTTTTGCCTTTGGAGACAATCATAAAAATAATGCTCCAAAACATCATCTTCAATTGAAGGTTGAACGATGATGTTGACCCCTTTTAAAACTCCAAGAGAAGAAAGGCAGATTGCGACATCGTTAGGAAGAGCCTGACCAAGTTCTTTTTGAGCGTTTGGCTTGTCCGCCGCAGGAATTGCGGGAGCCTCCAAAGGCTTTGGCGGGGCCTCGGCGGAGGTTGCGCAAGTCAGGAGAAGGGGGGTCATTAAAAGGATTTGAAAGGCTCTCATTTATGATAAGTATGAGAGCCGCTGGGATTATTGCTCTTGAATGAGTAAGACATCGTGAGAGGGTTTAACGAACCGAGAGACAAACGAACCGACCGACTTGGCTCGTCGAAGGTTAAGATAGGTTCCTTTAGAGACGTTGTAATAAGCGTAGGTCTTTCCGGAGGCGAATGAGACAAATAAAGTCTTGTTCCGGAAATCGTAAAAATACTTGTT